TATAAATTATAAATCTAAATAATTACTATATTTATTATAAATATAGTAATTATTTAGTATATTGGAGGTATAATAATATGAAACAATTAAAGGATAATGGTATAAAAGAATTAATAAGATTAACAAAGAATGAATTAAAAAATAAAGCAAATATTAACCATAACCATGATAGTGTATATAGTAAAACTAATCATACTCATAGTAATTATTCATTAACTACACATAATCATGATAGTGTATATAGTAAAACTAATCATACTCATAGTAATTATTCATTAACTACACATAATCATGATGATAGATATTATACAGAAAGCGAAGTAAATAGTTTATTATCAAATAAACAAAATATATCTACTGTTTATCCATCAGAAATTGATTATAAAATGATGTGGTTAAAACTATATAGAGGTTATCGGGATATGAATTATAATTTATTTGGTGATCATGATTCAAAATGTAATTTTGTTATAAACCATTATGAAACTATTGAAATATTTGAAGGATCTATTGGAATACCGGCTAAATATGTACCATGGTGTCCATATGATATATATTTTGATCTATCTCCTTCAGGATGTAAAGCTCAAATAAGAATAGAAGCTCATACAACTAATGGATGGGAAAATAGATTTGAATGTAAAGTTTCAGGTTCTGCTTGGGGGCCTTTTGTAAGAACATTTATTGATAACTTTGATCCTGGTCCTACAGTAGAAATATGGATAAATAGTGGATTTAGTGATAATAGATTAATTTATGGATTAAGATATAGAGTAATTGGTGCAGATGTATTATACTCAGTAGGAAATGGTACTTTTACTTGTAATGAGGTTGCAGTTAATAAAATATTAAAAATATAAAAGTATTAAATTTAAATATTATTTATTTTTATTATAAATATAAATAGGATGGTATCATACCATCCTATTGTTCTATTTCTAATTCCCAAGCTTCTATGAGAAGCTGATTTAATTCTTTTTCTTTTGTATTTTTATCTACATCTATACCTAATTCTTTTAATGCATGTAATTTAGACTTTTTATCCATAATAACATTTAATAATCTCATTCTGCCATCATATGTTGCTTTTAATTCATCTATTTGTCTATTACCTGCTAATTTTCTTATATCAACTGCTTTATCCCATATTTTTTCTCTATTTATAGTTATTGGGTGTATAAATCCCTTCTTAAATAATTCATTGAGATTAATAACTTCAATAGCATATTCTTTTTGTAATATATTACAGAAGCAATCAATATAATCATTTTCTACTTCATCACATACAATACAAATATCAACATGATGTAATAGAGGATTAATAAAAGTTGTATATAAAGAATTTGCTCCAGATTGTTTTTTAAGTTTATTATCTTTAGGCAATAATAAATCCATATACATTTCTTCTAATATTTCTTTATTTTTAGTTTCTTCATAGCATAAGATCATATCTGTTGTTGGAAAAAAGTGTCCACATTTATTAACAGTTAATAATTTTGATGTATTAGATACCTTAACGCTTATCAGACAATATTGTATTGATAATATTTCATCAAATGTAAAATGATCTATCATATGGGTAAGAAAATGTTGATAATCTATTCTGTATATCAATAAAATTATCTCCTTTCATTAAAAAATAAAATAGGGGATATTAAATCCCCTATAATATTTTTATTTTAATTATGATCTTTTTCTTCTTACAGGCTTCATTGCCGAAGAAGTTGTCTGTTGTATTTCTTCTTTTGGTTCTTCTACTGTTTCCTCAGTAATTACAGTTTCACTTTCTTCTTTAGTTACTGTTTCCTCAGGTGTTTCTGGATTTCCTTCTTTCTTAGTAGAATCATCTTGTGTCTCATCATTAATTGGAGATTCTTCATCTGTATTTGATTCTGTATCATCTTCATTAGATTCATTATTATTTAACATCATCTTTATATATGATTCATCATATATTAATTGTGTCATTCTTAATGATCTATGTCTATGGGACATGATTGTTCCACTTAAAGCAGTATTAATTGCTGCATTAAGCTGTTCAAGAAGAATAGGATCCATTATAAATTCTCTATTATAATCATCATCCACAAGATAAATACCTTTAAGGTTAAATAACCCCATAACATATTCATCTTTTCCGTCAGTTAATGATTTACATTTCTGCATTATAGCAGTATGAACTTGGGAATCATCTTCTTCATATTCTTCATTATTAATTTCTAACCACTTCTGAGGATTTTTTGTTCTAAACATTATATCTGGAACTATATGAATTAACCAATCCCAATATCCATTATCCTCAAAAGTATTATATTGTTTTGATTCCTCAATATCGATTTCAGCTAATCTTATATAAATAGGAATATTGGTTTCACCAAAAGCATCCACAGAATATAATTTAATAATATCAACATCATCTTCAGGATATATGTCGATAGTTGTCATTTCATCTTCATTAACAACTTCATCTGCATCTACATATTCTTCACCTTCTTCATCTTGGTTACCATAAATATCTTCATAAGTATTTTCAGGATTCACTGTAACTGTATCTTCAAATGAATTATCATCATTAGCTTCTTCAGATAGATTCATAGAAGTATTTTCATCAATAAAACTATCACACCATATTTCATCAATTCTATCAGTTACTATTTTAGCTCCTGCTACAGTAAGTTTCATTTTTCTCTTCAGTTTATCTTCAAGAACAAATAACCATTCTGAATTAATGAATGTAGCCGCATCACCATACAGATCATCAGCTAAATCCACAATCTTTTCAGGATTTTTTTCATTTGATAATTCCTTATCTAAATATATACGTTGAATAAACATCATTGTATTGTGATCAAAATTATCAGAACCTGCTTCAATCGGTGGAATAAAGATAATTGCTTTTTCATTTGAATCCTTCTTTGGAACCTCAGTTTCTATGAAGTTAAGATAATCTACCAAAGACAAAAATACACAATTTTGGATATTATTGTAAAATGTCTCTGGATACATATTTCTCTTCATTGTTGTTTTAACTTTATCAAATATTTGAATATTTTTCAAATCAAATGTAATACGATTAGCTAACAATGATACTGCTTTATGTGCATTATCCACAAATGAATCATAGAACCGATCTTCAATTGGAATCCATTCTGAAGTGTCTTCTTTATTTGGTTCAACCGTTTTCTTTACTCCTTTATTAGCTGGAGTTGAAACCTTAACTTCTACATTTGAAACGAAATCATTAAATGATCCGGAAAAAGCAACTTTAGCTTCAGGCTTTTTTGTTTCTTCAATAGCTTCTTCAGCTAATTCTTCCTGAGTTTCTTCTGCTTCATTATCAATTGTATCTAAATGTTCATTTTCAGTTTTTACTTGAGCAACTACTTTTGGATTTGGTCTATCCTTAAGTTTAAATAAATTAGGATTTCTCTTTGCTGCATTTGCCGCTGTTACTGTTACATTTGTAATAAATTTGTTATCCATAATTTCTTCCTCCTTAATTATAATGGATTCTTTCTCTGATTCTTCATCAGTAATATGATTAATATTTTCATCATATTCATCTTTTTCTTTTTTAAGCTTCTTTACAAGATAATTAGATCTTTCTAATGTCAATTCTGTTTCTGTAAAGGATTCTGTTAATTTATATCCTTCTTCAGAAAGATCACCAATCTCATGATTATGAATATCATTACCAATTTTTGCTCTAATGTCTTCAAATAATTTCTTTTTACCACATGCTTTATTAGAACAATAAAGATCTTTAAAATCATTATCCGGTACTAACATTGCCCCTACTTTACATTCAGGGCAAACAAATAATCTAGATGATACTTCATATACATATGCAAAATCTAGACATACTGGTTCATTGGTTCCAGGTCTTAATCCCCAATTACCAAAATTCTTATCTGATATTCCAGCATCACCTATTAAGTATACAGCTGAAATTTTTCTAAGAATTTCCCTTATCTGATCTGCATATTGTAACATTTCAGTAAAGCTTATAAATGGCGGAATATATTCTGCTACTAATAATACTCCATTTTGACTAACATCATATGTCTTTGATACATATGGAAATAATCTTTTTGCCATTTTAAATTCTTTCATATTATCAATTTTTCCATCATGATCAGTAGCAAATTTAACAACGAAACCATTAATATTTACAGCATATCGATTAGTTCCAGGTCCTAATTGTCTATCAATTTTGACATCACTATTTTTGAGAATATTTAATAACTCATCATGTTTTTCTTCATTTGTAATATCTCTACGTCTAGACAATAAATCTAATTTTACTCTTAGATCTAAAGGAAATTTTTCTAATATTAATGATCTAAGAATTTTCCTCATGTATATAAACCTCCCTTCTTATCTATAATAAGAATATATAATTATTATTTACCAAATAAATCAGGTAGTAACTTAATAAATACTAATAATTGATCCATTTCTATTTCTTGTAATCTCTCAGAAGTTTTTCCACCACATATTGATCTTGATACTTCATGAGTTAATATCATATTTAATGCTTTTTGATATTTATTTTTTAAATATGGCATTGCAGATTGCAAATAATTATAATTAATTACCGATGACATAAATGTATTACATTCTTCTGATACAAATTGCATCTCTGTACCAGTTGCCGGTATAGTTATTGTTTTACATTTTCTCTTTTTATCAGGATCTTTATATCTAATATTATAGACTTCAATTTCATCATGTAGATTTTCTTCAACAAATTTCATTATCTCTTCAATTCGTTTAGTAATAATATGTTTCTTCATATTATTACATTTATGAAAAGATAAATATTGATCTAACATATTTTTGCTATCAGTCCATGCATGTATTCTTCTTTCTGATAATTCATCATCTTTTATGGAAATGAAATAAAATGTTGCTTCATCTCCAGGTTCATATTTTTTCATGGCAATTCTCCTTATAAATCATCTTTTAATACTTTAACAAAAGATTCTATTGAATAAATAACTTTACTAGCTATATCATCTATTACATTACTACCAAAAGGTTCTCTATATCCTTTTATTATACCTTCGCTACATTGATACATTGAATCTTCATATGCTTCTGTAATCTGATTTTCTATATCCTCTAAATTATTAAAGTTATCTTTTTCATCTGATGAATCATATAATTGATCTATCTCTTGTGGTCTAAAACCTATAAAATCTAATGCATCAAAATATTTATCCTTTAAATTCAACATCATATTTACGTATACACTTATCTCATCAGGATCAATATTACTTAATGAACTACTTTCATGAAATAATCTTTGAATCTGTATTTCCGTATTCATCATTTCATTTGTAGTAGTAAAGAATTTTATATTTATTAAAGGATCTGCTGATGAATGTAATATAACAAAATCAATCATATGATGTTCATCTATATAATCTGACCTCATATTTTCTAATCTTGGGTCATCACTATATAGTTTTATACTCATATATTTCGATTTTGTTCGTTGATTCATAAATGCATTTATTATAGATTTATTTTTTGACCATCCATAAAATATAGATCTATCTTTTACATTAGGCCTCTCTTTTTTAGTATATATACGATATACTAAATAATATTTATCCATATTATTCACCTATAAGTTTTATAACAATTTGGGTTATCGGTAATATTATATTTTGATAATTAAATAAATAATTGATATCTGTAGATTTACTATTAAATTCTAAATAATATTCTTCATCCAGATTATGGAATTTATAATTATCAATAAACTTTTTTAAATATCTCTTAATTCGAATATCACTATTTTCCAACATAGAAATTATATTTCTTAAAAATTCTATCATATAAAGTCTATGCCTTGATATTGCAGAATCACCCATACCTTTTATATCAAAATTATCTTCTCCATAATAAATTTCTAAATCTCTTATATTTGGAAATCTAATATATGAAGAATATCTATTCTTATCTCGAAACTCAACCATTCCAAATTTTGTTCGTTGTTGTTCACCGATAATAAATAGAGCATCTTTTTTAACACTAATAATATCATTATCACGGATTTTATTTGTATTAATAAATATAGATCTGATTTCTGCAAATTTATTCATCAATACATCAGAAAAATCTTTATCTGCTCCTTGTATCTTACCTATAGTAATATGCCTTTCCATTTTTTCCATATATAATAATTCTTTTATTTTTTCTTCAGGTAATAATTTATATTGTCGTATCAAATTAAACCCTGCATCTCTGATATCATATTCAATAATTTCATCACCAAATATGTATTCTATATCAGGATTTAACCATACAGATTTTTTTGGATTATAACCCATATATCCATCTCCTTTCTATATAGAGAATATATCATAAAAAATAATAGGAAGGGGATTAATCCCCTTCCTAAATTAATTATTAAAGAATTTACTTTCAGGAATTTTCTTTGATTTCATTTCAAGATCATCAATCTTTTTCTTCTGTACTTTTAATACTGCATCATGAGCTTCTATAGAACTCTTCAACATCAACATATTGTTATTAATGATATCAAATTGATGATTTAATTTTTCTGTAATCATCTCATCATATCTACTAACTGCATCATGAGAAGAAAATGCCATTAATGTCATCATTAAACTACAAACAGCATCTGCCATTTGTTTATCAGTAGAATTTTTAATAATTTCAAATACATCTTGTACTACTTTTTCATTCATCATTTTTTCGATATCTTCGGTTATCATTTTAAATAAAGTATAACCTTCTTGATCGAGTTTTTCATCTAATGTCATAGTACCATTTTTTACATCTTCTGATTCCTTCATTTGCTTTTCGATACTTTGATTCATTTCATTCAATGCATTAATTGCATTTTCATAATTACATTTAGGCTGTTGCATGTCTCATTTTTCTCCTTTCACTTATCTTTTGTACTAACTCTCTTAAATGATCCGTACTAATTTTATCTGCATATAAAGGATCCAAGAATGATGATCCATCTTTATCTTCATATAATGCATCTGATAAAATTTGTCTTTTAACTTCTTGATATGAAAATCCTATAGTAGGAGCTTTAGTATTTAATAAAGCTTGATTCAATGTAAGTATCTTGTATTCAGGTTGTTTGAATTGTGAGAAGTCAGGTCTATTATAAAGATTATTAGCATCTCTAATAAGTCTATTAAGAATAACTTCTGCTTGCACATGCCTGCACCTAATTCCTGAATTAATAAGTATTTCAAAGAATTCCTGTGCTAATTGATCATAGGTTTCATATTTATTTGCATTTTTATTAAGAATATTCATGATCATATAAAGATTATCTGTTAATCCATTATTCTTAATATCAATGGACAATAATCTACCTTCAAGATCAGATGATAAAACATCTAACGGAATTTCATAATATTGTTTATTATTCTTTTTATCAGTAATTATTTTGAAACTCTTCATAGATGTTGCATCAATAAACATGGATTCATAATTTATAATCTCAATTTTATCATATGTATTATCTTTCTTATTATAAATATAGAAAGGTGATTCAATATGATTACCAAATGTATTATATTCTGCTAAGTCTTGTTTATTGATAGGAATTACATTTTCTATTTCTATTCTTATAGTAAAATTTTCTGCAGATATATTTAAATCCCATTCATCTTTTTCTTTCATATATATATCACCAGAATCATATTTAAAATATTTATTGAAAGAATTACTGAATACAATTTTATTAGCAGCTGTAAATAATAAATGTTTTGTAGATAGAATATTTTGTCCAACAGGCTCCGAGTACACCTCTGTATTAAATATAGCCATACCTGGCATATTCATAACAAGATTACTATCATTACCATAACATACATGACATACTTCATTTCCACCAGCACATGTTATTAGTGATCGTACCCATATAGTTTTACCTATAAGATGTTTACAATCTGCATAATGAATTAATCTTAAAGGCTGACCTAAATGCTCACAATACCATTTATTCTCTAATCTATGTAAGAATGTACTATCAGTTACTTTTAAATGTAACATATGTTTTGTTCCACAATCATACATAGTTCTAGATAATGTCATAGTTCTACTAGCTAATATCAAATTACGTGATAAATAACCTGCTTCACCCATATGTGCTTTATTCATAATAGCTGATAATCTAGATCCAGTTGCAGCAATATAATATGTAGCAGGATCAAGATAGCCAGTAGAAAAACCATTACCTTGCATTGTATAAGGAATAACATTACCTGATACATCTGGAATCTGACCATATGAAATATATAATTCCTGTACCTGTTTTTGTTTTATGTGATTACCAGCTTTACTTATATACCATATAGGATTCTTTGTTCTACCTAGTTCTGTAATAAGTTCATTAGTCTTTTCACGTAATACATCTTCTACTTCTGATGTCTGTAAACTTTGTGGTATTTTTAAGTTATTTAATTCTCTAATTTTTTCTGATGTCCTATAGTCATTAAGAAATATACTTTCATATGTTAGAACACTACTACCTCGTGTAAGAGCAAACTCGATAGATGCTTCTTGATATCTCTCAATAACTGTTTTTAACAATATAGAAGTTCTACTAAAATCAATTCCATAATCATTTAATACTTTTAATACTTTTGATTCTAAACCCATTCTCATTGAATCAGACATCATTGTACCAACTATGAAACTTTCATCAAGAACTTCTATCTGTCTTTTATAATAATCACTAAGACTATGCAATTCTATTAATGGTCTCCATGCATTTAAATTCAATAAGAATTTAGCCATAGATAAACTATAAATATGATCTTCATCTGGATAAAATTTGAATTTTATAGGATATCCTGCGCATTCCTTTATTTCTATACATGCGCATAATGCGTAGTAAACCTTATAATACAATTCATCAAATTTTTCATATGTATCATACCTTGAAATAATTATGACATCAGGAAATTCACGTTCACAATCTTCGATTGTACGTATAGTAGGTAAATCGTAGACTTCAAGCTCTTCATAGGCGTTATCTGACATAATATTCTTTATACCTCCATTTTTTGATTTATTTTATGTATAGATTGTTCTATATACATTTAAAAAATATATCATTAAAATAAAAATAAATGAAGAGGACATTATGTCCTCTTCATTATATTATCTATGATTCTTTTTCTTGTTATTACCATTATTGAATGATGGTTTCATTGAATTATTATTTACCTGGGTATCAGATTCTTTAGATTCTGTATTATCATCAGAAGTTTCTATTTTAATAACTGACTCTTCCTCTACAACAGGTTTATCTTCCTCTTTCTCTTTCTCTATAGTATTAGAATCATTGGAAACAGGTACAACTGGAGGCGTTGTAGTTTTTTCTACAACAGGTTTCTTTACTGTTTCTTTTACAGGCACATTATTTGATCCTGTAAAATCATAATCAGAATATTTATCCCACATTTGTTTTACATTTTTATTTGTAAGCTCAACAAACTTATTTGTTGTAGGATTCAAGAAATTAATCTTCAATCCATTTGTAGCCATTATAGTTCCAATTAATGTAAAATCTGCAGGGAATGGCTCTTTTCTAGGAGCTAATCCTAAACCTCTAGGAATTAATCCTGTTCCAAGAACCTGAATTCTTAAACTTGCCATTTTTGTCATCTCCTTTTTAAATATTATTTGTATTATCCCGCTATTGTAAGCTTAATAATATAGTATTAGAAATAAAATATATTAAGTAAATAATTCTTCAGATGTTTTAGGTAAAATATATGTATCTGATACAAGATCTGACTTAAGCATCATAGATAATAAATATGTATTTACAGTATTAAGAGTAACCTTGTTAGTAGGAAGATTCTCTAATTCATCTAATATTACATATCCCTTATTCTTTATACTTTGATTCATTTGTCGTTTCATTATAATATCATCAGCTCTTGGTCCATGAAACTCAGCTAGTATTTTATTTGCTCCTAAAGATACTAACAATGAAGCTTCAATATCACTATCACGTGCATTTTTATCTTTAGCTACAACCTGACCAGTAGTAGCCGAACGTTTTTCATCTGATATGGATAATGAATTCTTTTTATAAACCATTTGTTGTGGTCTTTTAATATTCATAAATCCTACAAGACATTTTTCTTTTGATACTATTACATTAGATTTATCCATAGTAAGATGTGGCATATATACATATTCCATTAATGGTATACCAACAACTTTAGCTGCTTTTTGACAATATTCCATTTTTATTGGTCTTTCTAACTCTACAATATCTAACACAAAGTTTTCATGTTCGTCTTTTAAAAAATCTTTAAAAAACTTTTCAAATTCTTTATCAGATAAATTTTCTAATATAGATCTATATTTTTGAGTATTAGTACCAGATGGATCTAATGCATCATATGTATCATATATTAACTTTTCTATATATTTTCTATTAGTAACCAAATTAATTAACCTCCTTTATATTTCACTATTAATATTCACTAACATTTCATTTAGTTCATTATAAGTTAATCCTATTAAATAACGATTAATATTATTTATTGGATTCTTCATATAACCTTCAGGATATGTTTCTTCACCTTCTATATGAATAAGTAATGAAGGTATTTTTCCTTTATATTTTACTTTCTTTATTCCTATATCTCCTTTATTAAAAAATACTTGTAATGCTTCACATTGTTGAATTAAATCATCTTCCATCTTAGATGTATCTAATTCATCATAAAAAGAATATAGAGTATTTTGTATATCCATACCTAAATAGGGTATAGATGGATATGATCCAGGTTTTGCAAATAAAATAAAAAGAATAGTATTTTTTACTGTTTCTATTTCACTACGTATCCTTGGTTGATTAAATTCGTTCAATTCAAATGTTGTATCATAACCAATAATAGTATTATCCATTTAATCACCTCATTTTTTTATTATTTAAATTAAATGGTAGAAATTAAATATGTTACTATAATATACGTGAATAAATAATTATATATTTTGAAAATATACATTGAGAAATATTTTTATTATAATAAAGAAAGGAGGAAAATAAAAATGATTAAACATGTTAAAACTACAATACCAAATTCACAAGAATTACATGAATATGTTACTAAACAGAGTAGTATAACAAGTGTTCTTGATATTATTAAAGAAGAAACTAATAAAAATAACAAGAGAATATATTTGTTAGAAAGAAATCAAAAAAGAAATAATTGGATTAACAAAAGGAGGTGTTTATAATGGCTAATTCAACAATTAAATTTACAGCAGAAGAAGAAAAGAAAATTCAGGAAGCTGTTAAAGCACAACAAGAAAAAGCACGTCAAGATCTTATTGATACAGAAATTAGAAATAGAATTTTGAATGCTCAATCTAATCAGCCTGGATATAAATATGGATAAAAAATAAAGGGTGGTATAATAATACCACCCTTTCATATTTATTTTTTTTAATCTGAAAAATATTGTTTGTAAATCTTATAAGATTTACGATAATTAAGTTCAACATTATCGTCACATGATAATGACAATTCATGGGATTTTAAATATTCTAATATTTTAATAAATCTAGATTGACCTATATATTTAGTGTACCATAATTCATGTGGTGCCATCTTAGTTAATTTAAGAATATTATCAATTCCATTTTGTTTTAATTCCCATATAGCTAAAGGATGTATATCAATAACAGATAAATTTATATTTAATATATCTGAATGTATCTTAGTTTTGCTTATAGGATATTCAAATTCTTTTATTGATTTACTTTTAATACAATCAGCATATGATCTTAATATTGTTATAGCAATATGAATTTTTTCATTAATTTTATCTACGTCTTCTAATCCAGTTATACTCATTATCTTATCATAAGTCATGTATTCTCGATAACGTAATAAAATTAATTTAATTTTATCTACATCTAAATGTGATAATGCTAAATCTAATCCTGTTAAAGATATTTCTAATGGGTTATCATCTTTAAATATAACTTTACTGAGATTATACGGCCATAACATTAATATTTTTTCTTTGTCATCTTCAGTTATATACTTGCCCATTCTTTGCTTCCTCCATTAATAAATGAATTCATCATAGATTCAAAAATTATTCCAGTAATTTTATTTTGATTCATTCCAATACCACGGTTAAGATTTTCATAATTAGAATAAAAACAAAATACATATTTATGTCTATCATCTGTCATAATAGAATCTTTATTAGCATATAAGAATTCGTCTGTTGATAATACCAGATCCATAAATTTTCTATGTAAATATTTTAACTGATCAGGAGAATCACATACGATAAAAGTTGTATAAACTGATTTCATATCAATGGTATCTTTTAATGTATTATTTATTTTAAAACTCATTCTTCCTCCTCTTCTATAAATGGTGATTTACCAATTAATTCTATATATAATTTAGAAGCATTTAATATATCATCATATTCATATTTTCTATTTCTTACTCTTTTTAAAGTTAAATCATTTGCTTTAAGAATTACTAATAATTCTTCAAAAGTTTTTAAACCAAAATTTCTAATTTTCATAGCTCTATAAATATCCATATTAATTAGATCATATACTGTATATATATCTCCTCTATATAAACAATTAAACAACCTATTAGACATTTTTGGTCTTAAAGTTGCAATATTAATGTCTTTATACATTTCAGATTTATTTTTTTCCTTTATATCCTCTCCTATGATTTCATATTTTTCTAATTCTTTATATGATTTAAGTAATGTATTATATTTTCCATTAATCTCGTTATACGTTCTATAATCAATGCTCTTCAAATCGAAATTCATTATTCTTCTTAACTTAAATATTGCATGATTTTGCAATTCAGTCACTCTTTGTTTAGTAACATTCACCTTTTTTGCAATATCACTAAATATCATATATGATTTAAATCTATATAATATTACATCTAATTCTTTTTCACTTAACAAATCAGGTGCTGTTAATACTGTATGAATATTATTAATATTCGTATAGATACAATCAATATTTACACCAAATATTTCATGTAATAAATTAAATGGCCAAAATTTAAAAATTTTATCTAATTCTTCTTCTGTTATATATTTTAACTCATTATTGTTTCCCATATACTTTTCTCCTTTAACAACAAAAATAAAAGAGTGAGAATTATATCCCACTCTTTTATATGTTTAATTTCCAAGTGCTGTTTTGATTTCCGCTTCTGTTTGCGTTGCTGTATCTGATTTCATAAGAGCTTTTGTTTGCTCTATGCATCTTCTTTCATATTCATTTTTGCACTCAGCTGACTCACAAATTGGTCCTGATTTCTCTGCAACATCTGCAGGCATTGCAAATGATCTGTTACATACTTCACATGTTTTTACAACATAACCCTCAGGCACTGTTTCTCCATCTTTTAAAAGATACTTTTCTTCAATGTTACTCATTTTAAATTCCTCCTTAAAATTAAAACTTTATTAATATATTAATAAGCATGAAAATAATTCATGTTTATTTCAAAATTAATATTTCATATAATATTAATTACTGCTACCCTTATAATATTTGGAGTAATTTATATATAATCCAATATGAAAGGAGAAATTTATTATTTATAAAAGTAGCAGTAAATTAATATAAAGAAAAAATATATGAAATAAGATATAATTTTATTTATATCTACACTAATAATATATCATTGAATTTAGAAACGTGTATATAATTTAAGCGTTTATTATAAGAAAGGAGTTTTAATATATGAAAATTGATAATGCTATAAAAGAATTTCTTGAAAAATATAATCGAGGTATGATGGATTCTATAAATGAATTAGCAAATGAATGGGGTTTAAATATAAAAGATTACAAAATAACATTATTTAATATTAATGAGGCATTTGATAGATTTAATGAGTATGTAAATAAATGCTGTAAATACATAATAGAAGAATCAAACAATAAAAATTCATCTCCATATAAAGTTATATATGAAGCTGGTATTGGGTATATTGATACCCAATTATTTGAAGATACAGAAAATAAATATAATGAAATACCAAAATTTATAGAATCATATATATCAGGAATAAATAATACCATTAAAAATATTAATGAATGTATTAGTAATTTGAAATCAGAAGATATAGATTCGCAATATATTGGAATGATAACAGAATACACAGATAAATTTATAGATGAAATGAATAATAGATTTCATCCAATGATGGAAAAATTTCTTAATATGAGCGGATATAATGCTAATAAAGTATTAAAGGGAAATTCTACAAAAAATAAACCAGTATTTTTATAAAAAAATAAAGGGTGATTTTAAAATCACCCTTTCTCATTATTCAGTTTTTATTTTGAAAAGATCGTAACATTATTAATACTGGAAATAATCTCCTGCATATCCTTAAGATCATTGATTCTTACAACGCCGTTCGGATAAATAATCACATCTGCGGATTGAATTGTCTTAACATTGTTTGGATCATTTGCAATGTTAAATATTACCTTTACATCTTTTTTTGTTAATCCTCTCATAGCTGAAAATGCATATTCCATAATTCATTCCCCTTTTCACTAAATTCATTTTTATTTTTTCTCTTCCTTTAAAATTTTATTGAGCCGGATTTGAAAAGCAGCATTATCATTTACGATAATCTTTTTCTTTCTTTTCGGTGCAATTAAAATATTTTTCATGATGAATTTCTCCTTTTCATATGTATTTCATCTTTACTTCAATATTATAATATATAATACATTATATGAAATATTCAATAATATAAGAAAGGATGTGGAATTAAATATGAATATGAATAAAATTATAAATTCAATAATTGTAAGTGAAGGATTATATAATTTAGGATTGCCATTTAAAGATGCCACAACAAAAGAAATTATACCTATAGAACAAGTATTATTTAGAACTATAGCTGCTGTAACGATACCTCAATATTCTCAATTTGTTCCATGGATTAGGATTGGAGATTGTAGCATTACAGATTTAAAAGTTATAGATCAAAGAGAAAGTATATACCAATTACCAGTTGCATTAACATTAACTCCAATCCAATATGTAGTCGATGTTAGAATGCCATTTCATAATACAAGGGGTACATATGGTGATGTAGCTCCTGGTTATGGAATTAATCGATCAGTACAAGGTGTAATAACAGCTCAATCATATATGATGTTAGCAGGTCAAATGAGAGCAGAACCTACATTTGAATATTTAGGAAATAATAAAATTAAATTATATGGATTTCCTAAAACTATATTAACATTTGAAGTAGCATGTAATCATGAACCTAATGGAGAAACTATAGAAGATGGATGTTATGATTCATTTTTAGAATTAGCAACATATGATGTGCAAATTATGTTATATAATAATTTAAAAAGATATAAAAATATTCCATCTGCTCATGGAAATTTAAATTTGGAAATAGATGATTATGCTAATGCAAAGGATAAAAAGGAAACATGGTTAGAAAAAGCTAGAGACACATTTCATTTGGATCTTCCGTATGATAAATGGATGTAATTTAATACAAAAAATAAAGGGAAGGTATATACCTTCCCTTTATATTAATTTTTACCAGAATTAATCAGTATAACATTTTCATATGATGTATAATAGTGAACTCCTGTTGTAGATATTACTTCTACTAACCCTTCTCCGTCGTCCCATTCTCTCCAGTTCTTAACATCAACTTCAATTTTACCATCGAAAGTATTGATATAAGCTTTATCATAAGTATATGTCATATCAAAAGTGTTTCCTGCTTTATTGCCTCTTGATCCAAAGGCATTTACAGTTGAACTTGTCATACATGATATAAGTAGAAATCCTATACATAATACAACTAACATTAGAACAACTGTACCAAGTTTACTTAATATATTTTTTTCTCTCGTTCTAGTAGAATATTTCATTTTCTTATTCATTATTTTTATTATTCATCCTTTCCAGCTGCAACATCATTTTTCAATGCCAACTTCATTCTTATATTAGGTTGGAATTCTATAATTTCAATATTATCTTCTGAATTAAAAGAATAATATATATCAAATAATCCTAATACATTCATCGACACTTCTGATACATCTGTGCCTTCCAATTCTTGGTATTTTAATTTGATAACATGAATAATGTTATCCATGAATATACAGAATATAGGAATTACACATTCTGATGTTCTCATATCAGTTCTATATTCCTTCTTGATACGTTCATATGCAGTTTCCTGTATTTCTGAAACGAAATTGATATTTTGTTTAACATTAATTTGTTTCCATCTCATGCAATTCGTTTTTGTTCTATTAACATCCTTTTTCTTTTCAGATTCAGGACTATTGTCAACAACTTTCATATTTGTACCTATATACTCCAATATAGGCATAAAGTTACCTACTTTTTCATTGTCCTCATTTGTGCTATTACTATATCCTATATTTATGCTATTAGCAACTTCAATAGTAAAATTATTATACTTATTTTCTTTTCCCCTAAGAAAATCAAGAATTGTTGTAAAAGTTGCATAGAATACAGCTGCATATAATTCATAATTCTTTGATTCTACATATAATGTAAATTGTTCATATACAGATCTTGCAGTTAATTCGCAAATAATTTTCATTTCTTCTTTGTTATTAACTGCATAATCATTGAACCAACGTGTTATGAATGTTTCCTTCTTTACCTCCTTTTTGATATCAAGTTCTTCTTCTGGTGTTTCAAGTTTCTTTCTTGGCATAATAAAATATCTCCTTTCAATTTTTTACATTATTAGAATATATAATTTTAGATATTATCACCATAAAGTGCATATATTATATGTGATGTATCACTACTAGCATATTTATCAAATTCTTTACTAAACATTAGACTACCATATTTATCTGGTTCTCTATTTATAACATACAATCTTTTTTTAAAATTACCATTGAAACTAACTTCTTCATATGTGCAATCATCTACTGGTATATCTAAAATATCTTTATACTTTTCTGGATCAAATAAATCTTTATTTTTAGGAAAAGTTGTTTTATATGCAATATCATTATGATTTTGATCTTTAATACAGAATAAACTAATTACTTTTTGTTCTATATGTTCTTCATGTAATTCTTTATATAATGATCCTACTGTATATTGTTTATCTAAGACCAATACATGATCATTATATCTTTCTGGTAAACCATCTATACCACATTGGTTCATTCCTTTTATTTCATTATATTTCATAATAAAATATCTCCATTCAAATAAAATATGTTATATATGATAATAGGAAATATCCTATTATCATATATACAATTATAATTTTACGTATCAATTAACTCGACTGGTATACTATAATTATGCATCATATTTTTTCTATCTAATGCATTTTGTGCAGTTCCACCCCTTAACATCTGAAAGATTTTTTCATCATTTTCTATATCACTTATATTTACTTTTATAAGTGATCTAGTATTAGGATCCATAATAGTCTTTCGTATATCATCTGTATCATTCTCGCCTAAACCTTTAAAACGATGCTTGATATCAGGTTGATATTTTCTTAAAACTTTTAATAATTCTAATAATGATAATAATCTTTCTGCTTTTGTTTTATTATCTCTTAATACTAATTTAGTCTGTGCAGTTTTCCATTTTATAATATAATTAATTATTACTTTAGACTTCTTAATTATGTTAGGTGATAATTCAATTAATTGTCTAACAGTATTTATTGATCCTCGTATTAACTTAAATTTGTCATCATAATATACTTCTGGAAATTCTGCTTGTATTCTTGTCACAAGATGTTGTATATTGATTTTATCAATAATATCCTTCTGTATATCTGCACATAAATTGACATCGATATTCATTAATGCTACTTCTTCAATTATTATCTCAAATAATCTTTCATTAATCCTATAATGATTAGCTAATAATTCTATGTCTTTAACATAAGATGATGTATCAGATAATAATTCTTTAATATCATTTTTATTTAAAATATTAACGTCAACTATTACTCCATTATCTATAATAGGATATCCTATCTGATAATATTTCATACACTCTTTTACATATCGATTGTTATAATCTTCTTTATTAATTACAAATGGATCTTTTGGATTATCAACTCTATATAGAGGTGGTTCTGCTATATATAATCTACCATCCAAAATAATTTCTGGTAATACTCTAAAGAAGAATGCCATAAGTAGACTTCTAATAAATAATCCATCCACCAATTATCTTATCTTTATATTTCTATAAATGTTGTGACTATATCTTCATAATGTCCTTCATTTCTACTATTATAAGTATACTCTACTAACTATATTGATATGGTTAATAATCCTATATCATAGCTTTTCGATAGTCGATGAAGTTTTATTTGATTCTAATTTTCGTATATGATATATTCTATCACTAATACTCTTACTTGTTATATTTAAATCTAAACCTAATTCATGCAATTTATTTCGTATTTCAGAATTTGTTTTTCCGTTATTAACCATATCGGATATTATTTTAGAAACATAACTAAATTTAGGACCTTTAACATACTTAGATCTATTTATATTATATAATCCACTTATATGATTCCACCCATTATAAAATCTTATATTTTGAATAGTTCTAAGTGATACTTTAGTTTTTTCTGAAATAGTTTTAATATCATTATTAGGATTTTCAAGCATTTTACAAACTAAATGTATTTGTTCATCAGTAAACTTAGAGTTTTTATGATTCATTCCTATAACTTGATTACCACAATTTATCATATATCGTATATTTTCTTCATGCGTTACCCATTCAAGATTTCCAACCCAATTCATATTTTGTTTGCAATTAATATGATTCACTTCTGATTTATTATCAGGATTAGGAATAAATGATTCTGCTACTAATCTATGAATAGATTTAGGTACATTATTACGTTTACCTTTTATATGAATCCAGATAACTAAATAACCAGATGAATTTTGATAATATTTTAATTCATTATTATTTGAATCAACTGCTGTACCTATATTACTAATCTTATATCCACTATCTTTACCATCTATCATTATAGGTTTCCATATAGGATTAGATAAATCATACATATATTTTTCTAATTTATCTATTTCTGCTATTGATAATTCACAATAATGTTTATCAAATAATTCCATAGATCTAATATCTTTTTCTTGTAATAAATCATTATATGCATTATTTAACATAGATTTATTATATTTCATATTATTATATACCTCCTTTCTTTAGTAATTTATAATTAAAATTAGAATCAATATAATTATTTGCTGATTATCTCTATTTAATTCGATTTTACCATCCTATATCCATTATGATATATGCTGCATATTATATTACTATAATACCGCGGTTGAATTAACTTAACAAGAACTCCCAGCAATTAAAAGAATTTTAAGCGGACATAGATAATTTATCCGCATCTGATGCTATAATAATCTTACTAAACTGAAGTTTACTTAAATCGAATTTAGGTCCTACATTACATCCTAATATAGTTACTAAATCAGTAAATTCTTTATTACCTTTAGGACCAAATATTTGATCTATAGTTGCTTTGAAAACATTCAAGCTAACGCCACGTATACTAAATAGTGCTTGAAATTCAGGAAATCTAGCATTCTTTAAACTACCTTTTGCACTATCTCCCTCAATAATAAATATTTCTTTATATTCCTTAACTCCTTTTCTTGTACACGGATCATAATTTTTCATCTTGTATGATGACCAATTAGTTATTGTATTTTTGATTACTGCTGTACGTACTTTATCACCTTCTCGACGTACTTTTGCATTCATCTTTACTATCATGCATAATTCTTTTAACTGACTATTATTCTTACTAAAATATGATGTTAACGCCTCTATTGTAAGATTAATTATAATCTTTCTAATATCTCCATTAACAACTTTATGTTTAGTCTGTCCAGTATATAATCTTTCATAATCAGTACGTAAAGATACTACTATAGATAATCCTGTTTTAACATCATCCCATTTGATATCAAGAGATTCTTTTTCTTTCTCTGATAGCATATTCTTTGTTGCTAATTGAAAATATCTACAAATAGCTTCCAATGCACCATCTAAATGATCGCCATTATCAACCGTATTGTTTGAATTTGAAAAACTATCTATATATGGATTTAACTTATTTACATATGCAAATGCTATATCCATATCTAAAAATCTTTTTACAGACATATCTTCAAATTCTTCTAATATATTATCATCTTTAATATTGATCAATATTTTACTACTTGTAATTGACTCAGGATCATTACGTAATAAAATATCATCAAAATTTAAGATCTTATATTTCTCTTCAGTATAATCTCCATTTTTATCATAATGAACAGAATCTATCTTTATTCTATTATGATTTAAATACTGTAAATCTAATAATCCTTTATGGACTGGATCCCAAACTATTTTAGTATTTTTACCCATGACTTTAGAAGGTTTATATTTAATACATAATCCATGTTTATTTTTATCACATTTATGCTCTTCTTCATGGATCTTTTTTCCTTCTTCAAATATTAATGTCTTACTAATATTTTCTGTACCACCTCTATATGAAGTAATCTCTACATGTTCTGCTAAACCACATATAGCAAGTGTTCCAGTACCATTTTGACCCAATATTTCTACTTTTAAATCTGATTTATTTGATGTATTAATATTAGATCCCATATTTAATGATGTAAATAATTCCTCTAATAAATTAGTAGGTATACCTCTACCATTATCTGTCACAGTAATAAATCCATCTCTATCATCCATTACAATATGAATAGTATCACCTGGAGATCTTGGATTCTTACATTCATCAAGAGCATTATAAATTATCTCGTCTACTACAGACTTTGCTCCTTGTTCATTTGAATATGATATATATTGCCTAAATCTTACTCTAATTTTATCAATATCAGATTTTAAATGGTCATATACATCATCTTGATATTTTGCCATCTTTATAAACTCCTTCCTATTTTTATTTCGATATAATAATATATCATAAAAATATGTTATAAAGTATGAGGGGGGGGTTATACAGGGCCCCTCATATATTTATACTAATTCTTTTCGTTTACATTCCTTTCTGCAAGCAGCCAAAACTTCTGTTATAGATGGTTGATTAAGATAATTCACTCCAAATGTTAATATATTACCACTAACATATGTGTTTACTGCTTCACCAGTAAAATCTAATTTACGTGTTTTACCTTTCTTATCTTTTTCTACATATTGTTGATTTAAAGATCTATTGATAAATTCACCACTCATAAATTCTTCATTTACAAATGATGCTTTATATAACAATGTAATTGGATCCATATTAGATGCAATTTTTATTGATGGATAAAATGCTCCCATATCATAATCCATTGGATTTGAAAAGATATTATTTGATCTAATACCTAATATCTTCATGCCTATCCTATCATTCCATACCGGATCTGCATTTATTGCACCTTTAAATGAACTTTCATTACCTTCTTCATTTTCATCATTATTATAGAAAGCTTTTTCAACTTCATCTACATCACGCATATGGATGATATTAATATTATTACCCTGAACCCATCCTTGTTTATTAAATGACTGCTCACGAACGTTTCGTAACAAATGTGTCTCTCTATATATTTTATTATATGGAGTAAGATTCGCTTGTGAACGCATATAATATGTCATAGTATCTTTTGTTTTACGTTCAATTCCTAACTGGAGTAATACATCTTTCACATTATATAAAATAAATAAAGGCCAATTATTATACATGAATTCAGTCATGTTAGATTCTTCTGGGTAATCTACTTTTTTATCTTTTAATTCTATATCAGCTATAGCATTCAAAGATACAGAACGTAATTTATGCTGTGATTTACGTATAGCAGCATAATTTCTCATTTGGCAAATATATATAGTATATGAACTACAATAGAAGTAGTCATATTGTTTTTCCAATTGATAAGTTGATCTATCAACTTTAAAATAGCATTTTGGTTTACTATTCTTAAAGTCAGGATGACACATTATAGAAGCTGGGTTAATATGCAAGGCTTGTAATCTATAATAAAGATACTGAATATCAAATCTCATATTCCAACATAAACAGAAATTTGGTTTACGCTTATTAATTAATCTAAATATATCAGCTATTAATTCAATTTCATCAGAAAATTCCCTCACATGATAATTTATATAACCATATTTTCCATCAAAAGTTTTATGAAGTTTATCTATGAAATCATTCATATTATTCATTAAATTTTCATGATCATATTTTTGTTTATTATATAAATTATATGCTCTAATATAATCTTCTTTGCTTTTACCTAATTCAGATGGTTTACGTGGTCTCAGTATAAATGTCCATGCTTCTTTAGTATCATCCAAAATTACTGTAGCACAATTGACAGGAGAATATGCTGTAACAGAAATATTATCCATATCAATCTCATTCTCTAATGAATCACACTCAATATCGAGAAATGCCGTTGTAATTTTTGGAGTTCCTATTTCATATTTTTCATACCAATTCTTCATGAAATAATATTCAGGTTGAAAATCAGCTCCATAAGAATATGGCCACGCATATAATTCATTTAACCTAGAGAAATTTTTTTCCTGACAACATTGACTTATAAATTTTTGTCCTTCTTCTCCTATTTCTTCAGCAATTCTATAACGAATTTTACTAATAGGAACACGAACTTTTTCCATGCGTTCCATTCGTTCTTCAGGTTTATTATAATTATAATTTCTATATTCAGGTTTCACGAAAAATATATCAGCTAATGGTGGTTCTTCTGATCTATATACTTCACCTGTTTCAGTTTTATATATTACTTCAAAAGATTCTTTTGTACCATCTTCTTTATTAGGTTTTATATAAGTTACATTCAACAATGTAGGATTACTACTTTTTAACAAAACATAATACCTCCATAAAAAATAAAGATGGAATAATTATAATTATTCCATCTTTATTATTATAATATCCATTTTATATATGCCAAGAGAATTTTTTGTTTTTCTTTTTATGTTTCTTCTTTTTCTTCTTCGCATTCATATAAAATGAATATGTGTTATACGGATTATTTTTGTCATGTTTCTTCTTTTTCTTCTTTTTTGGTTCAATATATACATCTTTTATTACATCATAAGCTGCTCTTGGTTGCCCATTCTTTTTATATCCTAATACATACTTTTGAAAGTTATCAGGATTAGTAAGTTTTTCTAAGTTTTCAATTACTTGGCTCATTTTATTCCTCCTTATCTACTAGGATCATTCCAATGATCTATTGGTGTAGATATTAATCTACCTGCTACGTTTATTACTTTTCTTGCCTTTTTATATTTATCATTTGATTCTTTTCGTTCTTTTTCCCTCTTCTCAATCCTTTTAAGTTGTTTCTTTGTAATAACAAAGACGCTCATCCATCTTTCTAAAAGATCTTTTCTCAAGTCTTTTTTCCATCCATTACCAGGAATAAAATCCTTTAAGAAATCTTTGATAACCTTTTCATCTCTTTCTATAATAGATTTTTTACTTGATACAATAACTCCATGTCTATTATAAGATTTTTTAGCATCTTTAATTTTTATTAATTTTGAAGAAGAATAATGTTTCTTTTTATCACTACGAAGAGACTTACGTTTCTTTCTCTTTTTATTTTTACCAAATACGCTATCATCTTCATCTTCAAAATCTTGCATATCTTCTATTGCTTTTGTAATAAGATCAATACTTCTTCTTTGTGGTTCTTCTTGTCGTATTTCTGGTTTGTCATAAATTCTATTTGAAATCTTTTTCTTATATTTATTATCATCTTTATGTTCTTCTCTCCATTCGTTCAATTTCTTTTGATGTTTTACATAAAAATTTGCTGCATCAACAACATTCTGTAATATTTCAAATTCCCATTTTCTTTTATCTTTATTTGATATTACATCAGATAATATATTTTGCAATTCAATAATATTTTTTACACATGGAACAGTTAACATGTTAACACCATCTTCTAATATTATCGAATCATATGATATCGATATTAATTTTGGTCTTTCAATATTATTCTCAATTAATGATATAATGCCGTTAATCAATACATCTTTTTCCAATTGATCAAATATATCACTATAAAATATAATATGATACATTCCATCTACTTCATTTACAAATATATTAGCTACTGAACTGATTTTCCAATTCTTTGCATTTGGTATATATTTATCAATATTACCACCTACAACATATTTCGATGGAATTATATGAATAATTATTCTTGTTCTTGTCATTACATTTATTTCCTCCTATTAATTTTTATTCATCTTTGTTTTATTCATCCATATCTTTAAATACAGATTTTTTTCCTTTCTTTAGTTTACTAATTAATTCCTTAACCAATCCAATAGCTATTTCCATTTCTTTTTCTTTATCAAGTAATTCTTTTGGAATAACCATTACATCTTGAAACATCTCAAGATAATTGTCTAAATGATCAGCAAATTGTTCCAATTGATTCTTTGTTAAATCATCTGGATCAAATTCATCATAAATTCTTCCTCTCTTTCCTGTGTACATTTTCTCCCTCCATTAATAAAATTATTTTTATCCACTGATACATATATAATATATCATTTATGATAAAGGAGGATAAAATAATGAATATTGTATCAATTAAAGAAGCTGGATCTAATAACATTATTTCATGGGCTATAACTAATAATGCAAATATTGTATCAGATCTTGCTTTACAGTCACTTATTAATGATGAATTATGTTATATCATCACTTTAGATAATGTAAATCTATTTGAGTTATTTAGATTAACTCAGACTTATAGAGATAAATTACGCATTATTGAAGAAAGTAAAGCTGAAGTTCCATCTATGGAAGAACTTAAAATATTTTTCCCTGGTGAATTTACTGTTGGTAATGATAAATCACCTATTAAGTTTGCTGATGCTGCTGAGGCGTCAATTAATAGTTATATTAATCTTGTCATGCAAATGCAAACTGATAACGATATTATTAGTGGTACTGTTAGAAGATTACTGTTACCTATGATATCTAGAAAATTTACTATACAGATACCTGTATCATTTGTAAATTTTATATCATATATGGTAGTAGAAGAATCAACTAAGATATTTGTTTCTGATTATCCTAATACATTACAACAAATCTTTGATGAAAATCATAGTTTCAATAAGTTGTTTACATTAGAATTAATCAAAAACACTTCTCTTGTTCAATTTGATAACAGATACGTTCAATATGTTAACGTTATCAAATATAATCCACTTAATACATGTCATAATAATAAATTTTTTAAGTTTGCTTTACTTGGTTGCCATAAATATGACAATGTTGATAGATCCGAAGTATTATTTAACTTATTTAATATCAATAAGAATGATATGATTGATAAATTGAAAAAGATTGGATCATTGAATACGCCATTATATGTTGATTTTGTTATATCTATTCCAATACAGCATATGTTATTTCTTCTTAATAATACTAAAGAAGATTATATGACTATTGCTTATCCATCAACATATTATGATACACTTGAGACAAAATTCCCTATAGAAAATATTTCTACCGAGTTTTACTCTGACGATGAAGAGAAAGTTAAAACTTTTAATAATGCTTTAGAAGCATATAAGTTAAGAATTACTGAAGTTGAAAATAGTACCAGAAATCTTATTGCTATGCTTATGTCATCTGCTAGAGATATAACAGGTGGATATGATATTGATGAACGTGGAGCATTTTCATTATTACCATCTATTTATATGACTAAAGCAGTTATAACTTTCGATGTTAAAAATATTAATAATCTTCAAAATATCAATGATCCGATTTTATCTGATCTATTTAAAGATATGGGTGAACAAATTAACCATCTTCTGAATGATATTGCTTCTACACAATAAAATTATAAACATTAGGCCGTCCTTTATGGATGACCTAATGTTTTGATATTAATCTTGCAGCAAATCCTAATATAGCAGGTACGAATATAGTTGCTGCTGTAATAATTATCTCCTTATTTCTCTTAAAACCTTTCTTAAATTTCTTAATTCCTCTATTTACTTTATTTTTTATATTTATAAAGAATCTCTTTACTTTGGATCCTTGTTGTAAATTAGGAGTTTTTACACCACTCATAATTTCTATTCTCCTCATTTCTTCTTCTATTTCTCTAATAGCTATATTTATATCAACAATAGCCTGTGCATGTTTCTTTTTCCGAGGATTTAATTCTGTTAATTTTTCTTCCAAATAATTCTTCTGCCCTGCAAGTTCAATTAATTGAATCTCACTTTCTTTTCTAAGTGCTTCCTTTTCTGCTCTTTCTCTTTTCTTCTTTTCTTCCATTTTCTTCCGCATTTTTAATTCTTTTTCTTTCTTTTCTTCTTCCAATTCTTCCGCTGTCTTTTCAACTTTAATTTTCTTATTCTTCTTTTTATCACTTTTAATCTTCTTCTGCTTTTTATTATTTTCCTTTTTATTCTTCTTTTCTTTCTTCTTTAATTTCTTCCACTCAATTATATTTTCTTCTTCCTCATCATTATCATATAATTCTTCTTCTGCTTCATCATCATATTCTTCAAATTCTTCTAATTCTTCCTCATCATAATAATCTTCTTCCTCAAAATCTTCATCTTCTTCATCATCTAAATCTTCCGATAGAGCAAAACTTGTCTCTACTAATCTTCTACAAAATGCTAACTTTTCTGCATCTACATCTTCTGATGTAGCAGTGGGTTTACTAGTCACATTATTTTTTAATATTCGTTGAGCCATGATCAAACTAGGATCATTACTTAATACACCCATATTAAAAAACCTCCCTTGAAGAAATTAAAATTATTCTTTTTACATAAGTAAATTATACTAATAGAATATATAATTAAAAAGAAAAATAAAAGGGGGCTATTAATAGCCCCCTTTTATGAATATATTATACAGGTCTAGCTAAATTTGATATCATTCTATTATTTGCAGGATTTGTTTGTTTATAATTCATGGTATGTTTATTAGCTCTTTTCTTATTTATTAACTCAGAAGCAGAGCTTAATTCATTTCTTAAACCTTGATCTACAAATCCACTACTGTTAATAGAATTAAGTAATTCATTTGAAGTTCCAGAATTATTATCAATTGAACCAAGATAATCAATTATAGAATATAATAATTTTATTATCTCTTTATTATCATTACTAATATTATTAGAAGCACTTTCTGATCTTGCTGTTGGTACTTCTCGCTTAGATGATTCAATTGATTTTGATCTACTATCAATATTATTTATAGAAACGATATTATTTTTTGGCTTTGTTATTTGTGTCTTAGTAGATGTATAATTTTGTTTGTTTATTGTAGTTGATGAATCTACAGGTCCACCAGTTCCATTTGATATACTTGTATTAGCTTTATTAATACCAGCATTGGTTATATTCTGTAATAAATTATTAGAAATACCACCTATCATACCTATATTATTTATATCAGTTTTAGATGGAGCAGCTCCTGGTATATAAGTGCCACCAGTCTTTACAAGTTTATTCACTTTCTTTCTTTGATTACCAGAATTATTTTTATAATCCCAATAAATAATTTCTACAGAATCTTTACCATTATTATGACCCCATGGATGTGGTGCATCATTACCCTTAATATCACCAATCATTGTATTCCATACAGATCCATCAGTAAACTGTACATCTACATGATCACCTACATTAACAGGGAATTGGTTACCTATATTTTCTTTTGTTGCTATAAGCATTCTATCATCTATAGTTGCCACATTTGTTAAACCAAATGCATTTTGTGGTTTAAGACGATTATTTGCAATAGCATCTTTTCGTAGTTGCCCTTGTCTTGAAGAAGGAGACCATCCATGAGTAGGTGAGTCATATTTATCCTTAAGAATTTCTTTTTCAAATGTTTCATTATGACCATATTCTTGTGGAAATAATAATTCAGCTCCTGTTCCTAATACACCATTTGACATTCCTGGTATTAAATTGTTAATAGATGAAGTTTCATTACATCTCCAAATAACATCATAACCATCTTTATGACCAGTATAAGTAGCCCCAGGTGATGCAAGTGCATTAGTAGATCCACCATTATAAACCATATGTTTATTTCCGTTATTAAATGCAAATATTTCTGCATGTCCAGCTCTACTAATAATATCACCTTCCACTAACTTATCCCAACCTGGCCAAGGTGATTTTGTAAATCCATTTGGTATAGCTCCTTCAGTTAATAATACTCTTGAAGTAATATTAGTTGATTCTGGTAACACCCCATAGAATTTTAACATAGTAGCTATGATACCAGTACAATCAGTTCTTGTCTTTACAGTCCTCCCATTATAAGTAATATTAATATAACCTGATTGATTATATACCGGCGCTTGAGCTGCTACTAATTGTTTTACTGCTCTTACTATAGAAACCCAATCACTATTAGGAGAATTTGTCAACATAGTATTTTCTGCAGACATTACTCCTGTTGAATATGCTGATGATTCATCTGAATTATTACTTGATGAGTTACCTATTAAACCACCAGTAATCTTACTTAATAAACTATTACCTGCATCCTTTATTACAGATAATATTTCAGCTAATATACCACCAGATGTAGTTTGGTTATCTGAAGAAGCTGATGGATAATAAGATGACCCAGTTATAGTTGAAGCAGTTACATTAGCCACTGAATTTATTGCGCCACTTATTCCATTTTTGGAATTTGGAGTTCCAAGTAATGTATATGTTGGATCTATATAATTACCATTTTGATCTTGTATCTGATAATGTAAATGAGGACCAGTTGACCAACCTGTGTTACCCATTTCACCTATCTTCTGACCAGCTTGTATTTCAGATCCAACTTTAAGATTAGTAGGTATAGTACCTTGTTTCAGATGCATATTTTTAATTAAGAATCCATCTTTAGTTCTAATAGAAACCATATTACCAGTTTCATTATTACCTTCATAAGTCCATGTTCCATCTTGTGACATAACTGCATGATCTGTATTAGGAACATCAGACTTTATATCTTCAATGACACCACTAAATCTACTAAATACATCTGCATATGTATTCATATTTCCAGCAGGTTTAAGATCAACACCATGATGTTCTCCAGTATGAGGATATTTTCTTGGACCAAAAGTACTTGTAATTTTATATTCTTTATCTAATGGATTGCCGCCTTCAGTCGTAGGTGCTCCTTTAGTAACATTTGCTGCATTATATGCTATACTCTTAGCTGCATTGCTTATATTATTAGCAATATTTTCGGGACCACCTTTATTAATACCATTAATCATATTAGATAAAGTATCAAACCATTTACTATTTTTAACACTTTTAACTAACTCAGTATCTTTTAATGCTCCACCAGTTAAGAATGATAATGCTGTATTTCCTATCTTACCTAATCCTTTAGTAATTACAGAACCAAGTGTTCCTTTCTTAACTTTGTTACCATCTGCATCTAATAACGGTTTACCATTTTCGTCTAATTCATATTGCTCTTTTTCATTCTTCTTAAGAGCTTTAAATACACCTCCTACTCCTCCGAATAATGCACCATTAATAACATTAGTAGCTTTAACAATAACATTTCCAGCTTTACTTCTTTCTATAGGTTTACCATTTTCATCAAGAATTTCATTTCCATTCTCATCTTTAATTGTTTCTTTCTTAAATATATTCTTGATAAAACTTTTAGTAGTGTTGATAGACTGTGTTGTAGCTTCATCTAAAAATTTCTTTTCTTTAAATACTCTCGTAAAGATATTTGATTCCTTATGATCTACAATTGGATTACCATTTTCATCATATATGACATTTCCTTTTTCATCAGTCTTATATACTTCACCACCTGTAAAGAAACGTTTAGCTGAATTAAATCCAAACTTAGCATAGTCACCGATCTTCATATTATTTTTGTATGATCCGAGACCGTATTTATCAGTTTTAACTACAGCTTCTCCATATTGATTCTTTAAGACATTGCCTTCGGTATCACTTTCATATATTTTGTTATTACCAAATAAAGCATTAGTAATACCACCTTTTCCAAGGAAATTTCCAGCTCTATCAGTAACAAGTAAACCATTATCACCTTTATACGCTTTACCATGCCATAAAGCATCCCACCAACCTTTATTAGTCGTAGCATCAATAATATCAGATTCACTTAAGTTAGTACCAAATTTTTCATTATAAGCCTTTGTGTTTCTTGTAACTTCAGCATGTGCTTCTTTTAATTTATTACCTTTCTTTCCAGTAACTAAATTCTTTGCTCCATTGATAATATTATATAAAAGCTCAGCTAAATATTGTGTTAAACCTTTTCCTTTAAATACAGGAATAGCTGACATAATAGCATCAATAATATCAATACAAGCTACAGCATAACCAACACCTGGTACAAATGCGGCTGCACCTAATGCAGTATTTAATAAGATAGATATCGTTTTCATAGTTCCATCTGCATCACCTGGAAGTACACTGAACAAATGTTCTACTCCACATATACCATCTATAAAACCACTAATGCCACCAACTACAATTGGTATACCTAATGTAGCTGCAGATAATGCTTGTTCACCACTTGATACTACTCCTAACTCTAATAATTTCTTAGATACAATATCTATCATCTTATCTTTAAGACCAGTAAATATTTTTGTATCTAATCCAGTAAAGATATCATCTACCTTAGATGCACATTTTTTAAGTATACCATTTTCTTTAAATTTTCCAGCTAAGTATTTAAATAACTTACTTACTAATTCTTTGAATAAATCAATTAATGATTTCTTTCCAGTAAGTTTAGACATACCATGATTAGCTGTTAATACTAATGCAGTACCACCTGAACCAATTCTACTCCATCTGTCTTGAGACTCTTCATCTCTACCAAATGCTTTAGCAATGCCTTTAGCTCCTAAACCAGCAGCTCCTGATAAGAAACTTAAGCTAGCTGCAGTTCCTACTCTAGATTTCAAATTATCTACTGTAGTAACATTGTTATTTGCAATCTGATCTTGATTAGCTTGTGCCGCTGCACTATTATCTCTAATCTTACTTGCTTTATTCTTTATTTTTCTTCCTAATCCAAATTTACCTAATACACTATTATCAAGTTTATTATAAACACTAGACGAAATGTTATTAATTCTACCTGATATACTAGCTCTAGTTCTAGCCATTGTAGATGTAAAACTAGAATTATTAGTACCATGCCATTTATTCATAAAAGCATTCTTTAGATTAGCTCCAATAAGAATAGTATTCTTTGCTTTAGTAGCATTTTGATTTCTAATTCTGTTACCTGCACAATCTCGTTCATTATGATATAATTCAGCTCCAGGTATAGCATAACTCATTGGACTATCTGATTGTATATCTGCTAATGATGTTACTGCATTCATTCCTGCTGTTGTGCCATCATCCTTTGATTTTCCTGTAATAAAGCTAGCTATAGAATCTATACCATTACCAATTCTACTAACAACATCCTTTACACCTTCAAAATCACCACAAAATAGTTTAAATGCAGCAATACCTCCTAAAATTAAAGGAAGTTTATCAAGAAATCCTCCTGCAAAATTACCAATCTTTCCTAATATATCCCAGAATAAAGATTTTTTCTTTTTTTTATCTTTATCATCCTCATCCGATTTTGTTTTATTAATATTAATAATCTTCTGTAATTTAGCTGATATGGAATTTTTATTAGGTTTATCTTTAGATAATTCAGCTATAGTCTCATTTGTAGTTTGTGCCTCATCATTAGATAATCCGTTATTAGCTGCAATAGTAGAAATTGAACCTAGAGCGCTACCTAATATAGGGTCAGATTGATTTCCTCCACCTATTAAAGTAGGTGCTTTGGATGATTTATTTTCTAATGCATTCTTTAAACTATCATCATCTGCCTTTTTATCTGATTTATAATGACCTTCAGGAGTATTACTTGGTTTATTAGTAGATGTATTACCAGTTAAGAATGCATATAATTTATCTAATTTATCATGAATACCTTGATCATGTGTAAATAGAGAACCAACCTCGCTACTATTACGATCTAAATTTTGTAAAGCTTCATTTGATTCCCTATTTACATCAGTTAGATTATCTAAGATTTCATTTGTTTGTTCTGTATTTTCTACAATCTTAGGAGTTCCTTCAGCTATATATTGCTCTAATTCATTCTTATTTGTAGCATGTTTTGCATCTAGTTCTCTATTATATTCGGCATATCCACCAAATAAACTATAACGATCCATATCACGTTTAATTGATGCATTACGTTCTTCTCTACGTTGTTTTAGTTTATCTTTTCCTGATACCCATACACGTTCACCAGTATCTGGATCAACTTCATAAGTACCTGTATTATGAACCAATAAATTTGATAAACCATTTAAACCAGCTCTAGGTAGTAATGTATTCGCATTTAAAGTTTGCCTAGCAGCCAAACCTAATGTACCTACTGAGCCTCCATATAATAGATTACCTAAACCACCAAATACTTTTTTGGCTCCTGTTTTTACTGCACCTCCAACTTTCTTTTTAGCAGCACTGAATGCTTTACCTATGAAAGAATTCTTAATAAAATTCATAGTTTTCTTCATTAATCCATCTACATGATGTAACATTCTTTCTCTCATAGCAAAACCTAAATCTGATAATGGTCCAAATATATTTTTCTTTAATACATTACCAAAATAATTAGTTGTCTTCTTAATTTGATAAGTAATGGGCCTTGTCATTTTATCAAATACTTTAGTTAATAAACCTTTAGCTTTACCATTATCATCCCTACCAAATAATTTCTCTTTGAATTTATCGCCAATATTAAAATTTGAGAATGCTGATCCAGCCATTGATCCCATTAATACACCTAATGGTCCAGCTAATAAACCACCTCCAAGTGCACCTATAGATGTTGATATAAGTTTCTTTCTTTTTGATTCAACACCGTTCTTTTTATCTTCTTTATTACCATAATCAAAATATCCAGCTACATCCTTAAACCATTTTTGTACAGAATTATTTGTATCACCTAATTTACCAAATAATTTCTTTTTAATAAATCCAGCATAACCACCTTTATCATTTTTTTCTATTTCAACTTCCTTGCCTTCATCATTAGTATATCTATATGATGTTCCAAATAGTTTATGTTTAAGATAACCAGATGCATTACCGTATTTATCATTAACTTTATTTGCTTGAGATTTTATTTTGTCACTAGCTACTCCTGATACATCCTGTATAATATTTCCAAATACTCGTTTCACATCACCAGGATTACCTGAGAACATAGCTTTGATAAATTCCCCACCCCGTTGTTTACCCCATCTGGAGAATCTTTGTCCACCAGTCAACTCTTCGGTAGTTCCATCTTCCAATGTATTATTTCTCAATTGATTAGGTCCATCATCTAATCGACCCATATTTGCTAAAATACCATTGGTAGTTGTATCAGCATCATTTATAGTTTTGGATTTATATCCAGAGGGTTTGGAAAGATAATTATCTTTCCAATCAGTATATGGTTTAGATCTTCTATTATTCTCTCCTACCTTAAATACATTAATACCTTTATTAAGCCTTCTATATATTTCATATAAAGCTTTATAAGTATAATCAATATTCGTTAAAGTAGAAATTCTACTGGGTGAATTTTTAATTTCTATATCTGATCTACCAAATGTCTTCTTTATTGTATTAGCATCAGCTTTTGTACTATCATTAATGAAAGATAAATCAACTCCGTAATTATCAGCATTGATAACATATTCTTTCATTTTATTATTTCTTTTTATTGCTTCTCTAGCAGCTTGATTCATGATGTCTTGCTCGCCATAACCAGTTGGTAGTCTTCCTAATCGTTTTGCTAATACCTTGATATTATCGAGATCAGTAGAAGTTGCATTATTACCTAATAATGATTTAAGATAATCATAAGTAACATCAAAATTTTTAAATTGATTTATTTGATTTCTAGCATTACCATTAGGACCAGTTCTGTTACTTAAATCATTCATCATTAAAGAATACATCATCTTAGTAAAATCTTCATTACCAAGATTTTGTTTTACTCTGTCAGTAGCTTGATATAAAGCACTTGTATTAATGGATTCTGCTCTATATTCTTTTTTCAATTGTTTTTGTGTTTTAAAGCTACGACTTCTAGCATCATAAATTACATCATCACCACCTACAGCAACTAAAATCTTTCTAAGATAACCAGTGATACCACTATTAATAGTATCTTTAGTTAATGTATCAAATGGTGTAGCATGTAATTCTAATGTTTGCCTGCTAGTATCAATTTTTTCTCTTGATGAATCAATACCAAATATTTTACCAAGATTAACTCCAAATACTTCCTTTTTACTTTCTCCTAATCTAATTAATGAAGTCATTATAGTTTCACTAATGGCATCATCTAATGCCTTTGCATTTTTTCTAAAATTAGGTGATGCTTTATCAACAGCTTTACTTATTCCAACTGATAATAGATTAGTTGGAGAAAGAAGATCTTTAATCATTCCACTATTACTAAGTAATCCAGATGCTGTACCTAAAGAAAGACCTAATTCACTATTAGCAAAATTATCCTTCAATATAGCTTTATAATCAGATAAATTAAATTTACCCGATTGCATTCTTTTACGTGATTCGTCAGCATCTGTTTGAGTTCTGCTTATCAATTCTACTTTAGAACTTGCTGTTTGTAATTCTATAATAGCGGATGTATTTTTTGATATTATTTCTGCTATATTTTCAAGATTTTTATTAACTGAATCAAATCCAGAAGTAATAACTGCTGTTTGAGCAGATATAGTATGAGTAAGATTTGCCGTAGATGCAATTTCACTTTCTACCATATGTCTACTTGATTCAACTATAGTTTGTGAAATTTCTTTAGCATTTTTTTCTGATTGATTTATTTGAACCTCAGCCATTTCAAAATCACTACCATCATCATATGATGATGGTATATCAACTCCAGAATCAAATGAATCTTCTTTCTCATAAAACCAATTAAGTATTCCTTTATAACTAATTTGAGATTTTAATTTTCTCAATATAGGAAATACATTGCCAGTTGTATTACTAAATGTAGATGTTACCTCATTAACTGTAGCTTTTGCTTCTTTGAGTGTATCTGTAGTATTGGGCATTACTTTATTTATATAACTAATAGATCCATTTGTAATAACATTAGCCGCTTGTTTTAGAAATGATAATGAAGTTGTTTTTTCATTAATAGTATTACTCATTATTTCACCACCTCTTATTTTATCTTTATATTTTTCTCAATTTTAACTAAGGTGTTGAGTAAAACTATAGAAAATGAATAAAAAAATAAAGAGGGATTTAAATCCCTCTTTATTTTTATTTAAATATTTCACTACGAGTAAATACGGTTTGTGTAGTAGCATGTTTACATTTCTCAAGACAATCTAAACATCTATCATTATTATTCATATTAGTCTCCTTCATTGAAATCTTTCATATCAATAATAGATGATGAACTTCCTTGAACATATGGAAGTTTTCCATCCCAATGTTCATATTTAATTTTCTCAATCAATTCAGGTGTTAATGATTGAGCAATCTTAACATTTGCTTCTGCTTCTGCCTCAGCAGCAATACGTTTAGCATCTGCTTTACCCTGTGCTTCAATTTTAACTTTTTCTGCATTAATAGATGCAGTCTCCTTATTCTTTTCAGCTTCAATTAAAGCTACTTCTTTTTCTTTCTCTGCATCTATCCTTGCTGTTTCTGCTTGTACCTTAGCAAGTTCAAGTTCTTGCTGAGCAGTAATCTTTTTCTGAATTGCTGCTTTTATCTCTTCATCAGGTTCAATATTGATTAACATGGCTGAATCAATTATAATACCATATGAATCAAATTTTTCTCTGAGATAATCAGTTAGCACAATATTAAGATCAGCACGTTTATCACCTAATATTTCAGTAACAGGATATTTTGCAGTAATTTCTTTAGTCCAAGAAATAACATTTGGTTTGATAAATGTTGTTAATACTTCTTGACCACTCAATCCTTTAAATCTTGTAAAGGTATCAGATATTCTTGTCCTATCAAATCGATATGTAAATGTTAATTCCATCTGTGTAAACCTTTACCATCTGAGGATGGAGCCGAGAAACTATCATTCTCAGGAGAATCACCATTATTTGTAGCAGTTAAATATGACTGCTCTATTCCAATGGAATAATTAGTAATTCTTTCTCCGATACCATGCCAATGCCAACCTTGATCAACAACTTTACCTGTTACACCACCATTGATAGAGTATACAACTCCACAATATCCTGTAGGAACTCTTGATAAACATATATGCATGAAAATTAATGCAATAATAATAATTATTCCTGTAAAATAAGCTCCTACAATTTTACTACTTTTCTTCATTTTCTTTTTCTCCTTTTTCATTTTTATTTTCATCAATACCAACTGCATTTTCCCACATAGATTTACAGAATTTTCCTATAGTAGGAAAAGCAAATGATATAGTGAACCAAATTATTATAGCTCCAATTATAACTGCTAAAACTAAACCAGGCATAATATTATCCTTTCTTTTAAAGGGAGAGAATATTCTCTCCCTTATTAGTTATTTTATATATTTCTTTATAATTTCTTCTACTGTCATCTTTTGGAACATAATATCAAATTGAACTTTAGCAATAGTTAATTTGTCATCTTTTAATTTAATATCTTTAGGTAATTCATAATTAAAATTATCATATATAAATTTCCTAAATACCTCTGGAGTTACATAATCAATTAATAATTCCAAATCGATTCTACCTGGTCTTCTAAATGTTTCAGAAAACTTTTCAATGTGATTAGTTGTCATTATAATAATTCTATCCTCGCCTGACAGTATTCCATCTAAGGCATTTATCATAGATCCAAATTTTTGTTTCCAAGCAACTTTTTCTGCTTTGCCAGAATCACTATTTTCATCAAGATCTTTTGGTTCCGTGATAAACATTGGATATTTATCAATATCTGATATTAACATTAATGGGTAATTAATATCATCTGTATCAGAATCTGTAATTGCATTTGGAATAAAGTTACCATCTTTACCACCTGTAATATAGTAAATATTTCTATTCCATTCTGATGCAATCATTTTTGCAATAGAATCTTTACCTGTATTACAAGTAGAAATAAAATTTTCCGTAATATAGGTATGAGATTCATCTTTGACATGAAAACATATCATAGCTTCCTGTTCATTTGTTTTCTCAATGCGTTCAATTTTTACTACAGAATCAGATTCGCATGATGCATTCCTTACATAATTAGGAATTGTTAAATCGTATTTAAGAGTTATTAATTTCTTTTTACTGCTATATTTTATAAATGAATAAACCTTTGAATTACATACAACTGTTAATGTAGTAGCATCAACAAAGGTTGGTCTAACTCCTAAACTATTCATCAACCGTTTAGTACTTAAACATAAATTTGGTGTTGGAAATGATAATGTTAAAATTGTTTGCAAATCAGTTTTAATTATATCAGTAATTGTTGTATCCATTATTCCAGATAATAATTCAGATCTGGTCATAATATCATCATATAAATAATTAGATGGAATCGTTTCACAACCATCTGAATTATTATATACAACCATTCCAGGAGGAATTATTTTTAATAATTCATCCAAATAAACTGGATTGCAATTATTCATCATGATCCAATTATTGTTATCATCATATTTTTCAAAATATATATCTAACGGGAAATATTGTCTTAAATAATATAAAATTTCAGATTCAGTTGTATTAATGCAAACTTTTTTATTAGTATTATTACCAATAAATCTTCCACATATAGCTAATATTCCAATAACATATGGATGTAGATTTTTATAATTAGTAGAATGATCATATTGAACTTCTGCTCCCATTGGTACATACAAATCATTATCAAATGTTGTTATATTATCTTTAGTAGTACCAAGATAATTAATAATATCTTCAACAGAATTATCAACAATTGAGCCATCTTTTTGTATAATATTCCATCTATGAGTCAATGCACATCTTGTAAATGATCCATCTGAAAAATATATTTTATATACATCCATAGGTTCATATTTTCTTATATCTTCTATTTCTGTTATTGAACCATCTTCTGTAAATATTTTGTCCCCAGGTTTAAAATCTTTCATTAATTTATCCCATCCATCTGGATTAGGAATGTTAGTTGATTCAGGCTGTGGTCCAGGAGGTCCATAAAGAAGTATCTTGAGATTATGAGCAACTCCATGTTCTTTATAATATTCCTTATTACTAAAGAAATTATTGATGGTATCCACTAACTTCTTTTTCTGATCATAAGGAAGATAAACCGTACCTATTTTTCTTTTATTTATAGTCATCATTTTTTCCCAGTAAGTATAACCATCAGATTCATGATAATCTTTATAAACATTTACCACTGGGCTATCCTTCTTTATTTGTAATAAAGAATTTCTGTGTTCTATCATATCTTTTTCAAATAGTTCCATAAATTTTGGATCTAAATCGTAAGTTATCACTGTATAAATTCTTGCTTGTGTTGATCTTCCAGATGTCAGTGGAGTAGTACTTGTTGATATACCTAATAAAATATTATAATCTCTATATTTGAGATTATGTGTACCATCATCCAGTCTATAATAAATTCCAGTTCCATCAGACATACCAGCTTTATTAGTTAATTCTAATCTAGAGGAACCTTTGATATTGTTGTATTTATACAAAATACCATATAAAGCTTCTTCCATCCATCTATCTGCATAATGATTTCCGATTGTAAATGTTATAGACCTTTGAAATTTTCCTCGTACGCTTCTAACGATAAATGATCCAATAGTAGTTGTTACATCCATTATATTTTGATCTACTATTGTGTCTAATGGGGTTAATACTGTTTTAACTATTTTATTAGCAACATAACCCTTTACAGCATTCTCAATTGTTTTTAACATCTCTTCTCTCCTTTTTATTTTATTCATACAATAAAATCAATAGGGCTATATAAATAAGCCCTATTGATTATGTATGTATTATTTCTTAAATTTATTAAATACTGAACTTTTATTAATTTCAGATGGAGCAGCTTCTCTTCTTACCTGTTTTCTTCTTTCTTCCATTATTCCATATGAAACACCTTCTCCAAGAATATATTTGTTAGTATCTTCAGATGGTAAAGTCTTTTGTAATGATTCTACTCTTGATGTAATTTTCTTTACCCTATCATTAATAGGTGACAAACCGGATGCAATCATATACATAAATGACAATGATTCATCCTTATTATTAATTGCATTATGATTAAATCTTTCTTTAGGTATTCCTAAAAATTCTGTTACTGCAGTTAAAGATGATTTGTACAGCTGATATACTTCATTTGTAAAATATGTGATTATACCCCATCTAACAACATGTTTATTACGATCTGTCTCAACATGGCAAGAATCTTTAATTGCTTTAATAACAATATTATCAATATTATTATCTTCAAGATTCTTTTCTGTAAGATTCTTATTAATTCTTGCAACAAGTAATCTTCCTGGTGTTGTAATTATAGATTCCATATCTGCTTTATCAATAGATTCATATGGTGTAGGATGATTATCAATGCCTGTAAGAATTCTAATATCCTCAATAATATTTCTGTTAACTGTTTCTAATGCAACTGTATCTGCCATATTTGCAGTTGATTCATTATCATATAGCATATATGTTACATTATCTCCTAATACTCTATAAAGATCATCAAGAAACTCTAATGTATTACCATGTTCCATTAATGATGTTGAATCAAGTTTTGGTAATACACCTACTAAGATAAAGAATGTATCAGGAAATTTTTCTTTCATAAATTCATAAAGAATTGTTGAAGCACCAGATCCTGTCCCCCCCGCTGCACTTGTAATAATAAATGCATAACTCTTATCAATTATAGAATCTTCAAGTTTTTCATCGCCTAAGATCTTTTCAATATCTTTCTCAAGATATTCTTGCATCTTAGTTCTATTTTTACCAGAACCTTCAACATCTTCATCTGAACCAATTTTGTATTTAAGTTCAGATTCTGCAGTTACCATAGAAAGATCAGTTTTACTTGTATTAATATACATTGCATCAAATAAGGTAGGATATAATTTTTCTCCTAAACAAGCAACCTGAGATCCACAGTTACCAACACCAATCAACATTACATTTTTCATTACTAAGTACCTCCTAAATTTAATATTAATATTGTATATAATTATACGTTATATTGTAATAATATATAATCTTAAATTATATATTATATTTATAATAGATGCAATAGGAGGAAATAATAGTATAATGGATAATAGAGAATTAAAAATAAATTTAATAAATGAGATAGAAAAAAATTGTCAACCTTTCAAAAAAGTTAGTATAATAAGATATAGAATGAGATGTCCATTTTGTGGTGATAAACAAGATGATCCAAAAGATATGCATTTATATTTAAAATGTGATTTAGATAATCCAAATGAGCCAATACTTTATAATTGTTTTTTAGCAAATTGTGGAGCTAAAGGTAAAGTAGATAGAGAATTTATGGAAAGAATAGGTGTTAAAAGTAAATATATTAAAGAAATGAAAAATCAACGATATTCAAAAATTAAAAGTATAAAAGATTCTAATATTGAAATTATTACAGGTACACCAATAATAGATTCTCCTCAAATAAGATATATTGAAAAAAGATTAGGAAAAGGATTAAGTATAGAAGATTATGATAAATTTAAAATAGTTTGGAAGATAGAAAATTTATTTCAATATATTAGTGATCAGAAAACAAAAAATACATTACCTTCAAATGACTTTACAATATCATTTTTATCTGATGATAAATCAACACTTCTAACAAGAGGTTTTGAAAAAGATGATCCATGGAAGAAAACACCATTATTTTCATTAGATAATAGAATATTTTATACAATAAAAAATACATTTAATTTATTTACTATAGAAGATATCTATGTAAATATAGCTGAAGGGCTATTCGATATATTATCAGTATATAAAAATTTTAATACTGGTATAAATAGTGCATATATAGCAACATTAGGATCAGATTATATAGGAGCAATAGATTTTGCGATAATGAAGGGTTTAATTGGTTCTAATGTTATTATTAGGATATATCTAGATAGCAATATAAAACCAGAGAGAATTAAATATTTATTAAAACGATATAAATATTTCTTTAAGAAGATTTATTTATATCAAAATATAAAATATCAAGATGTAGGCACTATAATAGAAAATATAGAATTATTAGAATATCAATTATAGAAAGGAATGATATTAATGGAAGGAAATTATAAAGTGAATATTGGTATTAGTGCAGGATCATTTATGTTGAAATGGCATCTGTTAGACCAGCATATTCATAATCATCTATATAAAATATTGCCTGGTGATGATGTAAATGTGTTTATTAATCTAGAATGTATATTAAGAAATCTCAATATGCAAAAAGGATTAAATACATTAATTCAATTTAAGAAACAACAAGTTGTATTAGAATTAGAATCGGCTATATTAAATTTAATGGCTAATTACAGAATGTATTTTCAAAAAGAAAAATGTAATGTGAAATTATATTTTTACTTTACAGATTTAAGTGAAAATAAACAACAGATGGAAATTTATAATAAATATTATAGAAATTTTTATCATAATAGATATATGACTAATCCACAATTCAAAAGTATGGGTAATTTAATGAATGAAATTATAATCCCAGAATTAGAATTAATATTGACTTATGTCAATAATTGTTATTTATTAAAATCTAAAACTTTTGATAGTAGTATTATACCATATATAGTATCAACATTTTCTAATAGTAAAAATGTTATTATTACAGGAGATATATTTGATACATTATATATGTTAAATCCAAATTTCTTAGTAATTTATATTAAAAGAAAATATGGTAATTTTGAAGTAACATCATCTATAGATTGTACTGTACAAAGCATAGTTAAAGATGAATCACCATTTGATTTATCAATATTTAATTCAGAAATGTATTATAGATTATTATTATCTATAAAAGGAAGTAAAATTCGAAATATTAAATCTGCTAAGGGATTTGGTTATGGAAAATTTATGAAAATATTGAAACAAGGTATAGAAAATAATGTAATATTAAAAGATTTTGAGTCATTAGATTCTATAATACAATTGTTTCCTGAAACATACAGAGAAGATATCAAGAATGCATTCAAATGTACTTCTATAGATACACAATATTCAATATTATCTGAATTAGATATAGATAACATTAAAATGCAAATAGTTGATAAAGAAGATAGACAATCGTTGGAATCTTTAAATAATAGAAGATTTTTAGAATTTCCAATAAACTTACCAGGGTTAATAGGGTGATTAAAATGAATAATGTAATAACAAATAAAACATTTAAAGATTTAAAAGAATTTTGTATCAATTGCGAAAAAGATAAAAATCAAAATTTAATATTAACACCAAAAGATCAATATCCAATTTGGTTATTAAGTATGAAACGACCAAAGAAACATGTTACATTATGTATACAAGAAGAGTGGGATAATCACAGATATCCCATAATACAATTCAGATGGAAAAGTTTCAAATATGGTATAGATGATGAGCATGTTGGTTTGTTGCTATTATATAAAGAAGATAATAAAATAATTCCAGGTATAGTATCAGAATTAAATCGTAGCATATTAGATGATAAATATATAAAATATTTTGGTATTTATGCATCTACAATTCAGAATTTATTAATTGATTTATTAAATTAATAAAATATAAATAAAAAGGAGATAAAAAAATATGAAAATCGAAATGAATGAAAATGAAGTAAAGTTTATGAATGAAGTTATGGAATTAGCTAGGCAGAGAAATATTAATGTATGTTTAGTTACTCCTACTACTGGAGTTAAAATTAATTCATACAATAAAGAATTTAATTTGGATTATATTATTGATGGATTAATGAACTATTCTAATCAGGATATTAATAATGTAAAAGATATTTATATGAATATTACAGGAACAAAAAATATTACATTTGCAGATTTATTTCTATATATTGATCAATGCGATGTTAATATGGAAGGTTTCAAATTGTTATTCTGTAATAATACAGAAGGATTTCCTAAATGGGTTATAGAAGTATCAGATGATAGATTAAGATGTATTTTATATAAAGCAACTAATGATATGGTTAATCTAAAAAAGATTGTATCATTTAGCTTCTTTAATAGGACTAAAGTAACTATCAGATCACATAAAGTAGATAACCAAGGAGAATATCTTGAATTTAATACAGATCAACATATTAGTGATATATCAGATGTGATGTGGTTTAATTTAATTGGGGATGAAGGAATAGAAGTAAAAACATTATTGGGTGATATCCTTTTAAATCGTATATCATAATAATTAAATTATATATTCTAAAAATGTATATAAATAATTAAATCCATAATGGTGAGCCCATATGGTCGTGGATATTATATTGGATAAATGAATATAGGAGTCGAGGTAATTTATCTATTAAGATATAATATTTATCGTTAAGGAGGACAACTGACTTTCGCATAGAGTTTGCGTAACTTTATGGAACACTTATTGCACGGTGCCCGATTAGCTATTGAAGACCGGACCGACGTCGAAAACTACGGTGGACCTACAGAGGTTACTAATATCTGTAAAAAAATAATTATAAAGGGTGATTTGAATCACCCTTTATTTTTTATTCATTTCTTGTTATAAAATCCTCTAATATCATACGATATAGATCATTATCAAACTTTACTAAATATCTTTTACTTAATGGATAGTAATCTATAATAATTCCGTTGATTATACTATCATCTTCTTTTTTAATATTTACTTTTTCTCCTATATTAAACATTTATTATCCCCCTTTATTATTTCTTTAGATTATTATATATCCATGGATCTGGAATTGGAGTATCTGATGGAATAAACATTTTCTCAAATCTTTCATCTAAGAACTTTTGATGATCAAATTTACCATTTAAATAGTAGTTTAATGTAGCATTATATGGAATTAATCCATTATCTGAATTCCATCTATAACATAGAATAACCCAATTTGATAATGAATCATGTTCTTTATGAGGCATTTTTAATATTTCTATAATTTCTTTAGCCTCATTTAATGTTAATTTCCATATCTCTTTTTTAAGTCTATCATGTTTATGATATTCCATTCCACTATCTTTAAAATGTAATCTAGCAACTCTTTTTGCAGTACTGATTTTACCGCTATCATATACTTTAAAATATGCAATTCCAGCTCTATCAGTCTCATTATTAAATGCAATATTATATTTATTGGTAAATATAATAGTTGCCATTTCTGTAAGATAATCATCATGTTCCTCAAATATAGATAAATCTTTTGATTTATTATCTACATATTCATCCATAATATTTAATTTTTCCAATTCATCCTCTTTAAATAAATTAATATTATACATTGAATTACCACATAATTTACTATCAATATCTACAAGATACAAATTATTTTCTTCAATATATTTTACAATAGTTCCTCTTCTTTTTTCAGGATAAGTATTAATTAATACTCTATCTTGTAATTCAAATTTACTCATTTTTACAACCTCTCTTTCTTTTTATTCATACATAACATATGTATCTATATAATTATAATATATAAATAAAATTCATATAAAAAATACTTTTTATATGAACCTGCCGTTTTAACGCACAAATTTTTTAGCCATTTCAAAAGGTCAAATTTTAAATGATATATTTTACGTAAAACGTTAGTTTGACGTAAAATCCTAAAGATATTTACGTCATACTACTATTAGTAGATATTGATATATCTACTAATATTTGCGTAAAATAATTCTCGGGAGTATTTCTTAATAAGAAAAAATAATAAAAATTATTATAAGATTTATTATAGTAATTATTTTTTGTATTAAAAAGTAAAAAAGAGTGACCTATACGGTCACTCCCATTTTATTTTCCATTACTGATAATCTTTGATTAAAATTAGATAAATTAGTAGTTATTACTTTTAACTGCTCTAATATCGTATCATTAGGTATTTTTTCATTTAATTCATCAAATGTAGAATGTAATAATGATACTTCATCTTGCAATAATCTAAATTTTTCATCGCTAACTAATTTAGGTAATTCATTTTTAAGTTTAATTAAATCACCTATATCATTGATAGATCTCATTAATATTTGCATAGATTCATTTAAATCATGAAATTGTTCTATAGTAGATTTATTATTTAATTCTAATCTTAATCCATCTATATCATCTATACCGATATCAGGTAAATCTTCTTTAGTTAAATTCTTCCCTAATAAAACTAATCCTTGTTTATCTATAGTAACTTTAGTATATGTACCAGGTTCTACAGGTAAATTTTTATCTAATTTATTATTTAATGATGCTGATAATCCATCTATAGATGTTTGACTAGCTAAATTAGGTATCATACTTTCTATAACATTAACTTTAGATACTAATTCATCAGGAATATCTTCTATAGTAATATTAGATGCAGCAATTATTCTACCCATACTATCTATATTAACTTTAGTATATATTCCTGCAGGAAATGATTCCTGAGGTAAATCTTCTACTAAAGGTTTTGCATTATAACTACTACTAATACTCATAGCTAATTCTATAGCATCAGATAATCCTTCTATTTTTGATATGGGTAAAATTGGAATATCATCTGTAGATAATTCAGATGATGATATGATATAACCATTCTCATCATAATTAATTTTAGTACCAGTAGCATAAATTTTATTACTACGAATTTTAATATGATCTATATTAGGTATATCATTAATATCAGCTTTATTATTCAACACTTCTTGTAATCCTGTAATAGATGGTATAGTAATCTCTGGTAGATCAGATGATAATAATCCCATAGATGTTTTAATTAAACCATTTTCATCATAAGCAACTTTAATACCCATAGCTGGTGATATAGGATTATTCTTTTTAAGATATCTTTGTTCATTCAATTCTATAGAAGTTACCTTTTTATCCAATTCATCTATTCTAGATAATAATTCTTCTATTCTACTATTAAGTTTATTCATTTCCATTGCTAAACTAACTTCACTCATTTTTTATCCTCCTATAATAAATATTAAAGATATTAGTTGTTAAACGCAATTATAACGTTATCATAGAGTAATATAATAAGGAGGATATAATAATATGGATAGAGACAGATGGAGTCCATTTGATCCAAAATGGTATAGTGAAGCATTTGATAAATATACTTCTACTGCTACTCAATTATTCAATACAAATGATATTATAGAACAAGGATATCATATACCTGATAAAGATGGTAGTAGATCATCTATATTTAGAAATGAAGCTGTATTGAATAATTCTTTTAATGAAGAAGCATTAAGAAATACTTTAAAAGATATTTATTTGAATAATAGTCATAAACTAAAAGCAAGTAATCATGATAGTTGTAATTTTTATCAATGGAATGGTAGAATGAAAGATTTAAATCTATTAGAAAATGTAAATATATGTGATTTTGTGATTCCTATAGATCAATTTATACCACCATCTCAACGTGATAAATTTAAATTATCACAGTTTTATAGAAAATGGATAGATATTCAGGATATACTAAATAATTGGGATATATTCAAATTTGCATGTTTATTATTTATTAATAAAAGAATATATTCAGAATATTTATTACGAATAGATGATCATGAAGTTACTATAAGATTTGATTATTACGATCATTGGGTAAAAAATAATTATCCTGTTTATATCTATAAATTCGATACTAATTTTTCATGTAGAATAAAAATTAGTAGAGAATTATGTAATAATCAATGGAATTGGTTGTTACCTATAAATTATATTAATGATAGTAGAATTACTAATGTTGATAAAATTATGGTAGCTATTAATAGAATTGCTGATATTAATGAAAGAAATGATAATGCAGAATATATAGATGCATTAGGCGATAATTTAGAATTTTTAAATATAAAGGATGGATATATTAATTTAAATTCTATTAGTGATTTTAATAAAAAAATTATTAATTCAGAAGCGAAAGAATATTTATGGATGTCTATAATGGTACCTAAATACTTTCATGAATATCCAGTATTATTACCTACAGATGTTATATATAGACCATATCAACCTAATTTTCAACCAGTATCAACAATGAAAAATTATATAGTACAACATGCAAAAATTAATAAGAATGATACTAATAAACAAGTTTATGTTGATATTAATGGTCACATGAAAGAAAAGTTTGATGGATGGACTAAAATTATTAGACCCATAGTATTATCAGATGCTTTTGTAGAATTTGAAGAACCATATGAATCCTTAGTAGATTATATAAATAATCTTAGAGATTTAACTATTAAAGGTGCTGATATAATAGAAGAATTTAGATTCTATTTATTAGAGGATAATATAGCAGATAATAGATTTAATGATTATATTGATAAATTATTAGATATAATGGAAAAAATACATCAAGCTGATCATGATTTATTAGATGTATTATTGATAGAATATGATCAAGAATATGAAAAATTCTATAAAAGATTTATAATAGCTATGGATCAATTAAGAAATGAAGGAAGCTCAAGTGATTTATTAGATAGATTTCCTACTGATAATATAGTAGATGGTAAATCTGATTTTTGGTTCATGATATCACCATGTATATTTATACCTAGAGAACTAGCTGATAGCTATTATATGGTAAATATTATTCATTCTATGAGTAAAAAAGTATTATGGGAAGAAAAAGATTTTTATAAAGATAAAGTTAGATTTCAAAGACCTATAGAAAATAGCGATTTTTGGACATTTGAATATTTCCCTGATGATAAAGTATGGAGACCATCACCTTTGATAGTAGAAAATCATTTTCCTGATGTATATTTACTCAGAGATGGAAAAGAAAAAGAACCTACTCTGAATAGAATTTTTAAATCATTTTTCTTTTATAATGATACTATGAATGTATTAGATCAATATAGAGATATTATAGAATCATCTCCTATATGGGATAACGATATAGAAGAATATCATTTTGATCAAGTATCAGTTTATAGAGATATTTTTATGGAAAAATTCTATTGGATGGGAATAAAATCTATATATAAAGGATTATTAACAACGAATACTAGATGGCAAATTATAGAGTATATAATTGATAATCCTTCATATGAAAGATTTAACAAATTATTTTTAGAAACAATGGATCCATATTTCAAATTAGGTATAGCTACATATTTAAAAAGTGAACATTATGAATTTCCTTTTGATGATGCTATATCTAAATTAGAAGAAAGTATCAATGAAAAATTTTTAGGATATAAAAGAATTACTAATTATGAAATGTATCTTAATAAAACATGGATACCATCTTATTTTGATTATATAGTAAAAATAATGGATGATTATGATTATTCTGATAGATGGATAAAAAGACCAAGATCTACTTTTGATATTAAAAGATTTTTACCTATATTACAACAAACACAAATTGATATCAAAAATGAATTAAGGGAAATAAATTTAATTATAAAATGGATATTAGAGATGTTAGATAGGGAATCTTATAATCTTAATATATCTAATATAACAGATTTGAAAGAATATGTTTCTATTATGGAAAATAATATGAAAGAAGTAATAGATAATACTGCTAATCTGGATCTTGATATTTATTCTATAGATGATATTAATATCATAATAAGATTATTGTCTTTACATAAAACTCTTACAGATGCAATCAATGGTATGCAAATGAATATTTATAATGATACTATTGAAAAGAAAGTATATATTCAAAAGAGAATGGATATTGAAAATATAGTAACTTCTATAATAGAATTAAAACTCCATATAGATCATATGTCAGATATTATTCAAACATTTGATATGGAAAAATTTATGAAAGTTACTAATGATTTAGAGACATATTTTGTCTATAATAAAGTAAATCTTAATGATAAATCTTTATTAGGTCATATTAATCAATTTAATGATCCATGGTCAGTAGATGTAAAAGAAAAACGTAATAAATTATTTCAATCTACTGCAATATTATATGGTAATTTTGATTCAGAAAAATCATATACATATGAAGAGATAGATGAATTCTTAACTTCACTAGATAATGTAATGACAGATACTATTGAATTTAAAGATTCAATCAATAATTTCTACGAAAAATTTGATTATGAAGTAGATAAAACTGTTATAGACAGATTAGATCAAATCTCATATATGCTTTATAATGATTTTATTGTCATAATAGAAAGATATAAAGGATATAGAGAAGAGTTATTAGAATGCATTAATACTATAGAAACATTATTATCTGAATTAGAAAAATATAATATCAGTGATACTGAAAAATCATATTTATCTACTATACTTGCTGATTTGTCTAAGATAATTTATGCATTATCATATATAGCAGGCATAAATAATGCTAAAGATGCTAATAATGCATATGATGATATTCAGAATAATATAAGTAAATGGATGGAATTTATAAATACAGAAGAATCAGTATTTCTATCTATTATAGATTTTACTAATCCTGAAAATAAATATTTAATTAATATAGAAGAAATTAATAAAACTTTAACTGTATTAATGGAATATATGGATAGTGTTAATATAGAATATAAACCTGATATACAGTGTCCAACATATTCAGATATATATGAAATAGATAAAATAGAAATGGTATCAGGCGGATTTAAACATCAAGAAGGTGATTATGTATTTATAAAAAATCTTGGTACGTATCAAATTGATTCTATAGAGAATAATATTTGTATTGCATCATCTATATCAGAAGTTAATTATAGAACAACATCTTTTAGAGATCCATGCTGGCAACAATATATCTATGATAGTATAACTTCTGGTGATGGAATGGGAATTATGATTAAGGCAATTTCTTCTAAACATACTGTAATTATCAATGATGAGATAGTTGATCAAATTATTATGTCTATAAAGAATGGATTATATTTAATCAGAAAGAATTTGAAATCATATAATTCATATAATAACAATACATTCGAGCATGATTTAAAAACATTATCGGATATAGAAACTAAATGGTCTAATATATTAGATGATTTTGGTACTCATATATCAAATAATAGTAAACAATATGTTGATCAATTGATACAACCATTATCTGGATTAATAGAATCATGTAATCGATTTATGGAAAGAAGAAATCATATTACTATAGGAGAGTTATTATCACAAATAAATGAATTTATTAAAGACATTTATAAATATGCAAATAATAATGATTTAGTAAATAAAGATTTTATTTATTACAGTGATAAATTTAAACTTATCAGAAATAAATTATCTGAATTCTATGGTAATGGTACTACATGGGAAAACGGTAAAAAATTATCTGATATATTAACTGAAGTTAATTTAGGTATTGTATTTTATAAAGAAAATGTATTAGATATTTTTGAAATAAATCCTGATATAGAAAATTTTATAGATGAATTTAATAATATTATTAAATTTATATCATTTATAAAATCAGAAATAATATCAATTCCTAGTACAATATCAACTATGATTGATCCTACTATAGAAAGACTTGAAAAGAATATCAAAAATAAACCAGAATTGCAAAAAGATAAATGGTATATGTTCCATAAGGCAGGTATAGCTGAATCAGGAATAGGATATAGAGTAGGTGATATAGTAGAAATTATACCTCAACTTCCAACTGATAAAAATGGTAATGAAATCCATGATATGGAAGACATAATATTGAATGATGTAATATTATTACAAGTAATGAAAGTTGAATATGGTGAAGTAGTAGAAGTAGAACCAATGATGAATTATGCTATACCATATTTAATTTGGGGTATTAGAGAAACTATAACCAGAGTAGGAATTGGTAATGGTTTAAAAATAGATGCATATTCATATGAAATAGGTATAGGCGATATGACTTATTTTAATCCATTAAAAGCAGATATATTAACATTACCTCAATTCAATGAAAATGATTTATTTATGTATAAATTTGAAAATATACATGATTTGAATATCAAATATGATGTATTTCTTGGAGGTAACCAGATAACAAATTATATTCACAGACATTTTACTATAGATGAATTGGCTGAGAATCATATGCAACCAAGAGGTATTGATGCTATTTATATTAATGCAAATCAATTAATGGAATTACAAAAATCAAAACTTGATATAACGAATTCCCATAGTTTTATATATAGACTTGATAGATTAGATGTAAAAGATCCAGGAGCAGGTTATGCAGTAGGTCAAAATATCTATGTAGATGTAGGAGAATTTGCAATAAAGTTAAGAGTAACTGAATTGGATGGTACTCCTTTTAAAGGAATTAAAGAAGTTGCATTAATAAATGAAAATATTAATATTGATGAAAGCACTGATTGTAATGAAGCAAAGGTTATTAATGATACATTGAATAACATAGATGATGAATTTCATAATTGTAAATATGATTTATTACCACAAGAAGGAATTACAAAACCTGCTACATCATCATTTGCAAATATTACTATTACTACTAAACGATATACTGATACTGAAAGTGGAGATAGAAATGAAAAATTTTTATATCCTGATGTCAGTATTCCAGGTCCTACAGATAAAACTACTTATGGTGATTCTGATGAGGGATGGTATCAAGGTAGTAGAATAGATAATTCAGTTTCTAATACAAAGGATGAGCGTGTATGGAATGGTATACAAAATGTAATACCTCCCTCTGATAATATTATATCAGATGAAAAAAGGTTACCCCCTAATCAACCATTAAAAGGCGAATATCAATCTATAGTAAGACAAAGAATCCATAATTCAGAAGGTGAAACAAATAATCTCACAAATAAAAAATATCATAATGGATCTATATTAAATTCAGCTATGACAAAAGGAGATATTACAGTAGCAACTTATAATGATATACCTAAACATATTAATGATTATCCTGGGATTAAAGTTGGAAAGGTTGTTATAGTATTAACAGATGAAACTAACAATAGCCATAGAACATTATATACGGTAAGAACATTTTCACCTAATGGATATATTGTATACGATTTACCTGAGATATGTGATATGAGTTGGAATCATTTCTTAGTTGATTGGATGAATATAGATTGTTATCAGGATTATCCTACTATGAAAGCTCAATATCCTTCTGCTGATTGGAGAGCAGAGAATACATATATGAATATAGAAAATTCTATATTAGAGGGAAGAGTAATAGGAACTTCTATGCCAAAGATAATGAATAATACATCATATATCAAAGATATTACAGTAAATGATATATCTGTATTTAATTGGACAAAACATGAATGGGAAGATTTACATTCAGAGAAATGGGAATTAATTGTTACAGAAGATATTGATAATAAAATATTCAATTTTAAATTATTTTATTATGAAGAGGGAATTTACTCATATGATATGGAATTATTCTTAAATAAAACACCTGAAACATTAAAGAAAAATGCAGTATTGAAGAAAGATGCTATATTTAGTATTAAAACTACTATAGTAGGTGAAGTTAATAAACAGGCTATAGATACATTAGTTCATACTGGAAGGCATCTTAGAATACGTAAACTATTCCCATATGAACAAACCGAATCATATACAATAGGATTTGATAGAAATGGGGAATTCTTAGGTTATGAAATGGACTTTAAGATAGCTAATTATATGCATTTTAAAAATGAATTACATTTAGAAGATATTAAAGTTTATAATAGGACTGCAGGACGTTATGAAGATATATTAGATAGATCATTATTTGAAGTAAGATTTAAAGATGATAAATCTGAAACACAAGGTTGGGAAACTAATACCAGAATATTACAATCATTGATTGGCAAATCAGGAGCTAATTTCCATGATGGTCCTGTATGGTGTTATAATTCAGAATATGATGTTACTGTATTTGGTATAGTAACAGCTGATTATAAAAAAGATGGTCATATTATAACATTTAAACCAATTCATTTTATTAATGCACCAGAAGAAAATATAGCATTAGAATTTAATGTGTTTCAAAAAGATTTTCAGACTGAAGTTCAAATGGCTATAATAGTCATAGAGTTTATAACTGAAAAGGTAGAAGTGTTTGGTGATGGTTATATACATAATGTAATTAACCCATTAGCTCCATTACCAAAAGAATTTAAAATTATATCTCAACTTGATTTAAATAGACCTTTTGAATATGATATAATTTTAGACAAGACACCAAAGAGATATACTTTCATAGAACCTAAATGGTTAATGAATCCTACATTTCATATCAAAAATGAAAATGTGCCACAGGATAGAGTTTATATATTAACAGAAAAGGGTAGGTTTCCATTAATTAATCCATCTACGAATAAACCAACACTACATGTTGTAAATACACAGAATGGAACAGATGTAACATTTATGAATTTATATAGAAGATATGAGCATATGAATATATGTGTAACACCATATCCTATGAGATCTGTATATGTAAAACGAAGGATACCTTCTCATGGTTTTATTAATCTCAAAGGTAAACTTAATAAACCATTAAACAAAAAATATTTTGAATTTTGGGTTAATGGAAAATTACTGCATGATGAAGTTACTATTATCACACCAACTAAATTAATTCTTCATGGATTAAAATCATTAAAGAATTTTGAAATTATAGAAATCAATCGTGATTCAAATGAATATTTTAGTGATAATTTTTATGAAGTAGAAACATCGACATATGGCAGACCATATTATGGTTGGGATTATGATACATATTTAGATGCAGCATTAGAATGTAGATTAGGTAAAGATAATTATACTGAAGAAGAACAGGAATATTTATTATCTCCTATATGGAAACAAGTATCAGAAGATCATCCTGAGTTCAAAAACTATCCACCTAATGTTGATATAGAAGATGATGTTTTATTAAGAACTAATCCTGAAGATTATCCAATTAATGATTTAGAAAATCCATCATATCAATTTCTAGTTATTAATCAACCTACATTGGAAGGAAAGGCTATAGTAGAACAAACTCTAACATTTAGACATTTTGGATATATACCGATAACAAATCAAATGTTAATTGATATAATGAATGAAGTATGGGGTGATGAAATAAATGATAATCCATATTTCCCAGAACATACAGTACTTACTAATGATGATTGGTATGGGTTATCTACAAGATTATATGATGAATATGGGGTATTAGTTCATATACTCAATAATGCTGCATATCATGTGACAGGAAGAAGTATGCTTAAAATAAATACAAAAAATAAAATAAGTAGAATAATTCCAAATCCAGTAATATATGATTTAACATAACAAAAATAAAGAGGGAGATTAAATCTCCCTCTTTATATGTTTTTTATTCTGCTTTTAATTCAGAACATTTCTTTTCTTCTGAATTATTTTTACATGTGCAATAAGATTCTTTTATGTTTTCATTTTTTTCTTTAGTTACTGTTTCCTCAGGTGTTTCTGGATTTCCTTCTTTCTTAGTAGAATCATCTACAGGATGATCTATTTTACCTTTTAATCCTTCTACTAGTATTTTTGAAAAAGGAGATTTTGAAAAAGAAGATAATGAATGTGAATAATAACGATAATTATTAAATTCCCTTCTTAACTTTTTGAGCTCATTCCAGACTTTATCATATTCCTTTTTATTTGCCTTTTCAATTTTTCTTATTTTCGTTCTAAGTTTTTTAATATCTTTTTTATTATTCTTATAATAATCTAAGCAACGAGCGGTATTGATATCAATTGTTTCAGACATTTCTCCTAAAAATTCATCAATATTATTCAATCGATTTACGATTGAATTTATAGTACTGATCAAGGTTTTGTTTGTTTTGTTATTTTTTTTTCTTAGACATAAATAATTCCTCCTACTATTAAAACAATAATTTTATGTTAACACTAAAATAGAATATATCATTGTATATTGATCTATAAAAATAATATATTCTAATAATGACATAATAGAAAATAAATAAAAATAAGGAGGAATTTATTATGTTAAAATCAAATAGTGAATTAAACATCAAAAATGCAGTAGAAATGGCAGTATCAAGGATCCAATCAAATTGGGATAATTTCTTCTTGGAAACAGAATTTGGCAGCATTGGCATTGAAATTAACAGACGTCCGAATCCTTTATGTTTTAAAGGTAAAGGAATTTACTTTGATTTCATGAAATGGGATGAACGGCCATATACAAAATGGGCATCTGAAAACAGGAACTATCCTGGTGTATGGTACATCAATTTTTACATTCATCCTCGCATGAGTTACAAGTTCCTGCAGTTGATCGTAGGGGCAGCATTATCACATGCATTAATCAGTTATGTTTATTCATGTGATGAATGGAATGTGGCAGATGTTCCAATTTGGATGTTATATAGGGCGGTTGAAACACTTGTTTCAGTGAAATTTACAGCTTCTGAACTTCACAAGGAAATCAAGAGCTTCAGATTTAACAATCTACAATTATTGGCAATGAATTTAAACGGTACCTATGAAGATTATCGGGATCTTCATACAGATCGGATTTCTACATTCATGGAATCTGCACATTGTCATGCATATGATAGTTATGAGTTGATTAATGAATATATGTTGAATTATAATTGCATCAGAAAAGAAATCAATCCAAAGTATCTCGATGTTCTGTACAACATTCTGGCTCTGCAATTAAACAAAGAGGGCAGGAAAAAGCCTTGGGAATATCATAAGAATCTGAATGATACATTTAAGTTTGCATTAAACCAGAAAGATGATGTGTTTACAGATGTTAAGCTGCTTTCCATGGCATATGCTTTTATTACAGATGAAGAAATCAATTGCGAAAAGGATGAATCTGCAAAGGAGGAAGCTCTTGATAAATTTGAAGAAATAGTTGATTCGGCATCAGGAGATACATCTCCTACAGCGGAAATGCTTTTAAACATGGTAGGCAGCATGATAGTAAATTCAAATTCAGAAGCAGAGGATACGGTGGTTACGAATGAAGAAGATGAATAATGAATCTGAAATTCGAACAATTAAGTTACGTATTCGAGAAAGTGTGTTATTTGCTGAAAAGAAAATTAACCAAGGTCAAACTCACTTTTTCTTAGATACTGAATTTGGAAAGATTGGGATGGAGGTTAATCCATCCCATGAAATAAATCCAAATCATTCTGCATTAGTTGTTCCATGGATTTTAGCTCCTGAAACAACATGGACTAAAATGGAAAAAGAATCTGCTGATATTTATGCATCAGTAGATTTATTTGGGGCCTTTAAAATGGATCATCAGACTATAATAGAAGTATTTATTAGAAGCATTTTTTTAAATATGGAATTATATGCCACTGATGATATTATTGATGCTGGTATAAAGATATATTTGAAAGAATATGAATTTACTTCATATTCTATCCAATCATTAACTAATGAGTATCTTATCAGTCAATTTAATGTATTAGCTAGAAAGAATCTAGCAATAAAAACATTGGTAAAGGAACTGTTAACAATAAAAAATGAAAGGTCAGAAATGGTAATAAACAATTCTGATAGATTAATTTCATTTAGTCCTATAATGGAAAGTCAAATGCACGATAAATTTTCATATCGTGTATTTGGCCTTATTTTATACACAAGAAAACAAAATGGAGATGACTTAAAATTAGCAGATGAGCAGATTAGAAATAAGATAGGTATGCAGTGTATAGAATAGGAGAATAAAATATGGAATATGAATCAACGAATAGGGATGTTTATGATACCGAATTAAAAGTAGAAGAAACATCTGATAATGATAATGAATAAAAAAATAAAGGTGGGAGTTTAATCCCACCTTTATTTTTTATTTTTCTAAATTAAGATTTATGCTTTCTTTTACTAATGTCTGTATCTTTTTATATCTTGCTCTAAACCAAAAATTGAGAGGAGGAATACATACATCTACACAATCAAAGAAATATGTGTCTTTTATTTCCTCATCTACTTTATATGGTCTAATACGTCCAATAACTTGTTCTGCAGTTACTTTAGATGCTATGGGATCTAAACATATTACTACGCGTAACCCTGGTATATCTTGACCAGTTCCACATGATTTAATTGTAGATACTATAATATCTTTCTTTTTAGCTGATTCTTTTTCATCCTTAGATATTTTACTATGGTATGCAGCTATACTTTTTTCACTAAAGTCAGTTTTTAATTTCTTAACCACTTTATCAACCGCATCTATTAAAGGTACAAATATTAAAGTTTTACCTTCAACATTTTTCATCATATTTAATATCATAAGAATTATTCTATAAGCAGTTTCATTAGTATCATTCATAAAAGCATATTTACCATATGATGCACTTGTCAATCCTTGATATCCAATAACAGATGCTCTATCTTTAGGAGATATATGACTATTAAAGTTTACCACATGATATAAAATATGTTTAACTTCATCTTCTTTAGATTCTATTTCTCCATATGTTACTACTGATGTAAATGCTTTCTTAAAACAAGCAGATTCTGTTTTATCACTTCTATCAAAAGTAGCTGTAAGATACCAAGTTCTTTTAGTATTAGAATAAAAATCTATCATAAGAATATTGTTAAACTGTAAATGTGATTCATCATATACTTTTATTCCTATATTTAATTTTTTAAAGAAATTATGAAGAGTAAATCCATTAGTAGAAGTCATAAAACTCTGTAATGTTTGATGATTAACAAAATAAACATCTCTAGGAGGAATTAATCCTTCTAAAATATCATTCATAACATTTGAACCAGTTATGTTCATTAAATGTTTACTTCTATAATCAAACATTTTTAAATACGTATTTATCCATTGCATTTTTAAACTGTCATTAGGAGTGATAATTAAAGTTCTTTCTCTTAATTTAGTACTAGCATATGTTGTTACAAATGTCTTTCCAAGCCCCATTTTCAAGTTAAGGCCGGATTGTGCTGTGGTTTCAAGGAGAAATTTTATACTATCTTCTTGTAATTTATCTCTAGGATCATATAAAGCTGAATGTTGATAATCCATTTCTTCATATGGATCACTCTCCATTATATAGTTAGCTTTCACATCACACATATGTTCCAATCTACTAATTGAAGTTCCTCTAGGTAAAAATAATTTACCATCTTCTATTATATAGCCACATGGTTTTTCTTCTCCTGTAAATTTATCTGTTGCTGTATACCATTTTTCTATTACAGGATAATCTAATTTGGTATATGGATATAATTCCATATGAGTATTATAAACATCTAAATTCATAATTAATTTACTTCCTTTCTATTTAATGTAATTATATATTCTATAGTTATAAGAAAAATATATACTTAAAATACTTCATAGGAGGAAAAATATATGAAACAACATATTCAAAGTTACAGTAAAAAAATGATAGCAGATAATATATCTAATAAAGGTATTAGATTACGTTCTGATGACGATATTTATTGGGATGAAAATGATTTTAATATGAAATTAAAATATTCAAAATTAGATCTTAAAGATCCAATACATCATAGAAAAATTATAAATGAAAGATGTAAAACAAAGTTAATATCATTTTATCTTAGTACATATCATTCATTTGAAGTGGAAGAGGGATTCTATGATATTTCTAATTATGATAAAAAAATGAATCAAACATATGATGATTCTATAGATAAATCTGCAGAAGATATTATAAATTTATTCAAAAAACATATGTACGATAAAAATGAATTGAGAGTAAATTTTAAAGCTTATAATAAGACAAATATTGTATATTATGTTATTAATGCATATAAGAATAATAAATCTATTAAAAATAATATTATTGTAAATATTATTACATTTGATTTTGATCTAATAAACAATATATGCATTTATTATGAAATGAATGTAATAGAAAAAGAACATGAAGAATGTAGTTGGAACACAAATTTCTTCACGCCTATATTTATATCATCAAAAGAAAGATATGTATCGAATTATCTTGAGAATAAATCACGTAAAAAATTATGCATATAACAAATGAATCAGCAATGATTACATTTACTGCTATAGATATGATAAAAAAATGTGAGGAATATTGTCAATTTAAAAATGGTAGTTTTGAAATAAATAATGTTATTCCTAATAGTAAATTAGAATTATCATTATTTCGAAGACAATTTAGATATGCCGATATGGATAGTGTAGATATTGTATTAGTTGATTATATATTGAAGAAAGATTATGAACATGATAATGAAATTAGAGAATGGTTATCTAATAATGAAGTACCTGAAGAAGCTGAAATAGTTAATCCTAAATCTCCTATTATAGATCTTACAGAAAGAGAAATAAAATTTATTATTAATTATATAGAAGAAAAAGGTTTAACAAATGAAAATGAACCTGTATATATCAATTTGAAAGAAATATTATCAACTATGACTAGGAGATATGGTAATCAATTTTCTATGACTATTAAATTTAAAACGGAATCTGGTGATTTATTAAAATCCACATTTATATTTTATATACAGATATATGATAGCAGTATAGAAATACATTCAAAATGCACATTTGGTAGTAATGATATATATTTATCTACATTAATTTGGAATATAGAAAACTTTAATTTTGTTAATGGATGCATAAAAGCTATTACTAGTTCATTAAATTTGAAAATAAATAATGATATGCCTAATCTATATGCAGATATATATGATGGTATTGATGATTTCTTTAAATCACCGCTAAAACTAATAGATATTTTAATAGGATTTCTTTCCATAATGATTACATTATATGATAGACCTAAGAATTATAGAACCGTAACAGAAACTAAACATTCTAAATCTAGTAATAATTCTAAGTCTAATAAGAATAAATCTAAAGAAGAAAGTAATGTTATTATTAGAAGGATTCTTAAAACATCATATGGTGCAAAAGAATATGTAAAGAAAATGAATTCAGAAAGTTCTTCAGATAGAATTTATACATTAGATGAATGGGAAAGAGAAGGCCATTACAGAAGGAAACCAAATTCACAAGAGACTATATGGATTGAACCTACAACATGTCATAGACGTTTAAAATTATCTGATGCAAAAAATAAAGAAATCCATATTAAATTATAAAAAATAAAGGGTGGTTTAATTCCACCCTTTATTTTTTATATTATTTGGAATATTCTTACTATTGTAAATCCATATCCTTCTAAAGGATAATCAAATCTTTTCTTTAGTCCTAATAAATAACCTTCATCTTTAAATATTTTATATGAAATATTATTGTATTCTGCTTTACGTAATTTCAATGGGATTAATCCTTTATTAATTGACAATTCATAATTAAAACCATCTATAGTTATTTTTAATACATCACCTTGATATAGATTATTAGTATCTAAATCTAACCAGTTATTTGATAAATCAGATGTATATTTAAATAACTCTGCCATATTAGATTGATCCACATCTAACATATCAATTTCTCTAATTACATCCTTAAAGCTTTCTAATATCATATTCCATAATTCTATATCTGGTATAATTATTATATTAGCTCCCTTTGGATTTTTTGATATCATTTGCCGATTGTTATAATAAAACATTTTTAATGATGCTCTATCAGTTATATCCTTAAATATATCTAATGCTTCATTAGGACTTGGCTTTTTCTTTCCGGCCATAATTTATTCTCTCCTATCTGTTTTATGTTTATATTATTTCCTATTAATGGGTTAATCTTTTTTAACCTATTAAAATAATATTGTGTTGCTAACACAGTTTGTTCTTCTTGTGATTTTCCTTGACTTAAAATTCTAGCTAACAATAATCCTAATGAGTAATTAAACTCATTACCATTTGATCCAAATACAGCTTGATCCAAATCAATACGTACTTTTCGCTTTAAATAATTGATTTTTAAATAATTAGATGATAATTTGTCAGCTAACATAATAATGTCAATCATAGTTTGTAATTTAGAATTTAATTTTTCATATATTTCTATTATAGGACATGAATGAAACATTATAGGATATAATATTTCATTATCAGATATTTTAAATTCCTTAATTAAAAATAATCCTGATGATAATGCATGATATTGTAAACTTGAATTAAAATAATCATCCAATTCAAATCTCTCTAATACATCAAGATTCTCTCTAACATATCTTGTAGTATCACAGGGTATAGTTATATTTCTCCATATTATAGGTTTATTTGGATCTAAAGATCTTTCTTTAAAAAGATCATGTGCATATGCAATGTATGATAATTTATGATTACTTATTGGAGAATTTAACATTTTATTTACAATGCATGCATATTGTTTAACTAATTTAATATGTTTCATATGATAATCAAATTTTTTATTGTCATGATGTATCATATAATTCAAATCCAGTAACATATCTAATTCTGGATTTTTATGTTGTATAATTCTAGACATTTATAATTCACACTCCATTTCATAAAATTTATTTTATTCTATTAATAGAATATATAATTTTAAGTATATATTCTAATATTGTGAGAAACAAGGGAGGTTATAACAACAATGCAAACGATAGGAGGAAAGTGGAATATGAATACGAGATACTATATCCACAAGAACCAAATCCATTATCGTTATAAAAGAAGAGATAATGGAAAAAAAATAATAGCACTTAGAAAGGATGATATTACTACATATAAGAAAATAAGAAAAACAAAAATAATCTGTAGTATAGTGTTAGTAGCACAAATTATTGCAGGAATATGTGTCAATGAATATATTGATACAAAAAAGAAAGAAGTTGTAGAAAAAACTTTATTAGAAACTACATCTAAACCGATTGTATGTTATTCAACTACTACTATTCATAATGATGAAATCATAGGATCTGAAAATGTTATAAATTATGAAAAGTTAACATATATTCCACCAAAGAAACTGAGTTCAAAATTTATAGGAGATCCTATAATAAAAGATGATGCAATCTTATATGAGATGAAGTTACCATCTGAATATTATAATATAGATTATTCATCATTTCAACCATTTGAACCATATGATGCTATAACTAATAAAAATTCTCCTGCATATAGGTTTAATCGAGATGAAAGATGTTATACTGATTCTGATGGATTTAGAAGATGGAAGATAACTGAAGAACAATTTTCTGTAGATGGAATTGATGATTATGTTGTGGCATTAGGTACATTTTATAAGACAAAGGGCACTGTAGGAGAAAGGTTTCTTATAGTAACTGATACTGGTTCATTCACTATAATAACTGGTGATGAAAAGGCAGATAAAGATACGAATGAAACTAACATGTTTACAATTCATAAACATGGTACATGTGCCGGTGTTATTGAATATCTTGTGGATTTAAAATATTTAAATCGTTATGTAAAATCAAATGGAACTGCAACTGCAGGACCAAATGAAGCTATGCACGGTAATATATTACATATCTACAAAATTGAAAAGGGGATTTAATCCCCTTTATTTTTATCGTATATTTATTTTATTGCATGATATATTATAATTATGAATCTATAATAAAAAATAATATAAAAAGAAAGGAGAGTTTATTATGGATCAAAATGACATAACAGTTGAAGAGAAACTTGGAAAGGAAATTGCTTCTAAATATTTCATAGAGGCAGTATTAAATGCAGCTGATCATTTTAACATACAGGATTTTTCATTCAAAGTAGATAATAATTATTTTGAACGTTGTGATGGAAATCTTATGCACTACACTCCAATTACTACTGTTTGTTCAGGTTCATTTAAAGATGGAATTCATACATCAACAATTCCTTCTCTTAATGTACCTAAAAAGAAAAACAGTGTTACAGTTAAGGAATTTATTGATTTTGTATTGAAAACAAAATCGTATATCTTGGTTCCATTCATGCCAGCAGATAATATTAATCAGAAAGTATTTCAATTAAGATATTCAAATGATCATGTGAGTATGTTTGGAGATACACTTGATGTTGAAGCAGCTTATGAGAAGGTATGGGACATCATATGTTATAAAGATTATATTAGAATCACTCCAATAAGATCCGATGGATCATTAGCAGAAGAATTTTCAAAGGATTTTTCTGGGGAGGCAGATTTATTTAAATCATTAGTTGAAATGATCATTGTAGATGATGATCAGAATACTTTATATAACGGAATTAAGAAATTTGTAAACAGTATCATAGAAAGAATCGGATATTAAAAGGAGGATATTAAAATGAAATTAAAGGAATTAAGAAAAATTCAGTGCTTGATATATATTGCAGGTTTATCAGCATGGCCAATCAATGTAGCTATAAGTAACGTGATTAAAAAGATCATGAAAAAAGACAACTGGATTAGAACATTCATTAGCTCATTACTTATGGCATTAGTATCAGATCTTATCATCAAAACAGTGTTTGATGCACAGCGTGAAATTGCAAATCAAATCATCGATGAAGAAATTAAAGAAGAAATGATGAAGAATCAGTAATTATTACTGATTCTTCAATAATAATAATTTAGGGATTGAAATATATCCCTATTTTATTTTTATAAGATTTAAAAATTAAAAGTTAAGAAAAATCCATATACATCATTATCAAATGAATAAGTAAACCTATTATTATCACTATTGAAATTACAATAAGAGCCTGGATTAAAAAAGTTAGTACTGGCAGTAGCGTTTATTATATTACTATATTTACATGAACCAGTAGTTGAATCAATTATATACATCATTACACATGAATCTTTATTGCTACTTTTAAATAAAGCCATAAATATCAAATGATTATTAGTTGATGAGTCTAATGTATAAGTATCACCTTTAGCACCTTGTCTAATAGGATAAAAATGAATAAATTCTAATTTTTTATCTATGTAACTTCTATATTTAGCAATACTTTCATACATGTTAAGTTTAACTTTATCTTGCTTATTATTTAATTTTGTATTCATTTCGCTCTCAGTATAATATCTATCATCATGATTATGAGATGATGCTGCATAACTATGAGTATGATTAGTTTTACTATATACACTATCATGATTATGTGTAGTTAATGAATAATTACTATGAGTATGATTAGTTTTACTATATACACTATCATGGTTATGGTTAATATTTGCTTTATTTTTTAATTCATTCTTTGTTAATCTTATTAATTCTTTTATACCATTATCCTTTAATTGTTTCATATTATTATACCTCCAATATACTAAATAATTACTATATTTATAATAAATATAGTAATTATTTAGATTTATAATTTATATTTCATATACGAATATATAACAAAGTATAGAAAGGAGATAGTAACTATGTCAACTCAAACTATTAATGAAGTATTAGATATTTTAATTAATTCAATTATGATTCCATTGCTTTTAGCATTAGCTTCAAGTGCAGTCGTAATAGTTAAAAGCTATGGAAAGAAAATTGTAGATTCTATCATTGCAAAAAATGACCTTGAATCTATATCACAAAAGAATACAATTAAAACATTGCTTTTGGAGCAATTACAAAAGATCGTAGAAACAGCAGTAGGTTCAAATATGCAAACAGCAGATCAATTTAAAATTGAATGTCCTAAGCTTACTGATGAACAAAAGCAGATATTATTAGATGCTGCTAAAGAATGTATAATGGCATCATTACCACCTCAACTTAAAGATGATGATAGTGATCTATTGACTATCATTGGTGGAAAGGAACAGTTAGAAGTAATTATAGACAATATGATTGAAAAAGTTGTTTATGATTACAAAATGAAAAAGACAACTTCTAATATTTGATATATGCTCACAACTCTCAATTCATGTGATATAAGATAGGACCATATGGTCCTATCTTATATTGCTCTTATTTAGTTACAGTGATTATAAAGTTTATTAAAGAAAGGAGATAAATATAATGAAAATTGATTTATTAGATATTGATACATTAATTGATGTTAATAAATTACGTGAAGTAACGTCTGTGCGATTGTTTTCAAATAAGATGACATTTGAGCCAGGTGGATTATTATCACATGATATATTTGGTCAATCTAAAAGTGATAGACGAAGTACATTTGCATATATTACATTAAAACGTCATTTTATTCATCCTCATTTATATGATAAAGTAATTAAACGAATGCAACGTAATATCACATATTGTATTTCAGGTCAAAGAAAATTTATTATACGCGATGGCATAATGGTTGAAGATGAAACAGGATGGACAGGTATAGACAAATTATATGAACATTGGGATGAAATTGATTGGAGTAAAAGTAAATCAGCCAATCAAGTTAATAAAGAATTAATGAAGACATTAAAAAGAGATGATGTTTTTATTGATAAAATGTTAGTATGTCCTCCTGCATATCGTGATGTAACTATTGCAGGTACAATTGATAATAGTGATCATGTAAATGAATTAAATGATTTATATTTAAAATTATTACGATCAGTAGCATTATTATCAGAGGGAGGAATATTTGCATATAGACAATATTCTACTCAATATAAAGTACAAGAAACATTAGTAGAAATAATAGATTATTTCAAAAATCAAATATCAAAAAAACATGGTTTGATTAGAAAGAATCTATTGGGTAAATCAGTTGATTATGGTACTAGAGCAGTTATATCATCTAATAATTATAATAATGAGCGATTAGAAGATAGTATGGTAGATATGGATCATTCAGCAGTACCAATATCACATTGTTGTTCATTATTCTATCCATTTATTGAAGCATGGTTAACTAATTTCTTTCAAAGAGAAATTATTAATGATCCAAATGCAATAGTTTTCTATGATCAAGAAACGAATAGAGAAGTAGTAGGTAGTATAAAAGATGCTGAAGCTCAATTTTCTGAAAAAAATATTAAAAAGATTATTAATGATTATATTTTAAATCCAGATAATAGATTTAAAAAATTAATTGTTGATGTTGAAATTCCATTACAAAAAGGCTCTATAGTAAAGAAATGCTCTGTGATATTGAAAGGTAAAGTGATATTACCTAATAATGCAAGTACAGTTCTAAATAGAGCAATGACTGTAACGGATCTATTATATTTAGCATGTGTTGATGTATGTGAAAAACGTCATATTATGGTTAGCAGATACCCAGTTGGTACAGACAAGGGTATTTATTTTAATAAGATAAGAGTATCATCAACACGTAGACATATTAAATTGATATTTAATGGAAAAGAGTATCCTTTTTATCCTGATATTAATTTTAATACAGAAGAAGACAAGGTGGGCATTCAATTTATAGATACATTGGTTATGGCAAATGCACATCTGGATGGTATGGGTGCCGATTTGATTTCAAAATTGGGGTCGGCTAGAATAGTAATATTCTACAAGAATAAAGTGGTGAACGCTTAACAAGCGGTGTGATAATATGATTTTATTATTGCTAACGGTAGAAGTTAAATAAGCTGGGATATATAATAGCCCGATATATCTAATTTAAACAGTCGAATACGCTTCATAAGAGATAATGATTTCCTATATAATAGGATAGATTTTAATACCGTGCTAAAGAATCGATATGATATCGAGGAACAAGTGTAGAGACTAGTTATGTAGGAATATGGTGGAATGCTGTATTTCGAAGTGCCACTCTCCATAGAATTTTATTTTTATATTTCTTTGGGTGAAGAGATAGTCCAATTTCAATTAACTTTTTTATTTATTATTTTTCATCTTTATATTCTAATGGTGGTAATAATTCAAATCCTGGAAATTGATCTGATTTAGCATTATCCATTAAATATAAATTTACAGTAGTATATAATTCCTGATAAAACTGTTTAGATTTATCTGAATGGCGGTCACCTACAGGCAATCCATCTCCTAATACATTTTTATTTAGGATATAAGCTCTTTTATCAGGATTAATATAAAATATAAACCAACCTTTGTAAGGTCTACCTTTGCGTACAGAGTTTTTGATCATATCTTTAGAGCTATTCATATAGTCTCCAAAGAGTTTCATAGAATCAGAAAATAATATCTTTTTATTATTAACATGGATACATATAACACCTTCAGATCTGAGGAGTTTATCTCTAGCCATTAACTTTGTTCCAATTCTATTATTGGATGCTCCTCCTCTTACTATATTATATCCATTTTTAATAGTATCAAAGAAGTTAATGAAATATTTTTCTTTTTCATTATGATCAAATTTTGTTGTTTCAGCCATTGGATACATAATAAAGTTATTAAAGCCTTCAGCTACCATAGCTTGAATAATAGGTCTATTAAATCTACTTGCTGTGGTTAAATTTTTATTTTTCATAATCATATTATATTCATAAAGATAGTCAGATGCTCTTTTTCTTAATTGAACAATAGTATTTGTTTCAGGAACACCTGTCCAATTAGAATAAGTAGAACCTATATATTTTTTATGATTTTTAAGGTTTTCAATACAATATATGTATCCAAATGGTAGACCAAAATGATTTCTATCAATTTGATAATCTTTTGCTATAGGTCTATTGTTAATAAATAATTTTAACATTTCACGGTTTTGTTTTATAATATCTTCTTTCATAGTTAGTCTCCTTTTCTTTTCACAAGCAACTGGTAGACTATCTCTTCACTTATTATACTGTATATGCTCGATAAATATAATATATAAATAAAAAAGTTTCTTGTATATGTTGATGGAGATCAGGTATCAGAAAGAGGTATATATTCTGATGAAGCTAATGCTGAAGCAGAAATGATTATGGGTACTAAAATGAGTTGTTTAGCTATAACAGGTACTAATGCTAAAGTAACAGCTAAAGAGGTATTTAACTCTTTCTATGAATTAACTAAAGATGGAAAAGAAGCTAAGTTAGTAAATGAATCAGATCATTTAACTTATATAAATATGAATCCAGATAATTTTACTTTATCTTTTCTAACAAAAATGTTTGCTGATAGAGTGGATTGTACTAATGGTAATTCTACTAAGAAAATTAAATGCAAACATAATACATGGGATAAATTTGTAGTACCTGCAAATTATTTCTATAATAATCAACCAAAGATTGATACTACTATAGGTAGATTCGTTATGAATAAATTCTTATTAGAAGGATCAGGAGTTATATCTTTAACTCATTATATCAATGAAGTTATAAATAAGGGTAAACTAGGTGATCTTGATAATTTGATTGCTCAATTATGGCAAGAGAATAAAATAGGTAAAAAAGAATTTAATGCTTATGTAGATAGACGAGATAATCTTGGTTATTGGTTGAATGGAATGTTAGCACATACATTATCAGAAAAAATGTTAAGTCCCTTACCAGAGATAACAGCTAAAAAGAAAGAATTAATTAAAAAATATGAAAAAGAATTAGCTAGTGGTAATGTAGATGTTATGACTAATATTAGTAAAGAATTAATTGATTATGCAAAAGAATTATTAAAAGATGATCCTGGTATGGATTTATATTTATCAGGTGATCTTGATTTTGCTAATAATTATAAAAATAATTCTATTATCAAAGGTGCAGTATTAAATAAAATTACTAATGAATATGATTTCATTGGTACATCATTTATGGATGGTATAGATGTACATGATATACCTGCACATGCTAATAGTATATTAGCATCTCAATTCCCAGCATCTATTGGTACTGCTGATGCTGGATATCTTGGAAAGAAGATTTTGGCATTATTACAGATGATGAGATGTGCAGCAGAAGGAACAGACTGCGGTACTAAAAATCTTATACCATTAAAAATTACTAAAAAGAATAAAGATAATGTATTATATACATATATTGCAGAAGGTGATAGTCTTGTATTATTAACCAAAGATAATATAAATAAATATGTAGGTAAAACAGTTAAAATGAGATCACCTATGTCATGCAAAGATGAATGTATATGTGAGAAGTGTGCAGGTAGACTATTCTATATGTTGGATATTGAATATGCTGGATTATTTGGTATACAAATTTCACATGCTGATTTAAATTTGGCATTGAAAGCAAAGCATGTCAGTGTAGTAACATTATATACATTAAATCCAGATGATATAATTGAAGATATAGAATAAAATGATATATTCTTTATTTGTATCATGTAATAAAAACTTTTTATATATGATACAAGGTGATTAACAAAATAAACATTGCCAAATAAAAGGAGGAATACGCAATGCATAAAGAAAAAATTAATAGTTCCATTGTGTGTGGTGCATGTGGAGAAGTGAATGATATTTCTATGGAAGTTGATCTTATGGGGTTTGCTCCAAAGAATAGATCACGAATAATGCCTGTTGGTGTTAAATTTCCATATCGAATCACATCAAAAGATATTGAAAATTTTCTGATTGAAACATCACGTGTTTTTGTTAAAGATGTGAAAGTTGAGGTTGTTCCAATCTATTGTGAAAAGAAAAAGAAGAAATCATTTGAACCACATAGATCATATGCATCATTACGTATTGCATTCAGTCATCAGATTATTGAAAATTATGAAGACTTTGGATGGTATGGTAAGATTGGAGCATCTTCTGATAACATTAAATATGTTAATAGTGAGATGAAAAATCTTGTGGAACGTTATAAGTTTAATGCAGATAAGGTAAAAGAATGGTTGAAAGATTATAAAGTTCTTGATAATCTTGAAGAAGCATTTGGAATGGATGAAAAGTATATTCTTGATATTAAAGAATATATTTATCCTAAATTAATTAAGGCTAAGAATGGATCTGTATGGATTGCATTTTCTGCAGCTATTGAGCCTATTATTTATGATATGCTTGCTGATAAAGATACAAAGAAAGTAGATGGTACAATTAAGATTGAAGATATTTATCGGATTTCTAATGATATCATTGAATTTTCAGTTATTCAGGATCCTTATTTGAAAGAATATGAAGAAAATTCACATGTAAGACAGATTATTGCAGGCGAAGAAAAGGCGAAAATTAAATAAATTAATATAAGAGGAGTAAATTTATATGGGAGAAATGAAAGACAAAATCAATCAGGCAATCAAAAATCAAACATTGACTGGTAAAGTTAAATGGTTTGATATTAAAAAAGGATATGGGTTTATTGAAGACAAAAATGGAAAACAATATTTTGTCCATCATTCTGGTATCACAAAAGGTCGTATATATACAGGTCTTGATAAAGGAGCTGAAGTATCATTTAATGTTACTGGTGAAAATGAAAATGGACCTATATGTTCAAATGTTGTAATGGGTGATGTACCGGTTACAAAAGAAGAAAAGATTCCTGCTAATAATAGGCAGAAACAAACAAAGCTTATTAACAATAAACCCAGTAATCAGAATAAACCTACAAAGCCTTTAAATAACAAGACTACAAAAAACACAAAACCAGTGTCGCAGAAGAAGACCGTGAAGAAAAAATAAATTAAACATACAAATTTATTAGAGAGGATTTGAATCCTCTCTAATATTTTTATTTTATGGAGGTAATTATAATGTTAAATAATATTATAAATGAATATATTGATGAAATAAGTAAAGCTAATAAAGATTTTAATAAAGTAACTTTGAGCATTATGACTAAATTTGGTACTTGTGTAAAAATTGGCTATGATAAAATTATAAATAATGAAGAAATAGTTGTAGTTAATAGTAATAGTGTTGCTATTACTTATTATAGAGATGATCTATGGTTAGTTGCTCCATATCCATCAAGTAAAATTTCAAAAGTATTTTTCATATTTGCAATGTCACAAGAAGAAGCAGAAATGATATTTAAGATACATATATTTGATAAACGTACATTTCATGATAATTATAAATTTATTAATTTTCCAAAATTAATAAAAGAAAATATATCTGAAGATGATGTATCTAATAAAATAACTAATGAATCTTCGAATCATGTTATTAATGTTTTGACAAAATTTGGTTATAAAACATCAATAAATATTATTAATCTTAAGAAAGATAATAAATGTGCTATAAGTGTTCCTTTTTCTGATGATAAGGTTTATTATACTAAAGAAAATATTTGGCTAGTAGTACATTATCCATTAATATCATTTAATGATATTATGTTTGTATTAGCTGAATCTGAAGAAGAATGCAAAAAAATATGTGATTTATTTGTATATAATAGACCTAATGATTTTGATTATGGTTCCATAAAATACTCTCAATTATTCCAAGAAAATAATGAAAAAGAAAAATCATATAAGAAACTTAATACGATACAGGTTACTGATAAAGATACAATCGAAAAATTATGTGAACAAATATTAATTACTGGAGCTGATTTTGATGGTTACATTATAAAATATTTATAAAGTTTATATTATGTCGATTATAATAAACATACTGCATTTAGGATTATCATATAAATAATATAAAAATAAAGGGTGGAATTAAACCACCCTTTATTTTTAATAATCTAATAGACAATCATTGAATTCTTTATTTTCTATCCATGGTAAATGTGTTTCAAGATGTGGAATAATTATTTCTTTAGTATTTTTCCATATAGGTTTTTCATTTAATTCGTTATAAATATTTTTCCATGAGAAAGTACATTCTGGATCATTTTTAAATTTATATCTTGTCTTATTACCTTCTATGAATCCATTTTCCCTTCCATATAATATTAATGAACGTAATGAATCAAATCCTTCTTTAAATGAAAATACTTGTTCAAAAGATATACCCTTACTATCATTGCCTGATTGATTAGAAGATGATTTAATTGGTTCAAATCTAACTAAATGACCTTCAAAACCATCACTCTCCATTGTAAAGTTATCAGATGGCAAAGCTGTTAATTTAATAATGTTATACGGATAATATAACATTGTCTTTCCACCTGGTATACTTTCATCTTGTTTAAGATAATTTTGTTGTCTAGCTACTGGAGTAAATGCATTCATACTCATATTAGTGTTAATATGATTAATACCATAAATGATAATATCGGCTTCTTTACATAGTGGAAGTATATCTTTAAAGAAACCTTTAAGAGTCTTTGCATCTCTTGCTCCTTCAGTATTACTCCTCATCTTTTCTGCATCTTTTACTTCTTTAGAATTATCAACATTGAATGTTTCATCTATAACAGATGTAATTGAATCAATAATAACTATGGTAGGAGGTAGTATAATTACAGGTTTACCAAATTCATCATTATATCCCATATTAATTTTTATTTGTTCTCTAAGCCTTATCTTAGTTACAGCCATTTGTACCAACATAGCTTGTATCATAGATAAACTAACTGCTCCACTTTTTAACATATATCTTGGAGTACTACCATCTTTACTTGCAAAATATTGTATTGGTAATTTTGTTACAGATTCAATTCTACTAATATCTGTACGTTGTTCTGTATCAAAATGAATAACATTTGCTAACTTAAATTGCCTAAGTATATATGCAGCAATTTGTTCTGCTAATGTACTTTTTCCAGAACCACTGGCTCCTACTATAAGGTTAAATGTACCTGCTGCTTGGCCTATTCTTGGTTCTTGTCTAATTAATTTTCCTAATTCATCATGTACATTTATCAATGATCCAAAATAATAATCTATTAATGGATATCCAGTTCTAATAAATGCTGTAATTGCATTAGTATTGAATAGATTCTTTTTATCATTTTCTTTCAATGCTACAGATAGTGGATTAAATGTTTGCATTATATCTAATTGATCAGCTATTATATCCACTGCTTTTTTTGTTGCCATATGTTTAAATCCTCCTTAAGATAAAATTATTTTTATAATTTTTAGATTAAGTATCAAGTTTAAAATATATAATTATCTAAAAGAGGATAAAAAAAATAAAGGGAGATTTAGTCTCCCTTTTGTATATTTTTATAATGTTACTCTAGGTAAATAATTACTTGTTAAGATAATTTTATTTTTACCTTCCTTTACTTTAATATTATATGATGATTTTACATTTGATAAATTTATAGCTCTGATAGATGATAATCTTAATTCAAAATCACCAGCACTTTGTCTACCATATGTTTCTATATATTTATTTAATACTGGAATATTATCAAAGAATTTAGGCCAATTATTTTCTGATAATCCAACTATAATAAGATTATAATTAAAATTAGAAGCAGGATTATTATTTATCTCAAATATTGATATAATACCTATATGATATAAATAATTTCTTATTTGAATTAATAATTCATTATCATCTGATGATAATGTTATACCATCATTTACCAATTTTGGATTAAATGTCATTTCTATCATACCTGATATAAAGTCTTCTTTAATATCATTTCTAGCTAAATAAAAATATGTTGGTATTTCTTTTTTCTCCATATCATAAAACATTATATCTGATGATAAATATTGTGACCATGTTAAAGTATGACCATCTTTATATTGTAATATTACATTACCATTTTCATCTTTATCTGTACAGCCATATTTCTCATTCATTTTAGATCTTATTAAAATATTTTCAAATTCTTCCTTTTCCATTTTAAATGATACAAATGGGCATTTACTATCATCACCATATACAACTATACAACCTATAAAGAAAGGTGATTTTGTAATCTGTATAGTAGATAATTCTGTCTTAGTATATACTTGATAAAATTTTTTAAATATACTTAAAAATTGAGGATTGTTCTTTGATTTATCTAGTATATTCAATAATGGTACTATGTTAATACCAGTATACACTAATCCATTTAATGGAACTATCTGTGTTCTATGATCATTATATGTTAACATTGTAAATCTTAATCCTGGTTCTTCTTCTACGCTTTCTACATGTAATAATTCACCTGTTACATAATCAATCACATTTTCTCCTTCTTTTAGTTCTGAGATATGTTTTATAATACCTCCTGCTGTAATTACCTTAGAATCCAATTCTTTTGCATTTGACATTTTAAATTCCTCCTATTATTATAATAATTATATAGAATAGCCTATTAAACTATCCTAATAACAGAATATATCGTTTAAAAAGAAAGAGAGGTTACAATAATGAGTAAAAATAATCATACAGAAGACGATGTAAAGTCTTCAGTTCACTCTATATATTCTAGTCTTTTAGAAAAGCGTTTACAAGAACGCGAACAAAAAGAAATTGAACGAATGGAGAGACAAGAAAAGAAAAGAGAAGAGAAAGAAAAGAAAAATAAAAAAGAAGATGGTACAAAATTGTCTAAAAAAGAAAAAAGAGAAAGAGATTTAGATAATTGGAAAGAAGTATTATATGGGTTAACTGGAGATGATCTTGAATATTCAGATGAAAAGAAAAGAAAAAAGAAATATAAAAAATGGATTAGTGATGATATAACATCTGATATTACAGTAGCTAAACCTAAAAAACCTAAAAAGAAAAATTTCCAAAAGGAATTCAATGCTGAATTAAATATGTTAAAAAATTTAGTAGCAGATCAGAATAGATTTACTATTGAATTACAGAAACGATTTCAAAATATGGCTGGGCCTAACACAAAAGATGCTATGCCATTAAATAAAACAATGGTAGATTTAGCTGCAGCTGTAAATGCATCAAGATCTAATTCTTTAGGTTATTTAAGAGAAATTGGTAACTTGAAAAAGAATATTGCTGATCTTTATATGAGACAAAAGAAATTAGATTCTGAACTTGGCGGTTCATCTTCTGTAGGTGATAGTAATGATCTTGGATTATTAGGATCTAGTATAGCATCATCATTATTTGGAGATACAAGTAGTCAATTTGCGCAACCTCCAGTACAACCACCTGTACAACAGCCAATGCAATCAAATGTGAATATAACAACATCAAGTGGTCCAGATAGTTATAATCCTAATGGATTTTATCAAGTTACAGGTACTAGACCAAATACCCCGCAGGCATCTAATTCTGTATTAAGCAATAATTTTGATCCATCTACATGGGATGGTCCTGAATTAGATTCAAGTAATTCAGTTATATATGAGAATATTCCAAAAAAATATGTAGTCGAATGGCATAAAGATGAAGATAAAGCAAGGTTTAAAGCAATTAACACTAATACAGGAGAAGAAATTATTGGTTGTCCTACACCTGAAGCTGATCCAAAGAGATTAGTATTTAATGAAAAAGATAAAACTGTTAAAGGACAATTTGATGAAATATATGAACTTGAGGTGATGTAAATGGCATCTAATGATTCTAATAGAATAGATCCACTTCAAAATATCTTTAATGATATAAAAAAGATATTAGATTATATTGTATTAAAAGATGAAGCCGAAGCAAATAAATTTGAAACTCCAGAAATTAAAAGATTAGCAGCTATGTGGATGAATGCAAAATATCAAAAAGATCAGTATTCTACATATAGTGAATATTGGGATTTTGGAATGTTTCAATCTATAGTTACAAATTTATCTTATGATCAATATAATCAATATAAAAGTAATCCATTTACAGTTCCTATGATTTATAGAGATCATCTTCTTCAAATTGGACGTAAAAAGTTCATGTCACAATATGAAGAGCAGAATGAATATTATAGAATGCTAAATGGATTACCTCCAATTGATACTAAGAAGGAAGATTTTATATATCTTAGTGAACCTATCAGAAATCAATTACATGCTTCTAATGATCCTGTACATCTACTATCTCCATTGATACAAAATAATTATATGAGTACGGATGAATACAAAGAAGTATTAAAGAATAATCCTGATAAAAAATATCTAAAATATTTAGGTATGTATAAAATAGATATCTTTGTTGCACGAAATGCCAAGGATTTTGAAATTATAAGATATTTATTGAACAGATCTGATATTAATCCTAATCTTATAGATACATTTAGTAAATTATATGCAAGCTATAGAGAATATGTAATGACTACTCTTTATAATAAACAGCTTGAAGATGTATTTGAAGGTTATAGAAATTTTATGGGATCACTAATAATGATGTTTACTTTAATGCAGATACCAAATAAAGCATTAGAATCAATTACAAGTAAACAATTTTTAGATGATGCTATACTTCATATAATGTTATCAACATATGGTATCGACAATAAACTTCTATTAACAAATGAAATTAGAAGGAATTTATGTATTAATATGTTAAAATTAATACGTGAACGTGGTACAGATGATATTTATTATGATCTAATAGAGATATTAGGTTATCAAGATATTATTATCAGTAAACTATTATTGATGAAAGGTCAGCAATTTGATAAAGATGATAATTATAAAGTAAAAGATAAAGTAAAACCATACTTTTTACAAATTGATTTACAAGATAAAAATATTTATGATACGATATCAAATGGAAAAGCTCCTATATATAGTTATGAGTCTATTGTTAGTAATGATCCTACCTGGTGGGATACTCCCGATGTACAAAAAATATTAGAGGAATCTAATTACTCAATAAGCGATTCTAAATATATAACAATAGAAGCAGTTATACATCAAATGGAATATATGTTTGAATCTATATATTTCTCACGTATGATATTGGATAATAAATCATCTACAGATACATTCTATATTGAGATACCAGAGTTATTTGGTACAAAAATGATATCTATATATGATATTATGGTTACTATTATATCAGCTATGTGTATGATCAATGATTTACCTGGAGAAATAATTACAAATGAAACAAAATTATTATCAACAGCAGGATTTAATTTTGAACTTAATTTTGATTCATTTAATGAATTTCTAGATACAACTAAATATGTTGATAGAGATAGGATAATAAAGTATTTAAATAATCTTACTATTACCGATAAAACAGATATAAATAGATTATTTAATGAAGTATTATATCCAATGAGAGAATGGTTAGAAAGTAAAATTGTTAATGCAACTAATAGACATGAATATGTAGAATATGAAAGTATATATAGAGCATTATATACATATGATATTAATCATAATACCTTTTTGGATGATTATGAATTACCTTTAATCACCATATGTAAAAAATATAACATAACATCAGATGAAATAAAGGCATATAAACACTTTTATCCAAGAACAATTACAGGCGAAGTAGTAACAGTTGAATCATTTGGCATATCACGTTACCATTCACCATTTGTATCAGAAGGTAATGAGATTCCTTATTTTATTCATATAACATTAGATACTCCATATGGTGAAGATGATAGAGGATACTTATATTTTCATGATATATTAAATTGTGAGGATATAAGAGAACTTGAATCATTCCAAGATCAACCTGATGATCATATGAGAATATTCATGGATTATAGTGATGATGAAATTGGATGGGAAGTGAATGAAGATGCAGTAAATAAAGCTATTGAATTAATAGATAAACTCCCAGATGAAGGATTGTTTAATGCATTCTTTCAAGTTAACACACCAATTCTCAATAGTAATGGATTGTCATATACTAAAGGTGAAAGATTACCATCTAATATAAGATCATCTATTTATAAGCAAATATTAAAAGAAAAGATATTAATGGATGTTAGTGGATTTGCTAAAGCTCCTACAACATATCAGGAATATTTATATAGAAAAAATCGTACTTTATATGATTTATTATATAAAGATGATAGATTTAATCTTAATAAATCTGCATGGATGGAAGATATAATGAAATTAATATTATCCATAGAAACTGAATTAGATCTGCATATGAAATATTTTGAACAATCTATATTAGGACAAGAATCATTCTTTAGACCATTAATATCATTAATAGAACATTTTAAATCTTCATTTGTTGATATTGCTAAAACTGGATTAAGATTTATATTTGATGATAAAATTGATTCTGGTGGAAATTCAAATATGTTTAAGCTATTTGATGATGTCAATTTTGTTATTAACTTTATTACATTAGCTAATAGAGGATATGAATCGCAGTTTGGCTTATATGATACTGAACATCGAATGAAACATAGTATTATTATAAAAGATAGGTCTGAAATGCTAACTATGACAACAGAAGGATTCGATGCACATGTTAGAGAAGAAAGAATGGGTTCATTACATATGGTAGATGAAGTTAAATTCTTTAAGAATCAACATGATATAGATCCTAATGAATATTCATCAGTATGGTTTAACGGTGAACCTAATACAGGTAGATGGTCAGAAGAAGATAATATTCTTATGATGGCTAGAAAGAAAGAGACAAAAATAAATAATAATGAAGTTGATTTAGATGGTTGGAAAGATTTTAGAAATAGGGACTAGTGTCCCTATTTCTTTTTTTAATTAATATCTATGAAGTAAATCTTTTATTGGTCCAATAATTCCATATTGATAAAATTCGACAATTCCTTCAGATACTTTTCTATCGTCTACTTTATATGTTATTTTAATTTTCTCATTCAATTTTTTACTAATTCCATTAAATGCAGGATTTTTACGATCTGGTAAGAAATACCATGGTTTCTTTGTATCGATATACATTGCAGGTATATAATTTGAATATTGTTGAAATTGTTCTGATGTAGGATCTATCCATATAGAAAATAATTTAGATCCATCTCTTTTATCTATTACATCTAACTGAATTAATGAATGTTGAAGAGGCCAATATTCAGATTTTATTTTTGATATGTGATTTAATTCACCATGTATTTCTTTTATTGAAAATTCAATATAGTTTTCTTTCTGAATTTTAAATGCCTTTTTATGCATATCTCTTAATTTCTCATCCATAATTAAACAAGATTCAATACATAATCCTGTATATTTATAAAATTCAGATTCTTCGTTTTCAACATCAAACTTTTTAGCTAATGTATGTCTAGTAATAATTACAAGTTTAGATATAGTACTTTTCATTTGATCAATTAGTTTTGTTTTCATTTCATTTATCATCATTTAAGAGCCCCCCTCTAATCAGTAAAATATTCAATTTTTCTTGTAGTATCATTTTCAGATTCTGTATAATTTTTATTTTGATTAGGTAGATCTTTTCTAAAAAGTAAATCATTATCTTTATTTGCTTTAATTGTTCTTCCCACAGTTTCCATAATGTTATCAATCATTTTTTCCATTTTTAAATAACTCCTTTTCTTTTATTATTTTATTTTTTTGAATCTTAAATAAATTCGCATAACGACCACATTTGATTTTACCTGTTTTGATATAAAGTAAAACTTGGTCGAATGAATTATCTTTAAATTGTTCATATCTTTCAATTGCTTTCATATTTTTATTCTCCTTTCTCTATATAGAGAATATATATTCATGAACTCGATGATAAAAAATATATTAATATGGAAGGTGGATATAAATAATGAAAAATATAAATTTAGATGTAATAGATCCATTAATATTAAATTCAGTTATTAATAGTAATGAGTTTAAAGAATTTTGCAATTCATTAGATGAGTTATATTTATTAACATCTAATGACTTAATACTTGAAGCAGTTACAGGTAAAGGTGAAAGTAAAATAAGAAAGATAAACAATATAATTTCCAATACGAAGCAAACAACAAAACAGGTTGCTAATGTTTATGATGATATCACTGATTCTAAAGCTGGATTAATTAAATCTACTTGGGATCTAGTAATAAATAGTATACATTTAATAACTAAAATTACTGGTTTTGTATATAAATGGATAGAAAAAATTCCTAAAGCAATAAATAAAGGAGTGATAAAAATAAATGAAATTCCAGAAAATGTAAGGAACAAAATAAAAGGAAATATTTCTTTATATATTACGGCAGAAGATATTGCTGATTTATATAATAAAGATCTTATATTGCATATGAGTAACTTTATTGAATTAGTAACTCAATTATCTAAAGGAGATATGTGGACAACATTTTTCAAAGGTAGTAGAAAACAAACCGTAACTAATAGTGAGAATAACTTTGTTGCTAGAATAATTACATCTAATACAGATATGAAATTATGTAATGAAATTGATGATGAATTGAAAAGAATAAAAAATCTAGGATTTACTAAGACTACTATAGAAATGTCATCTCAATCAGTAGTAGATCTATATTTTGGTAGTAACACAGCAATAACATTTGTTGATTTACATGGTAAAAAACATGAATCAACCTATATCGAAGCATTATATGATCTATCAAAAGAATTATCTATTTTTGTGAAACCATTAGAAAATTTACAAAAAGATTTAGGTAATAAATTTTCAGAAACGCAAGCTAATGGTACATTCGCTAATTTATCACATGGACAACAAAAATTAGTTACTAATACTATTCAGAATATAAGTGTTGGTATTAATGTAATTGGAGTGATACTTAAATATATTATGGCGGATATTAATACAATGAATAAAACTATAGATAAAATTTATATTTCTATGAAGAAAAAATAATAAGGGGGATTTAATCCCCCTTATTTTACTCAGATTCTTTTATTATATCCAATATGATTTGTTTAAAGTCCATAGCATTGATTAATTTACTTATAAATGTTTCCATAGCCAATGTTTTACATGCACTTTCTACAGAATCTTTTATAAGAGTAAATAAATACTCTTTATTTTTCTCTATGTATTCTTTTACAACATTTTGTAATCTATAATTCAATTGGTATCTAAAATTATCATAATCATCTTCATTTTCAGACTTTTTATTTATAATATCTTTTATGATATCTAATACATCTGGATTTACATCTGGATATAATTTATCTGCATATTCTTTAGCTACATTAGATATTATTTGATCTACTAAAGAAATATTAGCATCTTGTCTAACCTTTAAGATACCATCGATTTTTTCAGTAACTGCATTTTTACATCTTTCAGTCACAATACGTTTTATTTCATCTTCAGAGAGATAATCAAATATATTGAATGTTTGTATAGAACTTATATTGCCATCTAATTTTGATTCATATTCTTCAATAGATATAAGATTAGATTCACCGGTAATAATATACCCTGTAGGAAACGCAACCCTATATCTTACTTCATTAATATTATCTTCCGGATCTACTGGATATATTTTATCTACTATACCAAATATACCTTCTCTATCTCTATTTCTTATAAAAACATTACTTCCTAAATTAAACTTAAACGCTTGCATATTATACTCCTTTCATATCTAAATTATCTTTTAAATCTTTAAAGATTAAATTAAATGGATCATCATCTTTATAAAAATAATGTATATCGTATTTTAATGATTTACAATATTCAATTTCCCTTTGTGTATCTGGGCCAATATAACCATTTGGATTTATAACATAAATTATATCAGCTAGATCCATTTTTATTTGATGTAATTTATGAAATTTTTCCCATTCCTCATTACTTAATACAGACTTTTCTCTAACTTTAAAAGTCTCGGGTCTCAATATTACATAATGAATATTCTTTTGAGAAATAAATGTTAATTGAACATCATAAAATAATTTACTGAATTTTTCAGATCCAATTAATGTAACAAATATAGTTGGTTCATAATAAATTATATCTGGTCCATTTACTATATTTTTTGCAACTTCAATTTCATGTTCTACTGAATCTCCAATGTAATTATTTTTATTTATTACAAATAAAACATCAGATTTAGAAATCATCTTATCATAATTTTTAACTATTTGATCTAATTCTTGTTTTGATGGTTCTTTATTAAATAAATCTTTCCATGATTCAGGGGTATGTACTATTGCACCTTTTTTTATTAAATATTTTTTTATTGATTTTATTTCTGATTTAAATTTTAAAGAAGATGAAATAGTTACAATTTTACCTTTAAAATTATATTTGTTATAATCGATATACATTTTACAAATCTCCTTTTAGTTTCGCATTGAATAAACCTTTTAAATGTTTTTCTGGATTGTCTTTTAGATATTGAGCTTTTTCTGCACTATTATCTAGATATTGATATAATGTAGCATAATGTGGTTGTGATTTTACTTTTTCACGTGTATTAGATACCTCCTCCCTAGTACATATTCCCTTCTCTACAAGAAGTTGTAAAATAACTTGGGTCTCAACTTTTACATCGAGCAATAATTTCTTATCTGCAATCTCATGTTGTGCTTTATCCATATCATAGATAGCATCTTTACTTATCATTTTCAATTACTTCCTTTCCTTTCATATATACTTCTTTTATTCTAAGTTCTACAAGATATTCTAATAACTTATAATCGTTATAAATATCATAATCTGAAGTAACATACCATTTCTTTAATAATTTATATGCTTCTAAATATTGTCCATCGTAATATAATTCTTCAGCTGATTTATATGTTTCATATGATATATCATAATCATTCTTCCATAATATCAGAAATATACTAAATAATACTGAAATTAAAATTACAAAATAGAAATTATTTATAACTTTTTTAGTAGATATTTTATTTCTTAATCTTTTTGGATCTTTGTTTGTTGATTTATATCTATTATTAATTTTAATGGAAATTAAGATGATAGAATATAAAAAGCAAATAAAAATACTTATTACCAAAATAGATAAACCTATATTTCTTAATTGAACAAAGAAATTTCTGTTCATTAATAAACCAGCTATAACCATATTATTCATTTTTATCATAATAATATCCTCCTTTTGCTAAAGCTTCTACACATTTTCTTTTATTAACATTTATTTCTGATTTGTCTGTATCTGCATATTGATCATAAATATAATATGCTTCTAGATATTCACCTTGATCAAATAACTGACTTGCTTTGAACATATCTCTTCTATAAGATTTTTCACTATGACAAGAAATAGATCCTACCAATGTAAGAACTATGAATATTGCTAAAGTAAAATTTGTTACAAGTGAAATTCCTGGTTTTCTTTTTATCTTCTTAATCTTTAATGATATAATTCCTATTAATATACCAATTGATGAATAAAATAAAAACAATGTGAATGTATCTTGCCATACATGAAAATCATTTCCTCCAGTTAATAGTTCATTTAAACCAAACATATATTTTCCTCCTAAATTTAAAATATAATATAGTAAGTACGTAATATCTTTTTTATTTTATTTTATTTAACCATCTCTAAACATAGTAGATTATTTTCTACTCTCATAGTAATCTTAAATACATCAAAAATATACTGCATATATTTAAGATTCTTTAGATCATCAAGTATATTCATATTGATATAATGTTTATATCCAAATTCAGAGTTTAAAATAATTTTTAAATTATTAGGAAAATATTTATAATCTTTAACAAGTCTAAGATTCATTAAATTTTTATAAATTTTTTGCACTACATTTAATTCATTATATGTAAATTCTGATGTTCTATACATTAACTGTTTAAATGATAACCATATCTGCTCATTATTTAAATCTTTATCTTTTTCAAATAAACTGGATTTGAAAAATTCTCTAATTTTGTTTTTCTGATCATTTGTTAATAAAATTTCTTCCATTTTATATTTCTCCTTTCATAACGTCATAATATAAATAAAAGTGAGGTGATTAATGTGTTTTTAACTAACGATCAATATCAAGGATTACATAATCTCGAAAGGTGGTATTATAAATCAACACATCAAATTATAGAAATTTCTGGAGTAACAGGTACAGGTATATGGCAACTATTACAAAATTTCATTGATAATGTTGAATTACAACAACGAGAAATTATGTATCTATCATATGATCAACATCAAGTGTTAAATTTAGCTTATAAAAGATATCATGCTTACTATATTAATAGTATAATATATAATTATACAAGGATTGTAGATTTTGATACATTACCAGTTATAAATTCATATAGTAAAGCAATAGAATATGAATGGAAAAAATCAGTACGAAAGAAAATAGATCCAAGATACAAATTGATTATAGTTTTTGATTCAATGTTATTAAATGTAGAAACTGTAACAGATTTAGCATCATTTGGTCTACCTATAATATTGATTAGAGATCCAATGTTATTACCAGTACCTGATACATATACATTTTTAAGAGATGCAAATATTATACTAAGAGAAGCACATCCAGATTTATCACGAAATCCATTAGTATATTTTGCACATAAAGTATTGAATAATGAAAAATGGAAAATAGGTACATATGATAATGTATCAATAGTACCAAGGAAACAAATGAATTTATATAATTTAAGATCATCAGAAATGATTATAACTTTATCAGATGTTTTAAGTGATCAAGTAAATAGATTATATAGAGAAAGGATATTAAAAAGGCAAAATATAATTAATGTGGTTGGAGAAAGATTAATAGTAATGAATAATTTATATAAACATAAATTAGTCAATAAAACTGAAAAAAAAGTTAAAGTATTTTTAACTAAAGGAACAGTTGGTACATTGACAAAATGTAATCATCATGTGTTAAATACAAAATATGTACCAATTGATTTTAAACCACAATTCTATGATGAATCATTTGATGATTTAGTAATGGATAGACATTACTTAAATAATATAGAATTTAACAGTAGACAAATAATACCAGATGAGACCATATTATTCAAGTATGCCTATGCATTACCTGTACCATTAACACGTGTATCTCATTGGGATAAAGTTACATTGATAACTGATCCTAATGAAGAATATGATGATGAATTACAAAAACGATTAATATATACTGCTATAACACGAGCAAAAAGAATGTTAACTATTATAACTTAATCTTCTAATGATTCTTCTGATACTCGTTGTTTTAATACTATTCTATGAGTAGATGACATAAATTCACCAGATTCAATCTGAAATAAATGATATGCATATGATAAACGATATGTTTTATCGTTACCATAATTTTCTTGTTTAATAGTATCATCATATATCATATTATAAATTTTATTAGGTGTGAATGCAGTTATATCAACATTATGTGAAGTTATATACATTTGACCTTTATTTTCTTCCATACGTGCAATTACAATATATGGAAGATATTTATTATCATCTTTTTTAGAATACATAATACTCTCATTACGTTGATCTATAACAGATTGATTTGCAGCTGCAATATTTACATTAATATCGTCAGCTACAACTATCTTTGCTTCACTACCTAATTCTTCATTTTTTGATTCTGAAAAGTTATGTGGGTTACAATCCATTTCACTAACAGAAACATAGTTGATTGGTTGCTCTTTTCTAAACATTCCATTTCCAGGAATGCTATAATCAAGAGTAGTTACATATATAGAAGTTTCTGGCCATTCACCTTCTCGTTTAGCTGTTAATTGACCATTACTATTTATTATGTAAAGCATATCAACATCATAGAATATTAATGCACCAGTTTTATAGAATCCATAATATTGGTCTAAATAAATCAATGATTTCCATGCTGGAAATGCAGGTACTAACAATTCATTATATATCTCATCATTTTCAAATGGACTCATTAAAACTTTATTATGATTCGTAGCAGTCAATAATCTTCCTACACATGTTTGAAGAAGATTACTTGTAAATATTTCATTAAATATCATATTAGATGCATTTAATAATTCTTGATCAAATAAAAATACATCTAATAAATTTTGTGATTCATAATAGTTTTCATTGTTTATATCGGTAGAAGCATAAGATGATCCTTCATTAATATCTAATCGCTGTTCCATTGAATTAGTATCAATAGCTTCATCGGCATCAGAAAAATAGATTTTAAAATCTTGATTCCATACATATTCTGATGTCGTTACTGATTCATTAACTTCAGCATCCATACCAAATTTAACAAATTGGAATTTACAGGTTATATTTCGTTTATTACGTAATAACCATAATTTTTGTCGACCATCTATACGTAAGGATATTTTTAATATTGCTCGTATATTGAAATCATAATCGGCACAATATTCTACAGATATAATATTTGTATGATCCATAGAAAGGTTAGTTTCCCCTAACATAAAAACTAATTGTTCTACACGATATTTAGTTAAATATATTTTTGCATCTGATAATGGATGCTCACTTTTTTCAATCATATATAAATCTCCTTTGCGAGTTTTTATAAACCTAAGAGTAACGTTTAAATTATAAGTATAGAAAGGAAAGAATAAAGATGGGCTCAACAAATAAATGGAATAGAAAAAATAGAATAAAAAGAATTAATATAAGAGATAAAGTATCAACAACAGAAAAAGAATTAGGCGGATTTAAAGGTGAAGTAATATTTGGTAAAGGAAGACATGTAGTTCATTATATTGATCCATATGGAAATGAAAATTATAGAACTGAATTTGATGAAGTAACAGAAATATTACCAAATATAGTTCCTATAGGAGGTTATCAATTTGCATTTGATAAACTATTTAATATTGGATTAGATCAGGAAACAACATTACGAGTTGGAGATCTTAATGACGAAGCACCACTAATGAAGATAGGTGTACAGAGAGAACAATATAATTCAATTCATTATAATGCTGAATGTTCTATTACTAATGGAGCAATGCAAATTAATCCTGGTATTAATATATCAGCTAATAATTTTATATTTGGTTTTATGATGGGAGATGGAGGAGCTAAAGGTGATGGTACAACTGCTATAGCTCCTAATTATAAGGATAGAACTTTATTTAGAGCGGTACCGTTTAGAATGTCAAATGATGGTTTTGATTTACCACAAGGAAAATATTTTGGTAATGCAAAATCTGTAAAACAAGGATCAAACGAAATTATTACTTCATCATATATAAAAACATTTGATAATCCTAAACCGCATATTGTACATGTATGGGCTACTGGTAATAGAAAAGAATTTTCTATAGTAGATGATACCGTTTTTGCATCAACATCTAGTATACCAATTGAATCATATGTAGAGATGAATATATCTATTGATCTTGATGATGGCAGGGGATGGTTTACTACTACTAATTCTATACCACGTGTAAATGAATTAGCATTAGTATCAGGATGGTATAATAACCAATTAGGGGATTATGAATCAATTAGAATGTTTACACATTTTACTAGACCGTCTATAGCTCTTACAGATGGAGATTCAGTACAAGCTATTTATAGATTATATGGAAGATAAATAAGAAGGGGAATTAATTCCCCTTCTTATTATTTTTACAGTCATGTAAATAGAATATTATAAAGAAAGGAGTTGTCTAATATGAAGTCAAGAAGTAACAATTATAAATTTGAAATTGGAATTATAGTTCTAATTGCAATATGCATTTGTTATTTGATGTACTTTACTAGATCTAAAATGAATGAAATAATTATATCTAATGAGGAGCAATTATTAATGGTCCATAGTGAAACTAATATGGATTTACATAATGAATTTGCTGAGAAGATTATTTCATTTAGACCTGGTTCATATAAAATGATTGAAATGTATTCTGAAGATTTTGAACAAATTTTTCGTATTCAATTTAAAGAAGATGATGAATATATTAGTAAAGATATAAGAAATGAATCTGGATTAATAGATTTATTAAAGGAACATGAAGAAGGCCATACATGTATAAGAATAAATGATATGGAAGAAGATATTTATTTTAGATGGATTACTGATAATCAAAATAATAAATGTCTTGTAATGATATACATGAGTAAACATCAAGTAAAAAATATTTGGGTATTTACTTTTGTATGTTGTATAATTCTCATTTTAATTTTTATTTTACTTATAAAAATTAAATTAAAACAATATGAAGAAAGCGTGAGAATACATAGATCTCTTTCTTCAGAAATAAGATATAGAATTATGTCGTAATGAAAACTTAGAGGGAGGAGATAAAATATGAACGAATGGACATCAGCAGTAATTATCGCTTTAATCACATCTGTATTCTCAGTGATTACATTGATAATTCAGAAGAGACAAGATAAGGTAATAAATAAAATAGATGAACAAAGTACATTTATTGAGAAAGAAAAAAAGTTAAAACAAAAACTTTCAAAAAAGGATAAAGAAATACAATTTTTAGCTCATGACATGATGCTATTAATCATGAATACCAATATGGCTATATTGAAAAATACTAGAACTACAAATAATGCTCATTATATAGATGATGGTATATTTGAAGATGCTGAAAATTTAAAAGAAAAATTTATTGAATTAAAGAAAGAAAAAGAAGAACTGGATAGGGAATATGCTATAGTATTAGATATGACTGAACAGTTCCAAGAAGAAATACAAAGATTAGAAAATAATAAATAAAGTAATAAAGATCTTTTTCCTTTATAGTTAAATAAAAGCTCCTGAGAAAATCCCAGGAGCTTTTATTTTCACATATATATTATTAATGGGATATATTGAATTTATTTATATTATTAGCAGTAATTACTATATAAAAATTATTTCAATATATACCAATAATGTAAATTGTTCAATATATTGGGCAATAACTAAATAAAAATTAATAGGAGGAATTTTATCATGAGTAAAATGGTAAACGATGTTCTTGGTTCAATTAAGGGCCAGGATAAGATCAATGAGATTATGACAGGTAAAGGGTCATTTTCAAAAGTTGGATTCAGTAATACTGTAAGTGCATTGGCTAATGACACAAGTTTCGGTATCAAAACTTTTGATAAGGATGGAAATGAGACAGAGACAGTAAATATTTCTGAATTGATCAGATCTGATTTACAGAAGACATTGGAAAAGGCTAAGTGGCCTCAGAAGTCTGAAGCAGATGTTCTTAAGACAACAGAAATTGTTACAACCGGATTGGCAGAAGCTATTCCTTATATTGTTATGGAACAGCTTAAGTCTGGTAAAAAGTTTGATCTTCCAAATATGCCTACTGTACAGGGTTCTGTATATCTTGCACCTGTTGAAGGTAAAATCAAGACATCAGATGTAAGGGATATTAATTCTAAGCAGGTTGTAGGATCGGTAACAACAACAACTAAGGATTATGTTCAGGTAAGAACTAAGTCTCCTGTTCCAAAGCCATGTATTGTTTCTAAGGTACGTAAGGATCTTAACGGAAACGTAGTAAAGTAAAATGGCAACATATATACGATTTAAATCGGAAAATGAAATAAGTGAGTGTTTTATTTTACCTCATACCATGGTAAAAACTACTGGTATTGGAAATGGATTTATTTTAAGATTTAAAACATTCTATCTTAAAATGTATCCAAATGAAAAGATTGCATCTACGTATACAGTTGAAGGTTATAGGTATAATGAGGGAATACCTGTATTCAAAGATTGTATACGATTAAATGACATTAAGTCATATGCCTTACGGTTCACTAAAGAAGACTATCTGAATAGTTTTTGTGAACCGTGTTAATCCCTCGAATAAAACGATAACCCAACTATATTAAAGAAGGTTCATATGAACCTTCTTTATTTTTATTTTAAGGAGAATTATTATGTGTGTAGAAAGAAAATATATAGACGTATTTACTAGTGGTAAAGATAATTTATTAGATTTAATATATCATGATTATAGCGATAAACACCAACATCATTTTGTTTTATGGAGTGGAGGAACAGATTCAACTTTATTGTTATATGAATTATTACAGAAATACGGATCAAATCATGTTACTGCAGTATCATTTGAACCTGAATGTTTATTACCAATGAAAATTAAGAATGAAAATGCTTCTAGGGAATTATTTAAATCATATTGTGACAGATTAGGAGATCATTATTCTCAATTTAGACATTTTACATTAACCATGTCTTATAAATCTACAGGTATGACTGGACCATTTCATTTGAATGCAGGATATGGTCAATCAGTATTTTGGTTATCTTTGGCATCAGTATATTCATGTGATAATGCATATATTTATACTGGAGCTATTAAAGATGATGATTTAACATTTTATACAAATCAGGCATCATACCAAAAATTTTTTGAAGGAATCAATGGACTATTAAAAAAGAATTTAATTTTGAGAGAGCCATATTTAATGATGGAAAAATATAAGATTATTATTAAACTTATAGAGTATGATTTATTTGATATGACATGGACATGTGAAAACCCATCAGAATATAATGTACCATGTAAAAGATGTAAACCTTGTATTACTCAATATAATGCATTGACTATGATTGATAAAGGTAAAATCGATAATGTATCAGATAAAGTAAGATTGAAAGTAAAAGAGATATTAGAGAAATATAATACAATAAAGGAGAAAGAATATGTACCAGAAGAAATAAAGCTTATAGATTAAATATTAATAACGTTATTCATAAAAGGAGGTGTAATGGAAATGAATAAAGAAAATAATATAAAATTCCCTTGTCCAAATAAACCTAATGGAGAATACGTTATTATAGAACAATGCAATATATGTATTAATAAAGATAAATGTGATACATATATTACTATGTTAAATGAAAATAATGATTAATAATATATGGAGATAATATCTCCATATATTATTTTTTATTCATTTTATACAATATTAATATAATTATATTAATTAGGAGGATAACATTATGAATGTATATAAACTTACAAAAAATATAGTTTTATATAAACACCAATTTGATACAATGTGTGTTAAATTATTTAATGGATATGATTTAGATCGTACATCATTAGAATTAGATAGTTTATTATTTAGAATTAAATATATGATAAATCATAATAAGAACCAAATTACATTACCTGATTTACAAAAAGAATTTACCGCTAAAGCAATCGACCTAAGAAATTTATTTGGAGAATTCTGTCATGCATTATTATTAGATGTATTATATACACCACCTGAAATAGGTAATCCAAAATATTATATTAAAGACATATTAATACGAGATGTAAAGATAGATAGTATTAATGTTAGATTTGATATGGATATCATATCAGAAAATGAAAAATATATAAATTATTTAAATGATACATTAGAAGACAATGAAGTATTAAATATATTTCCTAATGATTATTTTAGGTATAACACTGATTCTTATAATGATGCTATAGCTAAAGCTTATCCTGAATTATTTGAGAATAAAGAGCAACATATAATAGGCACAGGTGCCGATAAGGAGGTATTTACACATTCATTAACTTTTCAAGTTACTGAACGTTGTTCATTACAATGTACATATTGCCTTATTAAAGGTACTGATATAAAGATGGCAGATTATAGTACAAAGAAAATAGAAGATATTCAAGTAGGAGATATAGTATTAGGATTCAATGAAGATTTAGATAGTCAAAATAAATTATATCCTACTAAAGTAACTAAATTATTCCATAGAAAAAGTAAGGTATTCATGATTACTATATATGGAGGAAAAAATGAATTACAACTAAATCATAGTGGTGATATTCATATATTTATTACTGAAGAGCATCCTATATTAACAAGTAAAGGTTGGAAACGAATTGATGAAATAAATGAAACAGAAGATTCTTTGGTATGTTTAGAAGAAATGGAAATAGGAAAGGCAGTTAAAGGGTTTGAGAGATCATATACTTGTGCTCCTATCTATATTGAGCCAGGTTGGTATAATATAGAATGTAGTTATGATTTAGGAGAAAAAGATGTATATAATTTTGAAACTGAATCTCATACGTATATAGCAAATAACTTATTGGTGCATAATTGTTATCAGTTCAATAAAACTCCAATGAGAATGGAATTTGAAACTGCTAAGAAATTTATTGATAAATTATTGAATGATGAATATGGATATATTAATAGATATAATTCTCCTGCTATAATAATAGAATTTATAGGTGGAGAACCTTTGTTAGAAATTAAACTAATCAGACAAATATATGAATATTTTCTTGATAGATGTTATGATTTAAATCATCCGTGGTTTAAATTACATAGATTATCTATATGCTCTAATGGATTGGCATATTTTGAAAAAGATGTACAAGATTTCTTTAAAGATTACATTCAAAATATTTCATTTAATATATCTATAGATGGTAATAGAGAATTACATGATACGTGTAGGATTCAACCAAATGGAGAAGGATCATATGATATTGATATGCTGGCATTAAATCATTTTAATGATAATTATACATCTGAAAGAAATAGTAAAATGACATTGTCACCTTCTAACATGAAATATTTATATGAATCAGTAATAGATTTTATTAATAAAGGAATGATGTCTATTAATTTAAATTGCATATTCGAAGAAGGATGGAATCAGGAAACAGCATTAGAAGAATATAATCAATTAAAGAAATTAGCTGACTATATTATTGATAATGATCTATATAATATTTATATTGCTATATTTAGAGATAGACAAGAAGGTCCTAGTGAAAAATCTATGGATGGTGCAGCCTGCGGCGGAGAACTTTCAATGTTTGCAATTAGACCTAATGGAGATTTTTATCCATGTATTAGATATATGCCAACTAGTGTTGGTAATGATGTTAAAGATCTATGTATAGGTAATATTGATAATGGAGTTATTAGTAGAGCAGATAATAATGAAATTACAGAGATATTAGATAATGTTACAAGAAGAGGTAGTACAAATGATATTTGTTATGAGTGTCCTATAAATAATAGCTGTCAATATTGTTTAGCATTAAACCATACTATTTTTAATACTCCTAATAAACGTGTTATGTTTACTTGTATACAGATGTATGCAGAACATTTAGCAAATGTTTATTATTGGAATAGATTGATAGTTAAACATCCTGAATTCAATTTGGATGTAAGACATCTAGTGATACCAGATGAATGGTCATTATTAGTAATAGATCAAAATGAATTAGATGAATTAAAATTATTAGAATCATATGCTATAGCAAAGAAAATAGGATATGATTCTAAATGATATATTTTTATAATGTAATAAAAATATATTTTAAGGAGGAATCTATATATGGAAGGAACTTTTAGAGATTTATTTGACAAGGTAAGATCTATCTGTAAGAAAGGTAATAATGATCATAAGTATTATGATGTTATACTTGAAAAGAAAATGTTTAGAATTTTATTGCATCATAATAATGAGATTGACATATGTCTCAAAGTTAAAGGTAGATATAAATGCATTTGTCTTTTATATTATATTAGAGATAATTTTGAATTCTATCATCCTACAAGATATGGTTATGTAAATAATTCATTTAATCTAAAACAAATGGTAACAATGATGTCATTAGATGTAAAGCTTAATAAAATTATGTGGGAAGAAGAGAATAAAGTTTATGGTGATATACTTAAAAAGTTTATTGAATATATAATGAATATATAGGAGGAATAATATAAATGAATTATACAATATATGATTTTGTAATTGCAGCTAAATACTTTAAAGAAAATAATATCAAAAATGATCCTATTGTTTTTAATAATGATAGATTCATGTTATACTATGATAAAAATACCAACCAGATTGATTTGTGTATTTTTACATTGGAACATTATCAGACTATATTACTCATATATGATTATGATGACAAAGATTATGTTGAAATAGCTAATTGCCAATTTGGGGTATATGATGATAATGATAAACTTAAGAAATATTCAAAAACATTTTACATTGATAAATTTCCATATTGGGATGAAATTAATCCATTATTTAAAACCACCATTAAAAAATTCATGTTATACATAATTGAAAATTATCAGAATAAAGTAAAGGAGAATAGATTATATATAATAGATAAACGTGAAGAAGATGGTGAAGATAGTATAATTATAGATAACATATCAGCTGTTAAAATCATTGTTAGAGGAAATGTTGCAAGTATATATGATGCTACACTGAGAAATAAAATATCAGATATAGAAGGATTTATTATATCTGATGAAGAAAATATGGAACAAAGAATAATTAAAACTACTAAGACAAATGTAAAATTTATACCATTACAATATGCATTATATGTTTTAGAATTATATTATAAAACATATTCTACTGATAATCTTCAAATATCTAAAAACATAAATAAAGATGAGAATAATGATTTTAAACATGGTGATAGAGTAAAAATAAGAAAAAAAGATGGTAGTATATGTTATGGATATGTAATTGAAAGGAATAGCGAGATGCGTTCATATACTATTAATATGGAATCCAAAGTAAGTGATTATGAATATATTATCGTACAAGAAAAGGATGTAATAAGAATTTAATAAAGTTAAAATAAAATATATAATAATGGGTATCATTATGATACCCATTATTTATTTAATTTATTGAAATAACTTTATTTTTCTCTAATATTATATTAATATAATATTGTAATTCCTAGTAATATGTAAACTTATAATGATTTCTATAAATATTACTGCCATTTTATTATCTATATTAAAATTACTAAGTATATGAATCCCAAATCCTAGTATCTTAATAATAGTATTTAATATAATTTTAAAAATTTACAACAAATTTACCATTAGATATTATACCAAGTGGTGTTATGGTAACTACGGTTTTCCCATTTTGTCTTAAATTAATACAATTACCATTAATACGTGTACTAGGTAAATCGTTATAATCATCATACATATGTATCATGTTTTTATCCATAATAGTTAAATCTCCTAAATGCTTTTGATCTTGTCCTGTAACTTCAGTAGTTATATATCTATCATCATGAACATGACCTTTAGCTGCATATATATTACTATAATCATGTGTATGATTAGTTTTACTATATACACTATCATGATTATGTGTAGCTAATGAATAATTACTATGAGTATGATTTGTTTTACTATATCCTTTTAATTCATTTTTAACTAATCTTATTAATTCTTTTATACCATTATCCTTTAATTGTTTCATATTGTTATACCTCTTTTCCTATATACATTTTTTATAATAAAAAATGTATATAGAAATTAATATAATATTAGATAAAATATTAAAAAGTTTTTTATATATACATAATATATTAAACCATCAATATTAGATATAGCAGATGTATACAGTATTTTTTATTTATGGTAATAATTCGAAAGGAGGGCTAAAAATGACTACGTGGATTTTTATAATATTAACGTTCATAGGTATATGTGGTATATTTATTTTAACTGCAGATGGAATAAAGATTATTACATATATCTATCTCAAAATTCATTATGTCATTAAAGAATTGAGTCGATGTATTACGATCGACATTTACAGGCGATTCTTTAAACATGACTATGGTTAGGTACCTATAATATTTTCAAAAAAAGATCAAATTGCGCTAAGTATAGCGGTATAAGAAGAGAGTGAGTGCCGCTGGGGATGTGCGGTGCCCACAGAAAAGAAAAGAGATAGGTGTCCGGCCGGATACAAAGAGTGTGAAAGATCGCGGTTCTGAAATGGGAATTGAACCGCAAAAAAGAAACTTAACGATGTTTATTGAATACGTTTTTGTGACAAGAAAAGCATTATTTATTGACATTGATATGAAGTAATTATTTTTGTGAAGACTACTATTACAAGATAACAAATAGAAGAAGAGGGATTAATCAATCCCTCTTCTTCTTATCTTTTATTACTAATTTTCTATTATATCATTTAATCCATCTATTTTGCTTAATTCCTCATTAATAATTTTATTAATTTGATTCTGGAATGAATCAAAATCTTTTGTATAAGCATTTAATACTTCCATCATCTCATTAATGTCATCTTGCATTTGTTTTTTAACTTCTGCTGGTATATTAGGATCATTTAAATCATTTCTGTATTCATTTATTAATGCATGAATTCTATGGATATCAGTCTTATGTACATCTGATAAAGCTCGTTCCGTCATATCTAAAATAATCTTTTGTCTTTCTTTTTCTTTTTGATATCTTGATTTTACATAATTATCAGTATCTTTACTCATCTTTTGAAATGAAGATGATAAATAGACTGCATATCCATACATTCTTACAAAATTATCTGCAAATGCTTCACTATATAAATGGTAATTAAATTGATTCTTTTCATTTTTGATTTGATTTTGAATAGCATCTATTCGTTTTTGTATCTTTTTATTATGAGATGTAAAAATATCTTTTAAAGAAAAATTATGTATTGTTGGATTATTTATAAATTTATCTTTACTGAAAAATTGTTGTAAACTAAATGTAAGTTTCTTTATATTATTACCCATATAATCTAATATAGAATCCATAAATGGATATTTAGTAATATTCTTTAATTTCTTTTCCGCTGGATTCATTTCAGCTTCTCTATCAGTAAGATATTTAGATAAAATATTAGTCTCAGCATATTTTATATCTACTATAGCAGGATCAATATTATGACCAAATTCATGTAGTATTATTGCGAGTATCTCTTCAGGAGTTAAAACTTTAATTAAACCTAAAGATATCCATATTTCCATTATACATGAATGAGTTGTATCATAAAATCCTTTTTCTGTAACTAATCCATCAATTGGGTATCTATCATGACTATATACCATGCAATTTAATTCCTTAGATTCAAATTCATCTGTTCTATGATTATATTTTTCTATCCATGGATTAATCATTACAGCTCTAAATCCAAATATTTCTTGTATAGTATTTTCTAAATCTTTGAAGTATTGATGTTTCCAAAATTCTTTTGGTACAAATATCTGTTTATTCTGAGTATTAAAAGTTGATTTTTGTAATCCTATTTCTTTTAATAATTCATCTCTTATAATTTTTAATTTATCGACTATAGGAGCAATGGTTTCTTTGCCATTTAAAAATACTGCTTCTGTGAATATATCAAATCCAGTATTCTCACTAAATAATTCAATTTTATTTTTGTTATTTTCTATTTTTGGAAGATTAATTGGTTTATACATTTTAAATATCTCCTTTACATATATTTATTAGATTTTAAAGAAAGGTGGATTGAATTATGGGATTCAATAAAAAAATTAAAATTGCTATGGAAGACCACAAATCGAAGATCGAATTGTTACAATGGTCAATAATTAATGGAGTAGCTTCATATGTTTATCCAAATTATCTTATGAAGTTAAAACATATTGTAAAACAACGTGAAATTATATTCTGTCCAAATATGAAATCTGTATCTGATTTTTTAAATCCAGATGGAGAATTTATTAAACATTTATCATATGATTTAATAGATGAAATGAGTAATAATCATTATATCCAGAAATATATTGATATACCTGAATTAATATTATTCAAACCAGAAAATATTGAATTACTTAAAACAATATTTGATCTTTATATTATTCCTAATATCCAAAAATCAATTGTATCTTCTATTATTAGAAAATTTTCTCTCAATAAAGAAGATAATCAAATATTTTTTGAGGATAGAGATTTAAATATTTTTGAAGAAGGATATGAAGTATCTGATAAGACATATGAATATATTGTAGAAGAATCTGTATTACAATTAATGCAATTATTACCTTCCCTTGAAAGAAAAATTATGTTTCCTCCAAGTAATATGGATATTAAGATTACAGATAATGAAATTCTTACAATTAGTTGTGAATCGGCCATGTGTCCTATTCAATTAAATAAAGAAATTCTTGATAATGAAGAGGTTAGATCTTATATTCCTTTTGTAACTAATACGGAAATTGAAGAAGTTGACACATCAGGAGATGAATATGAAGTTAGAGAAGGAACAACAGATCCAATTACATTTAAGATCAGATCAGGTAATCTCAATCAGATTGTAATTTCATCTATTATAGGCGTAAAGAAAATAGAAGAAAATACTGAAATAAATGAATAATATAATTATCTAGAGGGATTTAATCCCTCTAGATAATTTTTATTTACTTTTTGATCAGATTTTTAAATGTATATTATTTATGTAACAAAAAATGGAAAGGAAAATTAAATTTATGGCTATAAAAAAGGATTTCATTACATCTACCATAGAAACTATAAAACGAATTGAACCTAATATGGATGAAGAAGATATAAAACAAGTTGTAACTAGAATGGTTAAACAACGGATGAAAGATCCAACTATTATTATGGATAATAATGTTACAGGGGATGGTGCAACTATAACTTTGACTGAAATGTGTAATTGGATTGAAAAGAGAAATCCAGTTGTATCAGGCAATGCAACATTCTATTGCCAACCAGAAGAATTAGAATCACCTACATCAAGCATGCTAAGAGGATTAAAGAAAGGTCGTAAAGCAGTTAAAAAAGAAATGTTTAAATATAATCCTAATAGTGATGAATATGCAATGCTTGATTTAGATCAAGCTAATAAGAAAGTTATTATGAATGCAGATTATGGTGGTTCTGGTGCACCAACTGCAGCATTTTATACAAAATATTCACCTGCAGCAACAACATTAATGGCTCAAAGTATTATTACAACAATGGCAGCATTCTTTGAATCATATGTAGGAGATAACCAAAAGTTCTTTCATGTTAATGAATGTTATGATTGGATGAATAAAGTTTTAGAAAAGAAAGATAAAGTACCTAAATGGGTTAAATGCCCAACACATATTGATGTATTCCATAGAATAGTAAAGCATTTTTACATGTTTGATAGAAGTGATTATGATGGATTAAAATGTTATATAGAAAATAGATCAAAAGATGAATTGATTTATTTATATTATGCAAATAATTTAAGATCATTCATAAAAAATCATGAAGAAGTTATAGATTTAATAAGACAAGTATTATATACATTACCTAACTTTGAAGCAGTAGAAAAAGAATTACCAATAGAATTTAGAGGGAAGTTTGAATCTGATGCAACAAGTAGTGATGTTGATAAATATAATAAATGGGTATCAAAAGTAATGTTTCTTGATCCATATACAGTTCCAGATTGTATAGTAGAACCTATGAAGAGATTGAGAGAATTATTACATCAATTTATATATGTTGAATATTGTACCCCAGATAGTATAGTTAAACTAAATAATCATTATAGAAATACTGTATTATTAGTAGATACAGATTCAAATATTATTAATGCTGATTTATTTGTATCATTTATTATACATCAAATATTTCCACATGAAACATTTGGTAGAAAGAGATTATATAATGAAATGATATTAGTAAATATATTAGCTAATATGTTAGATGATTCTGTAGCTAAGTTATTAGATTATTATGGAAGAATACATCATATGGGTCCAGAAGCAAGAGCAGAATTGACAATGAAGAATGAATTTATGTTTAGAAGATTCTTTATTATGACAAAGAAGAAAAGATATGCGGCATCCATTGTATTAAGAGAAGGAAATATTATGATGCCTTTTAAACTTGAAATAAAAGGAATGGATTTTATAAAGGCAGGAGTAACTAAAGACGTTACGGATAGATTCACAAAAATGTTAGAAAAACATATCCTATTTTCTGAAGAACTTGAATTACATGCTTTGATGGATGATTTAAAACGATTTGAAAAAGAAATATATCATGATTTAAAGATAGGAGGAATGAAATATCTTAAACAGCAAGCATATAAGGTTGAAAGCGGATATAAATCAGTAGAAAAAGCTTGGCAACTACCGGTATTTAGAGGATCATCTATATGGAATGAATTATATCCATCTAGAAAAATTTATTCATTAGATAGAGTAAATATCCTTAAACTTATAACAGTTAATGAACAGGCATTAGAGAAAATAAAGAATACATTTCCTAATGAATATAATATGGTAGTTAATAAGATTTATCATTCAGAAAAACCTGAAATAAGAAAAGCAGGATTAAAAGTAATATGTATTCCAAAGAGTGTAAAGAAAATACCTGATTGGTTAATTCCATTAATTGATTATGATATAATCATATCTGATGTTATATCATCATTCCGTTCTGTATTAGATGCATTAAATATAGAAGAAATGTATTATAAAACTCCAAATGGAGATGCAGCTATTAATTCATGTCTTATTAGCTTATAATAACATAAATTGTTAAGAACAATATTAAACAAAATAAAAGGAGAATAAGATATGATTAATGCATTTATGGAATATTCTGGTATAATGGTAGATGAAGATGAAGATTTTGATGCAAGAGATTATGAATCTCCCTTAGATTATACAGATTTAATTAGAGATTCTGTATTTGAGGGAGATTATCCTATGGATACTATTATAGAGGGATTAACAGAACAATTTCAAAATTATATTAGAACTGAGGATAAAACTGATTATGTCGATATCTTTTATACTCAATATAATTATTCATATGAAAAAGTAATATCAGATGATGATGACATTCATAAACAAGAAGAACTTGAAGTATTAGATAATATAAAAGATAAATTTATTGATCATATTTCAAATTTATTTAAAAATAGATTAGCATTAAATATTAATGCATTAGATGATCAATCTACTCCTGATGTTGATGAACAAGAATTTGCTATAAGAAAATCATACGAGTTTTTTATATTAAATGCTAGAAACAATTTCAGGAATGTTATTGCTAAAGATATGATGACAAAAATACCACAAGAATTAGTAGAGGACGAATTATTTACATTGACAAGAAATCTAATACAAGAATATTCTCCTCTATTAAAAATGACACCAATAGATTTCCTAAAATATACAGCAGATGAAGATATTATAGAATTATATGATAATATGGATATATCTGGTAATTTTATGAGAAAATATACACCAAAGTTATACGAAAATAATGAATTAGAAGTTGATATTATAAGTGATATAGATCTATTACATCAACTTAGTAACAAAATCACAAATCCAGAAGGAGGAATTTAAAATGTCAGAAACTATTAATACAAATACTACTACCCAGATAAGAAATTTATATTCAGATGGAATGTCATATATGAATATAAAATTCTTCAATACTAATCTATCATTTAGTTTATATCCATTTATCTCAAAAGATAATTTAGGAAAAAGCTCATATGATATGAAAAATGGTCAAGTAACAACTGTTAATTTTGAAGGTGCAGCTGCATTAGAGTTAACTATTGAAGATATTATTAATGGTAAAATTCAAGAATGTAATCTACCTATTCCATGTGCTGGCGGTGCATCTTTAAATCTTGAAAGAAAACTTGGGCAAAATGGAACTATGGAAACAATATTTAGTATATCTAAAAATGGTGTTACAATTCCATTTAAGTTCCAGACTATGACTATTCAGGTTAAAGAGAATGGTCAAATAGTTACTAAGGTAGTTGAGAGTGGATTAAAATCATTCTTGAGTATTGTAAAAGGATATTCTACAGGAATTAATGCAGATCGTCATCTTGATAAGCTCACAGAAGATTATGTTAATTCTTTAAATAAGAATGGTAATAATACACAAAATAACAATAGTAATTATCAGAATAAGTTTAATAATAATAGTAATTATAAGAAGCCATACAATAATAATTACAATAAGAAATCTTATAATGGTAATAATTATAATAACAATAATCAACAGGGATGGAAACAACAGGATATGAGCACATATAATCCGACATAAAAAAGATATTTAATATGGATGAGGTTAATTCCTCATCCATATTAATATAAATAAAATAATAAGGAAGGAGGTTTATACACAATGCTTACTGATGATAATAATAATTTCAATACAAATGAATTATTTGCTGGCGGTGCAGGTATGTTTATACAATATCATGATATAATAAAACCTGTTTATTTATATGCAATAGTAAAAATGATTGCTACTAAAAATTCATTTGGATTACCAATAAACATTATCAAAAATATGTCAATAATTTCAATTATTGAATGGTATATGAATCGAAGATATATTAATCCATTTAAATGTTTAGATTATAACCATCAACTTACTGATGATATTTTAGATAATATGTTATGGGGTTATTTATTACATGATAAAACCATCTATCAGTTAAGCCCAGCATTAAATATTTCTATTATATTGGATCAATGTAAAAAGCAGAATATTCAAATTCCTATATTTGTATATAGTGAAAAAGAAGAGCCATATATAAAAGAAGATATAAAAAATATTTTCTCCGGTATGGATGTAAAATATATTTTTGGTGATTTGACCGAATGTTTGAAACAAACTACAGAAAATTTTACATATATATTTTCAGACATCGAATTGGTTAAAAGATCATCGGAAATATTAATGGGTACCTGTTCACATATACTACTATCAGCAGATTATAGATATAATTATATTGATTTTATTGAAATATTCAAATATGATTTAACTAAACTAATGAAAGAACATCCATATGTTAGAATAGGTATCACAGAGTCTGTTAATAAATTCCAATTAGTAGAATCGTTTATATCAATGAAGGAGACAAAATAATGAGAGACGAATATATGAATAGAATAATGAAAAAGGAGGATGGTAATGTTACAACTGACAGCAATAAAACCAATCGAGAAGATTGTTGAACTAAAGAGATGGAAATATAAAAAGAATTCATTTCCTAATGGTAAATCTTCTTATTGGATTAAGTGGAAATTATATCCAGATGATGCTAGGTTCTTTTGTTTACCTAAATTAATGATTGTTAAATTTAACAAGGAATTAGATAAAGTAAATAATGAGAATATAGCTGCACTTAATGAGTTTAAAGTAACAAAATTATCATACTCATCTTATCTTCCTCGTATGTGTGAAGAATTAAATTTCTTTGAGACAATGTATGATCAGGAAGGTGAACTAATAACAGCATTATTCAGAATTAAATATTTGATAGATGCTGATAATGTATCATATACAATGAAAAACTTTGATGCATTTAAAGATCTTTGTTATAAAACAATTTTTACGGAATCGATGAAAGAAAAAATTACACGCATGATTGAAGAAAATTATGTGGATGATATTGAAGCAGAAAATGTTAGAAATATGAGCAATCCGGATATGTTATCAATTATGCAACGTAAGAAAAAATCATTGGAATTTCTAAATGTACATGTAAAAGCTATGTTAGAAATTTCATTTGGAATAAAGATTCTGTCTTTTATTATAAATCATTTTGCAGTAATGAGATCAATAAATATTCAAAAGAATATAGAAATCTTTTATAGATTCTATATTGATATGTTTAATGTCTTTGAGCATGATTTTAATATTTATAATAAAATATGGAGTTATATAGAGAACAAATGCAATAGTTCTTATAATTTTAATAAAAGCATCTTGAAATCAATTTATACTTTCAAGATTAACTTATCAAAAGAATAGTTAATATTTGAAAGAGTTTAGAGATGGATAAATTATGTGGATTACCGGAACTTCTTGTTAGTCTAATATAACCGCATTATATTAGTAATAATATAAGTTAGCAGATAGTATAACGACTATCGGATGGTAAAATCATATTAGTAGAGAAGATCATAGGTAGTTAAGTATCTATTATATAGATAAAAGTTCATCGACTATCGAAAAGCTATGATATACGAGAAATACGTATATCAAATATAGTTAGTAGAGTACATATGTAATGGAAGCTCATAATATAGGTAATATAATAAATACTATAATGATATAGTCACAGCGTCTATAGAGATGTAGAGTTAAGATAACTGCGAACAACAAGAGATCGAAGGAAAAGATATATCAATTATTATCAATCAATTGATGACAAGAAATGTCATTATAGATAACTTTATTAAGTTTCAAATATGTCAGACATGGGATAGTGTAAAAGAACAGCCTCGTGAAAGAGTTTTAAGTTTTCTTGCATCAATTGTTAACACACATATTAGTATCTTCATCATCCAAGTCTTTAGAAGAAATCTCATCGAAACCAGTATTATTCCTGATGCAGAGGGTAATAGTAAGAATGATAGATATAGAGCAAATAAGATGAAGATGAATGAAGAATATGTAATCACATGTTCTATGGATATGAAGAACTTAGTAAAGAATCTATACCAGAAATATGCAAATGAAATTACTACAGAAGAATTAGAGTATTATAGACGTAATATGAAACCTAGCAGGTTACATCAGTTAATGATAGAAATTTATTTCTTTAATTATACTAGATCATCTGCAGAATTTGCATTATTACGTAATCTTGATTGGTATACATTATTATTGATAATGCGTAAAGATATCATGAGAAGATTCAACGTAACAAAAGATACTCTATTGGATTCTACATTATCTTTGATATTAACATCTAACATAGAAGAAACTCCTGTAGGAGAAAAAATGTATATGAAAGATATTAAATATTTAAAAGATAATGAAACCTATAAACTTATAACAGAAAAGTTTTATAGTACCATTGTAGATATCAAAGAAGATATCATAAAGAAATTCTTGATTACATTTGCTAATAGTAAATATAAATTTGTATTATATGAAGAGCAAGGATTATTGGATCAAGAAATCACAATCAACAAGAGAGAGTTGATAGATCAAATGTTAGATTTCTTAGTATTGTCTAATACAAATATTACTCTAGAAACAGCAAACGAATTTGATTCTGTAGCATAATGAAAGGAGTTATGTAATATGAAACTTTGTAAATTATATTTTGATACTGAATTTACTGGATTACATTCAGAAACAACATTAATCAGTTTAGGTATAGTTAGCGAAACAGGAGCATACTTTTATGCAGAGTTCATAGACTATGATAAGGAACAAATTGATGAATGGATTGAGAAACATGTAATTGATAACCTTTTATTTATTAATGATAGTAAATTTATATTTACAAATGATTATCCTGATAAGATAAATACATCAATACAAATGAAAGGATCATCAACAGAAATAGCAGATATATTAATGAAATGGATTCATAGCCAATTAATAATAACATCTGCTGATAAAGTACAATTTTGTTCAGATTGTTATGCATATGATTGGATGTTAATGAATAAATTATTATGTAAAGATGGTTTAGCTATTAATTTGCCAGATGAAATCTATTATATACCGATGGATTTATCAACATTATTGCAGTTCAAAAGTAAATATGAAGATGCTGATTATTCACGTGAAGAATTTGCTAAAGAACATGTATGTTGCCAACTGGAAGATCTTGTACCATCTATTCTAAAAAGAGAAGATGGCAAAATTCTTAAACATAATTCATTATGGGATGCTGCTATAATAAAATTATGCTTTTCAATATACATTTAACATAGGAGGAAAAAATAAGTGTCAAGATATAGAGGAACAAAACCTACAAGATCACAAAGAAACATATTAAATATTAATGGATATAATCCAGATGATTATTTGTATCTGAAATCAAAGACTGAACAATACAGAGGTGGTTCTTTATCACGTGATACAATTAAGACACATTATCTGATATTCATTAATAAGAATGATAATTCTATAATTGAATGTAAAATATAAGATAAATGATATTGGGAGTAATTTACTCCCAATATCATTATTTATTGAAAGGAGATTTAAAAAATTGAAAATAAAGAATAAAAAAGAAAATAATAGGTTTACTATAATAATAGACGATATTGTTGATATTATGAAATATATAAGATGGAAAGAATTTATATTAGTTAGTATATTTTCTTTATTAATTGCTAATATTATGTTCGGGGTTGATCATAATATCTTTAAAACAATATCGTTATTATTACCAATATCTTTTTCAGGCACAATATTAACATATTTCATTGATAAGTTTTTAAAACACCCAATGTCAAAATTATCATTTATCTTTTTAATAATATCAATGGAATCATATTTTATGTCAATATTAGTAAATTATGCATGTATTGATTATCCGAATTTAAATACATTTAAGATAATTCTTGAAAAAGTATTTTCATTTATGTTTCAAATTGGTTATTTATTATTTGCTATTATTCTACTAATTAGAATTATAATAGTAATTTTAAATAAAATATTTAAATAAAAAGGAGGATTTTATATTAAATGAGAATTTCATTTAAAAAGATGAATCTAGAGGCAGAATGTTATAATGATATTATTAATAACAGAGGATTTTTAATTTCAGATATACCATTCTCTGATGTTGATAAAACTATTCGAAATATGAATGGACCTAGATCACCTAGATATGGAACTACATATGGTGATGCTAATGAATTCATGGATAGATATCGTTGTAAATGCGGAAGAACTATAGGAGCTGAGTTTGAAGGTGAAAAATGTATATTTTGTGGAGAGCCTGTAGAACATCGTGATGTAGATATTCTATATACAGGGTGGCTCAATTTTTCTCCGTTTAAAATAATCAATCCGCTTTTTTTCTTCCGGTTAAAGTCTGCTTTATCTACTAAAGTTTTAGAGAATATAATCTCTAATGAAAACATCATTACATCCGCTGGTATTATTAGACATAAGAATGATGATATAGAAGTTAAGAAATCTATGTTGAAATATCATAATTTAGGTTTACAAGAATTCTATGAAAATTATGAAGAGATTATGACCTATTATAAAGGTAAAAGAAAACAGAAAGCAGAATTAATAGATTCATTAATACAGGATAAAGATTTAGTATGGACTTCTAAATTACCTGTATATTCTACTGTATTAAGACCACAGGGGATAACAACTGAGAGTTGAAAATAATAGCTCTTTCTTTCATAATTACTGGAAGTTCCTTTTATCTTATTTAACTGCATTATATTAGTAATAATATAAGTTAGCATATATCGTAATGGATATAGGATAGTAAAATCAAATAAGTTTGGGATAATCAGTAGCTGTGTGAATATAGTTCAACGACTATAGAAAATATCAATAATGATATGAGTATAGTACATATATAATGGAAACGAAAGATATAGATTACTATAATAGATTCTATAAAGATATAGTCTCAACGTTTATAGAGATATAAAGATAAGATAATTGTATTATTTCTCACCACTTGATAAAAATATTCATCCTTTAACTCATATATCAATTAATTTGAAGAAAGCAACTGCTATAGAAGTACCTCTTTATTTATATCAAGCTCAAATGAGAGCAAATGAATTATGGCAGATAAATTTCTCATTAATTGATGGAAAGCATGGTTGGACTAGGGCAAATGTTCTTGGTGGCGAGTTTAATTACTCATCAAGAAGCGTAATTGTATTAGATTCATCTTTAAAGATGGATGAAGTAGATGTACCATATAAACAATTTATTGAAATATATAAAGGTAACATTTTACGTAGAATTATAAAAGATAAAGGATGGACAATAACAAGAGCACAAAACTTTTTAGCATCAAAATTTAATTTCGATCCATATGTATATGATATAATGTGTAGAGTTATAAAAGAAGATGCTCCGCAAATTATAATTAATCGTAATCCTACAATAACATTTGGAAGTATTCTTTTGATGCGAATTAGAAAGGTAAAGAAAGATTCTGATGATTATAGTTTAGCAATACCATCAGCAATCCTGCCAGGTCAAAAGGCGGCCTATTCATTCAATTATGCGGGAAAGAGAATTGCCTAAATTCTATCTATATAATATATGGATGCTTAAGAGCTTTAACTACTAAACTATTATAGTGATATAGTAGTGGCAACCAGTAATGTGGAAGGTATAGTAAAAAGGTTAAAGATATATAGTCAATCCGCAGGTAAAGTAATTATATATTATTCATATAAATATGATATACAGGAGGATATTTATATGAATATTTTTGAAATAGGAGATTATATCTATTTAGTTAATCTCGAATGGAAACCAATCATAATTGATGGTATGAAAACTAATTATGAAGTATCTAATATAGGTGATGTAAGAAATGCTATAACTAAAAAGATTTTATCTAAATATATGGATAAAGACGGATATTTACATTCAACTATAGTTAGACCTAATGGTAGCCAATATCATCCAGGAATACATAGGTTTGTTGCTACAGCTTTTATTCCTAATCCTGATAATAAACCAGAAGTAAATCATATTAATGGTAAAAAGTATATTAATGTAGATTTAAACTTAGAATGGTCTACTACATCTGAAAATATATTGCATGCATTTAGGACTGGACTAAAAACAGCTATAGTTGGATCATCTAATAGTTTAAGTCATTATACAGATAAACAAATCCATGAAGTATGTAAACTCCTAGAACAAAGAACTCCTAATAATATAATTTCAGAATTAACTGGTGTTGAAAGAAAATATATAACTGATATAAAGAAAGGTAGAAGATGGAAACATATATCAAAATTATATAACATACCAGAAGAAAAATATCCTAAAGATATGAAATTATATGTTGAAGAACTTCTTTTAGCAGGTTATGATAAAGCTGAAATATTAGATATACTTAATTTAGATTTAAATAATAAAAATTTTGAAATGGTTAAACGAATTGATAGAAAAATAAAATTACTAGCTTCAACGACTATCCAAAGTTACAATATGTAATTAGTAGAGTACATAAATAAATTATGGAAATGAATGGCAATTAATATTATATTAATTGAAGATATAGTCTAGTATCCTATAGAGATATAGGGCAGAGTTAAAAGCTCGATATACTAATATAATAGTATATGAATAATACGCTAAATGCAGACTTAACATGCCTGTCGAGGTCTGCTTAAATTATTTTAATTGCGGGAAACTATCGTTAATATTAATACTACTAAATTATTATAGTAATATAATAATGGCAAGAGGCAATATCTCAAGGTATAGTAAAAAGGTATTAATTAGATACAATCGACGCAGCAAAGTGTACGTTTAAAATATTTTCAATTTAAATATATATTCTATAATAGTATAGAAAGGAGGTAATATAATATGCCTATACCACGTAGTTTAATCCCATCAGAAAGAGGATTAAAAAAGATTGCACGTAAAAAGAAATTAGCTGAGAAACAACAAGCATTCATAGAATTGGATGCATCTGGAAACAGACCAACATTAGCTAACAAACCAAAACAACGTATCACAAAGGAAATGTATTTAAGAGAATTGAAAAAGATTCCACATGCAGAAGAGTATGAGTTATTATCAGACTATAAACTATATACTCCTAAATGTATAGTACAATACAGACATAAACCATGTGGTACTAAATTTCAGGCAAAACCTGCAGAGTTTGAATTGAAAATATCTTTGTGTCCAAAATGTTTTCCAGACACATTAAAACGCACATGAGTTCAACGACCATCGAAATAACTATAATGAATATGATGTATATAGTTAGTAGAGTAGGGCTTATTGAAAAATAAGTGGGATTGGCACCCCTTAAATCTAAACAGAAGTAGAGGAATATATAGTAGCATATATATTCCTCTAAAGATATGGTCTATGTTATTAATAATTCCATAATTAATCAGTATATATCAGATTAGGTAATCTTTCAAAACCAGGAAAATATTCACTATGATATGTTTCATTTAGATGTAATTCTATTGCATTATATAGTCCTATATAAAATGATTTTGCTTTATCAGAATGACGTTCTTGTTTACGCTTATTTTGATCATGGATTACATTCTTAAATAATATTTCATGTCGTTTATCTGGATTTAAATAAAATATAAACCAACCTTTTACTGGTTTACCATTACGATTACCATTTTTAATTTGATCTTTAGTAGTACCAATATAGTCACCTAATAATTTCATGGATTCAGATACTACAAGTTTTTTATCATTCATATTAACAGCTATAATACCTTCTGATCTAATCTGCTTATCTCTAGCAGTTAATACTCGACCAGTTGCAGTTGGTACACCAGCTCTAGAAACATTATAGCCACTTTTAATAGTATCATAAATATCTATGAAATAATTTTCCATTCCAGTATGACTAGCAGGAGTAGTTTCACAAATAGGATACATAATAAAATTATCAAAACCATTATCTATCATAGCTTGTATAATAGGTCTATATGTAACTTTGTTACCAGCTGTAATAGATTTCATAGCTTTGTTATATTCATATAAATAATGTGAAGCTCGTTTTGATAATGAAGTATAAGGTCTTGGCTTTTGTATACCGGCCCATACTGAGTATGTAGAACCTATGTATTTCATACCTGTTAATTTATTCTCAATGCAGTAGATATAACCAAAAGGAATCTTATCAACTGTCAATCGATATTTTTCTGGTATTGGTCGATTAATTAAAAAATTAGAAATGGTGTTTTTATTGTTTAAAAGTTCATTAGTAGTTAACATAAGTTATTCCTCCTATAATATTATTTTGTTACATCATTGTTTATACTAAAAAACTTTTTAATAAAACTAATTAATTGTGGAGAAATTAATAAAAAATTGACGGAGATGTTTTGAATGAATTAGGATTACCACTCGAAGAGCTTTGGGAATTATTTGAAGGATTTAGTCCTATTAATATGCTCATAAATAGGGTGGATCAATCGATTCGATTAGATCTTAGCGCGTTAGAAAACATTTCTATAGCGATCCTTTCAGATAATTAAGAGCCAAAAAAATAAAAATAAAGGAGTGGAAATAAACCACTCCTTTATTTTTTATTGTAGCCCATGTAAATTAATTATTTCATCATGGTTATATTTTTATATTCCAGGTATTAATAAAACTTTCTCATCATTATGATAGAAATGAGTTTTATTATCAATTGTCGTTATTTCATATTTAGCATATCTTTTAGTAACAATAGTCCGAAATTTCCGGACTATTGTTTATAATATTATGAATATTTGATTTCTTTTTTTATTTTTCTTTTTAGATATACTAGTACTTTGCATGCGGCAGATATAGGTTCTACACTTGGAGTCATTCTCCTCGCAATTGTTCCAGGGCTTGTAAATAAATCTATAGGCTCATCTGGTTCTATTTCTGAATATGGTTCAAATCCTTCAGGAATAACTTCAGAAATAATTTGTTTATTAGCTGCATATAATGCAACCTTATCACCTACACCCATCACATCTTTATGTTCTATATAAATTTCTATTAAAACATCTACCCCCTTATTTCCTTTAATACTATTATATCTATTCTTAATTGGCTCGGTAGTATCAGTAACCATATAGCCAGCTTTTATAATACCTGGAGTACCATCAAATTGTTCCAAATATTCTTTTTTCATATTTCCTTTATCAAAATATGCTTGTACTATATTAGCTAAAGAAGGAGACAAGTTAGATGGATCTAATATACTATATACTTTTATATCTATTACTTTTCCTGCATGTGATGATTTAATTTCTGATTTAGTCTCATTAGCTAATAATTCTGCATTTTCATCAGATAAATGTACTAAGTATGAAGATAATATATCGTCTTCTACAGATACATCAAACTTTATTAATGGATCTCCTATAGCAACATGATCACCTATTTTAACCATACTCAAAATATTGTTATTACGTTTAAACATACCTTTTTCTTGATAAACAATATCTGTTGCCATTCTATCAGAAAAACTTTCATGTGTCAATCCTGCATCTTCATATGTATTATATGTAGACATAAAAGCTACTTTTGCTAATGGACCAAATGAATATCGTAATCCATTAATAGGAGAATATTGGAAATATTTTGGATGGTATGCTAATGGTTCATCTTTTTTAAATTTTTGACCTACTTTAGTATACACTGGAGTTAATTTATTAGCAAGATTAAATCCACCTGCTAAATTACGTACTATATCAGGATTTGTATTTATAGCACGTTTCTTTCCAGATTTGTATTCAACCATAATAAATCCCAATTCATCATTTACATCAATTACTTTACCATCCTCATCTGCATTAATAACAAAATCAGATGATAAATAAAACTGAACTGCCTCGTCGAAACCATTTGAAACTAATGATGGAATTGAATCGTTCACTGGTACAACATGGGCTGATTGTTTAGCAGCAATAGCAGAACGAATTGGATCATCTACACATATAGTTCCTGGAGTTAATAATTCTACAGGAGAAAATAAATTTACATCTTTTAATGTTTCAACATCATCTACTTGTTCTCTATAACCTCTACTATTAGCTAGTGTTGGTTCTACTACTAAATTTTTATTAATACCTACATTTGCATCCTTTAAATAATTTTATTTATTCAATAAAATATAGACCATATCATGATAAATTATTATCCTTTTCACTTCGATTAAATAATACATCTACTCTATTCGATTCTAACTCATATCCAAATAAAATTGTTTCTTCTATTATTATTTCTTCTGAGTTATTATCTTTCGATGGTCGTTGAATTTCATTTATAATATTTCTATATTTATGTCTATTATTCGATATCATTGAATCTATTTTTTTCGATCGTTTGAGTTTAATACTTTTATATATTTCTTTAGATATCAAATAATTGGTTTCTTTATTATTATAAAATAAAAATGCGGATTGTCCAATTCATTATCTTTTTACTATACTCTAGTTAATTACTCTAGACCACTACTATATTTCTATAAATAGTTTAGTAATAATGACTTATACAAGTCTTTCCCGCAATTAATATAGTTTACCCGAGGCTAAACCATGTTTAATTTATAAAATGATTATATACGTCCCCGCTCTACCAACTATTTTTCTGCCTACTTTAATGGGCTCTTTACGTCTTACTAATAATTCTACCATCATATTTGAATTATTATCATTACCGAAATCCCATATTGCATTTGTATCCAAATAATCAATAGCCATTCTCATCCAATTATTAATTTCTTTATCTATTTTAGATGCTCCTGTCTTTAATATTCTTTTACATACTTTATAGACTTCAGTAAAAAACCACCGACAATCATAATAATATTGCATTAATTGTCTATTAACCTTATTTATTTTTTGATTTGGATTATTGCAATATACATTAATATCAATAATTTCACCATCTGCATAATACACTTGATCTGTATGAATATTATATGTATTTAATGATGCATCACGCAAATCTGAAAACATGCGTGTTTCTTTTATAGGACGTGTAGCTGCTATTACACCTTCTGTTACTTTCATACCTATATCTGGTAATCCTATATATTTTCCATCTTTACCATGTAAATTTAACAACATGGTATCATTATTAATGGGAATAGTAACTGTAATAATATTATTAATGACAGCACGTTTAGCAAATGATTCAGATACTATAATGGCATCATCTTGTACTGCAGGATGTATTGCATTTAATATTCTACCATTTAATCCAACACCAACATTACCATTTTCATCATATGATGTAGATCTTTTCAATAATGTATTTTTTGGTATTTTATCTCCTACTTCTAAACTATCCAATGTATCATTTACATAATCAAATCCAAAATTCTCTGTTAGGTTCTCACATTCTTGGCGTTCTACCAACTTATATGAATCATCATCTCTACAATATAGAAAATATAATGCTATTTTTGTTCTACCTTTTAAAAATTCATTATATTTCTTTACTATATCTACGACCTCATAATTTTTATCAGTCTTGAAATAGAAAGATGAATTTTCACCCATTACATTTTCTTTACCATCATAAAAGAATGGGAATTCTGGATTATCAATTGCTAAATGTTGAGTCTTATGTTTAATATTCATAGCACCACGTGTTACATTATTGGCACCTACGAAATCACCTTGACCAACTAAAGCTAATCGATTAGTTCCTACAAGTTCTTCATTTTTTCCACGAAGCTCCTGTATTAAATTAAATTTTTCTCTCAAAATTATGATCCTCCTTTTATAATCTTTTATTTAAATAATCATATGGCATAAATATCATTAATATTAAAATTTTATAACTTTTAATATTCATTTCTTTTTTGTTAAAACTCCTTCCTATCAGAATTTTTTCACCTTTAAAATTACAAATATTAATCCTACTTTTAGTAACTTCAATATCCCTGTTTAAAAAACGCACCTTCATATTTTATTCCTCCTTAAAATTTAATGATAACTAAATAATTTGTTATTTAGATAATATTAAAATATATAAGTAAAAAATAAAGATCTCCTATAATAGGAGATCTTTAATTAATTTATTTCATTGTATTTATATATTTATTATAACCTTTAAGCTATACTAATTTTATTTATAAAATTAGTATAGATAAATACATAGAAAAGAGGTAATAAATATATGAAACAATTAAAGGATAATGGTATAAAAGAATTAATAAGATTAGTAAAAAATGAATTAAAAAATAAAGCTAATATTAATCATAACCATGATAATGCATATAGTAAAACTAATCATACTCATAGTAATTATTCATTAACTACACATAATCATGATAGTGTATATAGTAAAACTAATCATACTCATAGTTATGCAGCATCATCTCATAATCACGACGATAAATATTTATCAGTTAATATAAATAATCATAATATAAAATCTGTATTATTTAAATTCTTTTATAGTGTTGATGAATTTTATGATGACTATTTAATGTATAATATTGAATTTAGAAATTTTAATTATGAAATTATTGAAACTATAAATACTAATTTTATAAATTATCCAAGTAGTACTGATAGTATTCATCCTATAAAACCAATATTAACAAAAACAAATGGAATAAATCTTGAAAGTACTGTAACTTTCAATACAGAATTTGCTTTTATAAATATAGATATATGTAGAGAAGGGAATTTATATGATTATCATACTCAATTAATTCATACAAATCATAGCATAATAAATATTCATGTAAAATTTTTAAATAAATATAAAACTAGTATAGAAGTTATTTATGATGTAAATGATTATATTGAACATTTTAAAGGAAATTATTAATTTTTAACGTTTTCTTCAATATTTTATTTTATAATAGATAATATTATAAAAAAATAAGGGTGATTATAATCACCCTTTCTCAATATTTAGTTGTAATTTTACTGATTCATTAGACATTCGATATAATTATTAAATGTTTGGATATTTTGTCTAAACATAATCTCATCCTCTAACGATCTTTTAATGATATCCTGAAGTTCCTTTGATGGTACATAATCTTCTCTTTTCATTTCTTTATTCCTTCTTAGAAAATACTCACATTCAACCAATCGGTAGCAATACCATCCACTTCATTCCATGCTACTTGAATCTGAACTTTATCACCTGATCGTAATGTGATATTAGCTACACAATCATCACTATCAATAATCTTACCAGTTTCAATACATTTCAGCTTAAATGTACACCCACCTGCAAAATTATTGTCTAATGATTCTGCAATATCATTGTGTAATGATTTAGGCATGATTTCGAAAGATGTGGAAAGATTAGCTCCAATCCTTCTTGATCTAATATTATCTCTTATAGAAATAATTCCTACAACATCTTCCAATTCACAGTTTTCCGATACTTTGAAACTTACCTCTGTAATTGCATTCATAGTTTTTATCCTCCTATTTTTAATATTCTAAACTATGTATCACTTTTAGAATATATAATATAATAAGAGAAATATACGATGGGGGGGGGAGGTTCCTCTATCAACATGAACCCCAATCTATTATTAATATTATTAATTTACACCAGTAGTACCAAATCCACCTCTATTTACATCTCCAAGATTATCCACTTCAATAAATTCTATTGTAGGTTGTTGTTCTATTATTCTAAATTGGCATATTCTGTCATTTTTATTGATAACAGTATCTCTGGTAGCATATACAGACATAAACCATTGATCATTATTACCGCAATAACCACCTATGCCAGTTTCTCTATCAGGACCATCAATAACACCTATATGATTAGTCTGTATAATTCCATATCTTTTAAATGTTGAACTACGAGGTACTATATGAGCTTCAAATCCTACTGGTAATATCATTCCAATACCCAATGGTATTAATTTATGATCACCTTGTTTCAATTCAATTGTTTCTGCTGCTCTCAAATCAATCCAATTACCTTTTTCAATTTTTGTTATTTTGTCAATATCGTTTGAAAAATACTTAATATCAATCTTAATCATTTCATTATTTCCTTTCTTTATTCATAAATTGTGCCATTAATATTTATTGAGACTTTCAATCCTTTATTTTTTGCTTCAATTAAAAATTTCTTAGCAAAAATCTTCATCTGAGAGTTTTATGTTTTCATTGGAATTTTTATAAATATTCACTATGGAATTAATTATTAAAGGTCTTGGATCTAAGTTAAATCCTTCAAAAGTTAAATATAAGAAATGATTATTACATATTAGATTGTCTTGATGTGTATAAAAACACGTAGACCCTTTTATCATATCATCATTTGATACTACTCCATATTTATTATAGATGATTTCATATAAAATCATCATATCATATTCGATTTCTTTAATATTAGGATTCCTCTCTAAATAATAAAAAAACATATTAATTTTTTTATCACCTTTAAGATTACTTATACGAATCATATCTAAATTATTAAATGAAATATCAATTTGTAAACTATATTCATCATCCTCGAATGAGTAATCTGATATATTAAGTTCTCGTAATAAATTTATTGCATCTTTTAAATCTTTAAAAGTTATGCCACTTTTCATTTTCATACTATTTCTCCTTCTCGTTAATTAAAATTTTTATATACTATATTTATATATGCCTCCTTTTCATATATAAATATAATATATAATTATAGTATATAACTATACAGATCATCATTGGTGTATCCAATATTATCATTGAAATTTATAATATAATATTTAGGGAAAATCTCGCCATTAGCTTTTATATTATATAAATTTTTCTCAAATATAATAGTAGTTGGCGAGTTTTTCCCATTTTCATTTTAAATGTTTTACACCATGGGCTTCTGTAGGGTCTTCTCTATGTAAATAAAAGATAAAGGATCCATGTTACAAGATCATTGTTGTCTATAATTATAAAATAAATAATATTGGAGTGTATTATACACTCCAATATTATTCTAATTACATACTTACTCTATCAGCTATTTCAGCCATTTTACCATCACTAAGTCTGCTACTCCCATGTACCCTGCTATATGCTAAATATCCATTCATTCTATCTACTTTACATATATTTCTTGTTCCACATTTTGGACATACATCCATTTCCAATTCTGTATGTCCACATTCTTCACAATATGCAAGTGATAGATTCACACCTTCATAATAACCCATTTCCATTGCTCTCTTTACCAATGTTTTTATTGCTTTTATATTATAATCAATTGGATATTTTACATATTGTATTTTTCCTCCATTACAATAATTCCAATATTTATTTTCAATATTCTGTTTTTCTATAGGAGTAACATCCTCAGTTACATGACAATGAAATGAATTACTCACATACGGTCTATCAGAAACATTTTCTATTATGCCATATATTTGTCTAAATTGTTTAACTTGTAAACTACAAAGGTTTTCTCCAGGAGTACCATAAATTGCATATAGATTATTGTCTTCTTTTTTAAACTCATTAACTTTATTATTTATATATTTTAATACATCTAATGCAAACATCCCATCTTCTCTAATAGATTTTCCATTATAAAGTTCTTGCAATTCATTAAATGCAGTAATACCAAAAGAAGCTGTCATAGCCTTTAATAAAGGTTTAATCTTGTCATTAGGTTTAAGATTGCCACCTAAGAATCCACCTTCACAAAATCCTAATGGATTAGTAGATGCTCTCATTTCTCCAAGATATGCATATGTACGAATATGCAGCTGTCTAATCATTTCAAGATAATAATCTAATATTTCATAAAAATCCTTATTCTCCTTTTTAGATTTCATATATATCATAGGAAGATGTAATGATACAGCTCCTATATTAAATCTACCGAGAAATACTGGTTGGTCATCTTCATTCTCTTGTTCTATGCCACCTTTTTCATACCAAGGTGATAAAAATGCTCGACAATTATGAGAATATATTCCAGAAATATCAAAATAATCGGATTCTGTTGTAACGTCATAACTCCAATCAATTCTGTTATATAATATTTCTATCTTTGTTACCACTCCTTCATCTAAATCAGATTTAGAAATATTAGTACGAACATTCTCATTGAAATGTTCAATTTTCTTTTTACATTTTATATACTTTACTAATTCACTTATAGCTTCTCCTTCAACTTTATACCTTATTTTGTTCGGAAATACTTTATTATATTTATTAGAATAAATATTTGATCTAATCCCTAATGATTGCATAAGAGCCATTTGTTGTAAAGCTAATTCTTTATTAGTAGATCCAAGCTGAATTGTAGATACATGATTATTATCATTAATATACCCATCTGCATCAATCATTCCAGCTAAAAATGCTAATCTAACTTCTTTACTTGAATTAAATATAAAATTAGGTATGTGTCTATGCACTTTTTGTAATCCTTCAAATATATGAATCATATCTCTACATACATGACTAGAATGAGGAAATTTCAACTCTAAATAATTTCCTTTTTTACCCCTTTTCTGCTCATTTATAATCATTTCAAGATTATAATATTTTTGCATAATTGGAGCTAAAGCATTAACAATTTCATCTTCTCCATAAGAATTAATTGTAACATTTAGTTGATCATCATAACATCCATCACATAATATTATTCCTAGCATCCATGCATAATCAATATTAGTTCCATTATATGTTTCTTCAACATATTGAGTCTTATTCAATGGAATTTTATCACCTATTTGTAAATTTGATACAAATGTTCGACCCTTTCCTATTACAGGTAACGGATGATCTAATGTGCATTCTAATATTCTTCCATTTGATAATGTAACTCTAGCCCAATTATTACTCCTATTTTTTACCATTCTTTTAGTTTTTACAAAACCTTTTTCTTTATCATATATTTGAACTAAATTTGGATCTACATCAATATACAAATGAGGTTGTCCTTCAATTTGTATTTTTTGTGGAAATGCACACTTAATTCTATTCCACATCCTTCCTATACTCTCAACATATAAATTTCCATTGAATTTATATGTTACAAGTTCATCTTTTTGAACACATCCCATAGGACTGATTACTTTACCATACTTTTTATACATAGAAGGAACATATCCATCTCCAGTTAATGAAAGATAATCTGGATACATGGTTGATGATGAACATTCAATACTTTTATTAAATAAATCTTCTAATTCTTTTCCTTCTCCATGTAAATTTTTATCATATAAAAATACCAATTTAGGAAATAATACTGGGCGTTTAAATCCTTTCTTTCCTTGACCTTTCATATGAACATCTAAAAATACTTCTGAAGCCATCTTACCAAATTTATCAGTAGCTAATCCAAATGTCATAGTAATAAAAGGATAATCTCCTCTACTACTTCCTACAGTATTTAATTTCATTTCAATACCTTGAAATCCTTGTTCATATTCCCGTCTAACTTTCTTCATTGCATATTCATCACATTTATTATGAAGAACATCGTTGTTCATAATAAATTCTTCTAAATTGGATTTGTGTTCATTATAATATACATTATATGATTTCTCTGCGTAATATGATAATAATTTATCTACTTCTGGAACTGTAAACCCACCATATTGTTGCGATGCTGCTGATAATATAATGTCACCCATAACATCAAATGCAGTATCCAATGTTTTAGGTTCATTATACCAAACATTACCCATCTCAAATCCATCTTTCATTACATTATCCATACGGAATAGACAGCAGTTTAGGCTGTCAAGTCGTGAACATTGGTCATGTATATAAATATAGCCATCTCTACATGCTTGTCTTTCTTCTACAGTCATGAAGAATTGTTTATATAGTCTTCTATTTAATTCATTATAAATTAATGATCTTTTTGTTGCCACTAATGCAGAATCTGTATTACCATTTTCTCTATCACCTATATATCGTATAGCTTGTGATCGTTCATATACTTTATCCATCATATGTACAAAATCTTTTTTATAATTTCTATAATCTCTATAAGATTTTGCTATAATAGGATTAAACTCCTCTAATGTGGCTTCTACAAATGAATGCATATCATCTACTTTAATATCAGACATTTCAAAATCTTCTATTTTAGAAATAATTTTATTAATGATATTATTAAAATCATCATCTGATAATTGAATCATCATTCTACCTGCTGATTTAGTTACTGCATTAATAATCTTATTGTTATCAAAATCTTCTAATGTACCATCCTTTTTAATTATTCTATACATAACTTACTATCTCTCCTGTCTTTATTGTTTTCTTTACATCAATAATTCTCTGATTTGTTGATCCTGCCCATTTATATTTTACATCAGCTAAATCCTTAACAAATCTTCCATCTATTATTACATCTATATTAGATATAAAATATTTTATATTAGGATAAATATCTTCATATTTAAATCCAGTATATACCCATATTGTCTTTTTAGGAAAATTTAATTTTACTTTTCCTATTAATTTTCCTACATCTACTATATTACTATGAAAAAATGGATCACCTCCTGATAATGTCAATCCTGATATATATGGATAATTTAATTTATCCATTAATTCATCCTCTGTCTCCTGAGTGAATTCTAAACCAGAATTTGGATCCCAAGTAAATGGATTATGGCATCCATCACAATGATGTGAACATCCTGATACCCATAATACTACACGTAATCCATCACCATTTTTCATATCATCAGTAGTAATATTATGATATTTCATATTATAATGATTCATTTTTTATTCCCTCCTTTTCAAATTTTTATTTTTAATAATTTGAAACGTTTATTTTTGAAATTCAACTTTTATGAACATAGAAAAGTTTTTAAATATCTTCATTTAATTTAATTCCATTATTTTTCATTCGTATCTGTTGTTTTTCTCTTTCTATTAGTATTTCATTTCTAATAGTATCCAATTGAGTATTTAATGATACTTTTAATTCATCTGATATTATATTATAAATATAAGATTCATTAAACACAGATGCTCTATCATGAATAATAAATAGATTTTCTTTAACAGCTCTTTCATATTCATGATCAATCCATACGCTAGCCTCATTGACTTCTTCTAGTATAGAATTATATTGATCTATACAATTATTCAGTTCAGTTAAAAATCCATTTATTACACTCTTTTCTTTTGTACTATCATAGTTTACTTTAGTTATCATATTATAATACCTCCTTTATTCATCATTAAAATATATAAGTAAAAAATAAAATAAAAAATAAATAGAGGGATAATTCCCTCTATTTATTTATAATACATAACCAAATACCTCTAACATTAATTCTGTCAATTCTTCTGAAGATATGGGTACTAAGCCATAATCTTCAAATGTTTTATCTCCTATAATACTGCATCCATTCAATTTTGGCAAGTTACATAGTTCTTCATAGTTCATAAATTATCATCTCCTATTTATTACAGTAGTAGTCTTCTCATAATATTCATCTATAATATGATTCTGACCATTTCCTGATGCTTGTGTTGCTAATTTATCAGCTTTATTATTGTATTCATTATCTGCATGTCCTTTAACATGAGTAATAGTCATTATAATATCCATATTCTGTAATTCTTGTTGCATAATTATTATCTGTTCCCATAAATCCTTATTCTTTACTGGACTTGGTTGATTTCCTCTAAATCCAGATGTCATCCAATTATTCTCTTGCCATCTATTTATCCATCTTTGATTAATTGCATTACATAAATATTCACTATCAGAGAATATGTTTAATTGTTTTATACCATCTAATACTTTAGAATTAGTTAACTCAATTACTTTCTTTATTCCATATAATGTTGCCATTATTTCCATTCTATTATTAGTGGTTAATCTGAAACCTTGATTACCTTCTATAATTTTTTCTTCTGGCATAGATTGATCATCAATTTCATCATAATACCTTATTAGGAATCCAAGACCTCCTGCTCCTGGATTCCTTAAACAACTTCCATCTGTGTACAATTCTACTGGCATACTTATCATAATATTTTATTTCCTTTCTTTTAATAAATTAATATTCTTCTGCAGCTCTATTTAATGCTTTTTCTGCTTTAGCTACTAGTTTCTTAAATTTAGGATCATTATTTTGTTTTGTAATTCGCTGTATAATTTGTGATTCCATTTTTCTATTTTCTTTCTTCTTCCTTTGTGATATTTTCTTATTTTCTTCTTCCTGACTATAATCCATTCTTCTGCTAAGTTCTAGTGTACTAACTCCATGATCTTCTAATACTTTGAAGAAATTACTTAATTCTTTATCTGCATATGTTTGATATCTATCTTTCAATGGATGTTGTTCCATCAATTTTTCTCTTACAGTGATATTATATAAATAATCTGCCGAATCAGATGCTAATGATCCTTCAAAATGTATATCGTCCCAAACATCTTTTTCAGGTTTATCAGTTTCAAACATATTATGTGTTAACATATAACTTCTAGTAAATCCCTCGTCATCATCATGATTTTTAGGATTAGTTTGTATTTTATTCAATAATAGATGTAAATTATCTCTAATATATTTTTCTTTCTTATTAAACTTTTTCTTTCTAGATTTCAAAGAACCGAATTCACTAAAATCTTTTATATATTTCCTCTTTACTTCTTTAACTCTCATTTGACACGGTTCATTATTATTTAATGATAATGCCTCTTCTGGAGTTAATAATTCTTCCATCCTTATTATCTTCAATTCATTTCTTGCATAATTATCTGCTCTATATTCCAATTCATAATCATCAATCTTTTCTTTTTTACCTGTAAAATCATTCTTTATAATATCATTTTTATGTTCTTCCTTATATTTATCTCTTAATCTAACATATTCTTCATTTTCTTCCATATCTGTGTAAAAATCATCATCTAATGGATCTAAATCTTTTACTTCTGGTCTTAAATCTGCAGGATCTAATTCTGGGTTACTAATATATTTTATTATTAGATCCATATTATATTTATCTTTTCTTTTTAGTTTTGGCATTATTATTCTATTAGATACTATTTTACCTTCTGCTACAAGTTGAAAGAATTCATCTTCAGGATGTATATAATTATTTTTCTCTAAAATTTCCCATGCTTGCGTTACAACTCTCATAGCTTCAACATATTGATCTACCTTATGATATATCCTACCAATACCTCTTAACTTTATACTAATTTCTGCCAACATATCATTTTCTTGTCTTTCTTCATCAGACATATGATATATATCATTTTCACCATAATCATGTACTATAACAGCTTCACATTCTTCCCTAATCTTTTTCATTTCTGTCTCTGTATATTTATGCTCTCTTTTTACACTATATCGTTTAAAATGTAATCTTTCTTCTATTGGCGATTCATTATATTTATCATAATTATATTTATCACCTAATGCTTTTTCTATTTTTTCTTGTTCTTTAGCTGTTTCTGCACTTGTACCTATAACTTCTATATCATCATAACTATCATACTGGTAATCATATAATCCATTAACACCTGAACCTTCATTATATGAATTCGCCTCTGCCTGTAATAATTCCTGATACATTTTCTCTATATTATCAAACATAATATTTATTCCTTTCTATATTTAATATATCCTATGTCAATATAAGAATATATAGTTAAAAATAAATAATAAGAAGAGGGATTTAAATCCCTCTTCTTATTTAATTAAGCTTTAGGTACTTTATTATAGATTTCTTTTAGATAACCATATTGAACAGAAACTACTTTAGCTACTATATACGGAATAGGTATCCATAAATTACTAATTGCTAATTGCAATGCAGTTATTTTATCCTTAAGAGCATTTAATTCATTATCTGATTTATTATCTCCAGGTGTCTCAGGAGCATTAGTACTTTCTGTATGTGTTTGATTATTATCAGAATTATTATTGTTATTATTCTGATTATTATCATTCATATTTGGCGGTACTGATCCATCAGCTGCATTTGAATTATTATTCTTTTTCTGTTCATTAGTTAATCTAACAATTTCTTTCTGTATATCATTTACAATATTATCCAATGTTTGTTTATCTTTCTTTATTTCATTATAAGCAGCTTGTAAAGATAATATAGTTGAAATATAACTATTTACATATTTACTTATGTTATCACCTTGTATATCAATATATGATGCAGGTTTATCTGTAACTTCTGCTTCACTCTTAGCAAAACAAATATAATTCCAATATTTATTTGATCCAGTTTTTTGTTTTTTATCATTAGTATTAGAAGAAGTAAACCAACTATATACAGTATTATTAGGATATAATGATTCTGAATATGATTTAACATCTTTATTTTTATATTGAGATGCATTTGAAATTAATTTTGTTAATCCTAATTTTATATTAATATTTTCTTTATATGGTAATACTTTTATAACTCCAACTTTATTATAGTCAAGAGAATTGAATTTTTCTTTATTATCATTAATCCATTTTACACAAAGTTTCACCTTATTATCATTAATAAAATTTTCTAACTTCTGTAATCCTGAATTGAGTAATGATTTAAGATATTCAATGATAGATGAAAAATTAAATGCTTCAGAGAAATAAATATCATCTTTAAAAATTTCTCTAAGATATTCATTATACATATTAGCACTTTCAAATGCTTGCATTGTATACATATCCATTATTCCTAATGGAATACGAGTTGCATCAGACGCAGCATTAGTAGTATTATCTGTAGTTAATTTAGTATTAGAAAGATTTAATGATAATTTATTCATAATATCATTTTTCTTATTACTAACTAATCTATTATATTCATCTTCAATATCTTTAAATTTTTGAATTACTATAAGAGCTATTTCTGCATATATTTCTCTCATCATTCTATCACAATCAGCAATATCATTTTTGATTGTAGGATTATATAACAATGATACCTGTATATCGCCCGACCACCTTGATAATGTATTCAATGTATTTGATATTTGATTACCAATATATCTTATAAATTTATAAAGATCTAAAGATACATTCTGTACATCTTTCATTGTCTTTCCTATAGATGCACCTTTAATTGTATGAATTATTTCATGTCTATCAGATGATGATCCTTCAATAGCATGTGTAGGATTATATATAGAAGATTTTAAAATATTATGTAATTCTGCAAGATGTGGTTCTATATTATCCATACTAAATAATTCATATTTACCATTAATAAGAAAATTATATAATGCATTACCATTCAATTTATTACTAAATGAATTAACATATGCATCCTTTGCACAATATTCTGTTTCTGTATTTGATAATGCTTGATTTAATTCGCATCCTATGTTTATAATAAATTCTTTAAGTTTATTATTTAATTCTTTATGATTGTTTATATCCTTAGAAAATGCATCTTCTAAATCTCTACATATTGTACTAGCTACTGAATCCAATGTTTGTTCTGTAGATGGTAATTCAGATCTTTCTGTAAATTCTATATGTGGTTTTGTATTAAGATCTTCATTTGCATAAATAAAATTTATCAAATATGATCCAATGATATAAATACGTGAAATATATGCTGTAACAGAATATGTTATAAATTCTATAATACAACTAATAGCTGATATAGTTTCTTTTGGATTAGCAAATTTGATATATTTATTTACAAGATCATAATTTGACATCATATTCATAATAGATGTAATATTACGATATAAATCTGAACGATCTGTATTATTAAACATTTTATATGTCTTTAATGATTCAAATAATCGTGATTCATATTTATCAGATACCTTATAAGTAATAACTGTTGAATCTCCTATATATGAATCAAGGATTCCTGCTGTGGATGGTGGTAATTCTTTAAATGCTTTTGTTACTACATGTATAAAGAATTCTTCCACATTCATTTTATTATTACCTTCTGATGATGCTTTCATTACCCCATCTACGAATGATAATAATGATTCATAATCATATTTTGCATAAATAATATTTTTAATATCATCATATGATATAATTTTAATATTTTCTATACCCTTACAGTTTTTCATTCTATTAGATAATTCAAATCCATACTCTTCATATCGTTTTAATAAAATATTTATATATGAAAGAAAAGATTTATATACTAATAAATCACTATTACGATTCATCATAATTGATTTGAATATATCTGCTTTTACCTTTGAACTATGATTCATTAATGTTCTTACATCTTCCATTAATTCATACTCATAGATCTTACAAAAATTTTTTGCCATTATTGTATTCCCTCCTTAAAATAATGCGATGTATTTACTTTTTGGTACTTTATACATTTATTATAAAATTATTGTATAATATAAAATATTAAGGAGATGGTTAACATATGAAGATATATAGATGCAACTTTTGTAAATATAATATTCCTATACCTTCAAATAGGAAACAAGTTATAGATGCTAAACATAAAATGGGTAAACATTATGATACTAAACATCGATTATTATTACCAGAAGGAATGAATGGTTATAGATATTTTTATTATTTATTAACTGGAAAAGATAAAGGTAGTTGTATAGAATGTCATAATGAAACAGATTTCAATGAAAAAACAATGAAATATTCACGTTTCTGTAATAATCCAATGTGTAAGCAAAAATATAAGGAAGAACGTGATAAAAGAATGATAGATAAATATGGCAAAGTATATTTATTAGATGATCCAGAAATGCAAAAGAAAATGTTAGCTAATAGAAAAATATCAGGTGAATATATATGGTCTGATAATAAATCTAAATTTACATATTCATCATCATATGAATTAGATTTTTTGAAATATTTAGATTATAAATTATATTGGCCTTCATCTGATTTATTTTCACCTTCACCACATACATATATTTATCATTATAAAGGAGATATACATTTTTATATCCCTGATTTTTATATTCCATCTCTCGGTTTAGAAGTAGAAATAAAAGATGATGGATCTGCATTAAATATTAATCAAGAAAGCAGAGAAAAGGATAAACTTAAAGAAGAAATGATGCAATCTTTAACTCGATTCGTTAAGTTTATTAAAATTGTAAATAAAAATTATACAAAATTTGAAGAATTATTAAAGGAGGAAGAACCATGATTCTTTACGATCAGTCTAAATTTTATGTAGACTTTTCTAATAGAACAAATTTAACAGATGCAGAAAAGTTAGCATTGGAGACTATACAAAAAACATATAGACCTGTAGAACGTGTAGTATACTTAATTGAATATAGAGTACAAAATAAAATTACAGCAGATGATTATGAAACAATGACAAGTTTACCTTATGATTTTGCTCAATAATATAAAAAATAAAAGGGTGGAATTAAACCACCCTTAAATCTTTTTATTTCTTTTTGATATAAAACACGAATGAAACAGTGTCATTCGTTATTTCGTTTCCATAAGATAAAATGATATAGCTGCTAAGAAATTCACATTCATTTTTAAAATCTGCGATTCCTTTGTATTTCAAATAATTCATAATAAAATGCTTTGCTTTAATCCCAGATATATTCTTTTCAAAATAACAAAGAATCTCATCATTTCTTTTTATCACATATGCGGCAATATTCTCCATTGAATCATACCATATATTGTCTTCATCTATGTTCTCTTCCTCATCGGCTTCTTTATTGAAAAAGTATTCCTGATGTAATTGATCGATAATGTAATTAACTGTTATTAAGTTTATTCTGACAAGATTATGATCATTATTTATCACAATATCAACATTATTCTCATTGAATATATTAACAATATAATCAGATTTAGTAGTAGCACCCACTGAAAGAATCGTATCACCTTTATTAGATTTAAATAATGCATGATTTTTCTGTAATTCTATCTGGAAACATTTACCATTCAAATTATATAAACCACCATCCTTAGATCCAAAAGGTATTGCTAAACAATACATGTATTCAGATAAAAACCCTTCTGAATATTTCAGAATCATAGCTTCGATACCTGTCTGTTCTGCTTTATGCTCATCAGGATTATCGAATAATAAATCCCATATTTTATTGTCAATAATTGTATCTGGATTAACTTTAGCTGCACAATGTGTATGATCTATTTCATCATAAAATAATACATTCATGTCATGATCAAAATTCATAATTAATTTTGATCTTGAAAATCCATCACTATTTCCGAAATATATCCTTACTGATAATTCATCGACTATAGAATATATTCTATAAGTATTATTTTCATAATCATACTCCACCTCATCTGTTATTCCGTTCAGATTTATTCTAGCATATTTACTAAAAATAAAATTTTTAAGTAAACCAATTGTAATATTATTTATAACCTTAATCATATTTTTTCTCCTTTACAAATAAAAATTGGGGATTCAACTGAATCCCCATATTATGTGTTATTTATTAATCGGTATACTGATGAATCTCCTGCCATGTCCATACATTGGATATTGTTTCATAATCCCAATCTTCTACTTTCGTACGGTTCTTGAAATCATCAAACTTACCTGCGTAAATATTCACATAGTTGCCATATGGATATTCCTCCTCCTCATTCACAGCCAGTTTCTTATCTTTAAGAACTTCTTTGAATTTCTTTTTAGTAATCGGCTTTTCAAACATGAAAACTTTTACAGAATATCCGTCACCATAATGAATCGGCTTGGAATGTTCATCTACTAATTCATATACCAAAGTTTTCTTGTCAGATAACTTTGCAGCAATAGAATCAGCTGTAGATGCTAACTTTTCAGCTTCTTCCTGGTTATCCTGAAAAATTTTAACAGCTTTTTCAATAGGAATACAAACATATACAGTTTGTGATGACTGAATTATTCTTGTGCCATTTTTTTGTACAGTATCAGATTCAATATTAGGAATCACCCATAAAGTATTATCCTCTTTCATTAGATCAATAAATTCCATCTGCTGTTTTGATTTATTCCAATACAACCCGAATATGGCACCATTTAGAACCTGATGTCTATCTCCATTTGGAAATTTCTTTGCAAGACAATATACAGTCAATTTGCATTTTTCGTGCAAATACATTTCAATGATATGATTAGAGATTTCAATGAACAATTCTCTGTAGTCTGAAAACCGACCATACAAAACGTTGATATCATCATTAGCATCATGTAATTTTGTCATTCCTTTACTAATGTTAATCAGCCGCATTGAGAAATTAGGCATAATAATCATGTCTGAGATATACAATGGTATATTCATTTCAAATGTTCCTGTTGTCTTAAAAGCAAACATGGAATAGATAGTTGTACCATCTCCATCTGCCTGTGAACGGATATAGTACTGATAATTTGTTTCATCTACTGTAACTTTACCAACAGAATAATCTAATCCTGCTAATAAGCTATAAATAGCTTTTGACAAAAGTTTTACATTAGCTTTTTCTGGAATAATAATGTGTTTCATAAATAATTCTCCTTTCGTTTTTTTAACACTTAATTTATTACCATCACTTTTATAATATATAAAAGAAAAATAGAGGTATCCAATTGGATACCTCTAATATATTATCTATGTAACCAATCTTTCATCATCTTTTGTGTTTTATTCTTAATAGTAGAATCCATAATAGGTTGAGCATATATATTTGAATTCTCTTGTATAACAATTGAATTACCCGATTCTGTAATACCTATTACATCATCTATTGTAAGACCAAATGATTCACATAAATATTCTGTTTCTCTAGAATTATTTGCTGCCATTCTTGCAAGTTCAGGAAAATAAATTACTTTACATCCTGTAAATTTAGTAAAGTCATCTACAGCTTCCATTCTAGGTTGGTTAATTCTAGCTTCAGCTTCTTTATGACTAGGATAAAATACCCAATCATATGTAACTAATTTATTTACCCATACTACAAGTCTTCCACCTACAGTTTTAGCTGAACCTAATACTCTAGCAGAGAAACATGGAATAATTTTACCATCTACTATTTTAATAGCAAAATTCATTCCTGCTTCTGTACCTGAGTCTGTTTGTATATTAGCTTCTAAAAGATTACTATTTAATCTAGGAGATCTAATATAATGTGATGTTAACTTTGGATCAGGATTAGCTATCCTTTGTACTGTTAATTCATCATCTTTATAAATTGGAGCTGGATGATCAATTTCACCCATCCAAGAATTCTTACGTAATTGATCCTGAATATATTCATCATTAACAATTTTATCCCATACATTGTTTTGATCATATTCACGACCATTACGATTCTTAACTTCAAATGATTGTAATACAGCTTTAAAAGTTACATAAAACCTATTACCTTTATCATAAACTTGATAACCAAAGTTAGTGTAATCTTCTTCAGATGAAGTTTGCTCCTGGATATAACAAAATGTATTCATATCTGCAAGTTTACTTTTATTAATCAATTTGATTTCACCTCCTTAATAACAATCCCATGTATATAGACAATCACTAAAATCTTTATTTAATAATTTTTTATCATTAATAAAGATATTAGATATACCATCATCACCCCATAAGATATCTTTATTACTATCAACTTGGAATAATAGTGTATTATAATTATCATCAGTAGCATCAGATTGAGTAAAGTTAGGATAACCACCTATTCTATTACCCCATCCAGTTGCATTTATTTTATTATACAGATAACTATAACATCCTTTTGGTAATCCATAATATATACTATCAGTCTTAATACCAAGATGTTTTTCAATTAATGGATATATTACATTATCAAAACCTTCAACGTCCATTTGGATACATTGATATTCCATCTTTGATCCTAATAATGGTATCACACCTTTAAATGGTGCTTCATCATCATTGTCAGTTATAGTTGTTTTTGGTATATAATTAAACTGTAATATGTTTTCAAACACATTTGGATGATAAATTGTTTTATGTCTTGAATAATCATTTGTTCCATCCCACAACCATCCATCAGTAAAGAATTGTAAAATACCAGATGATGGATATCCTTTTAGATTTGGTAATTCTGCAAAATTAATTTGAGCATATAACAGCATATCTTTTGGATAGGATGGGGCCATTTCAGCAGGCCAATATGGCGTACCACCAAGTTTAGTTCTAGTTCTAAAACTTGGAGGTTCTGTCATTTGAGCATAACTGAAATTAAGAACTATTGATTGTTGTTTAGTAATTTCAAATAATTCATCATATAATGCATCTAATTTAGGTTTATATAATTCTAAATCATTATTAATAGTCGATTTGTTTTTATTCCATGGAAATGAGAAATTATTTGATTTATCCATCCTATTAATAAATTTATTAATAGAATTTTCTTTTCTTTTATTAACAACATTCATATCTACAGATTCATTTATCTGATAGAATTTATTTTTAGTTATCAATTTTCTTCTCCGTAATTCATTCACCAACTTTATCTCTTCAGGATTATCAACTTTACCTGATACATTATTAACTAAGCATGTTATAATACCTAGTGAATTACCTCCAGCTACATCATCGAATCTATTATTACCAATATGACACATTTGTGATGGTTTAAGATTATATTTCTTTAAAGCTTTATTGAAGTTAGTTCCTAAAGGTTTTTTACATTCACAATAGAATGGAACATCTAGTAATGTAGCAAATTTTCTTGCTCTAATTTCACTAGCATTTGTGAATAAAATAATTTTAAATCCTTTCTTCTTTAAGTCTTCAAATAATGTAATAGCTGGTTTAGGTGGTTCTTTTTCTCTATCGCCACTAATAGTTTCATCAATATCAAATGATAATAATTTTATACCTTTCTTTTTCAACTTATCATAGTCAATTGTATATATTGATTTTTGATAAATATTAGGTATATATTTTTTCATAATATCATCTTTTATATCAGAATAATTAGTGGCTTCATGAAAGAGTGTTGCTATTTACCTCATTTTCTGTAAATATTTCTTTAATAGTTTTTCCTTCTAATACAAAATCATCATCTTTATTGGGAGTATCTTCTTTAGACATATTTGGATTATCATTCTTTATAGCATTAGAAGCATCTTTTTCGGTTTCCATTAATTCTGCTCTTAATTTCTCTGCTCTCTTCTTATATGCATCAATATGAGCCTGTTGTTTTTTTATAATATGCTCTTTCTTTTTAGGATCAATATTACTCCTATTCTCAAGTTGATTAATATTTTGCTGAATGAATTGAACTTGTTGTTCTAATGCTAATATAGTATCTGCTTTCTTTTTATATTTAAGATACATTACAGATCTTATTAATGGTACAATACCAAAAATAGAATCTTTAACCGCACGAGTAGCTGTTCCTACAAATCTAACACCAGAACCAACTAAACTTATACCAGTATTAATTAATTCAAGAGTATCTGATACAAGAGATTCAACCATATATGATTCTTTAATTTCTTTATCATCCTTATTTTCTTCCTTTTTATCAATTTTACTTGTATCGATTTTAACATTATCTCTTGCCTTTACCATATTCTCAAGATATGTTTTATGCTCTGATTTATTTAATTGCTTAACAAGATCAGATATTACAGTTGATATAGTACCATGTGTATCAGAAGATTTTTTAACAATCTTTACTTTAGTACCAGTAGATACTACATCTATATTATTAGCCATAGCCATAGATAAACCTGTTACTAACATATATACTGCACTTTCATATTCAAGTATTACAAGTCTAACTCCTTTTGTATATCCATCGGAATATAATGGTTGGTATTTAATCAAATTATCATATAATGATATAAGATCTTTCATTAAATTTACACCAGATAAATTACTCTTTAAAAATGTCATTGCAGTAGTGATATTTTCATATCCTGAAAAGTTTTTAATATTACCTTTTGATTCTGAAATTCTTGAATCATTACAGGCACTAGAAGAAGAAATCTTTTCTATCGATGTAATAAAGTTTTTTAATTTTCCAAGACCCTCTGTTCCACTAGAAGCCATAGATTTTGCTTCTTTTACACCAAGACCCTCTGTTCCACTAGAAGCAATAGATTTTGCTTCTGTTACATATTTAGGATGAGTTTTATTACCCGTACCTGCAACAATCTCAAGATAATTATTACATATACTATACTGATTCATTATATTATATCCTCCTATCTTGTATTTACTACTCTATTTAATTCCTGCATAAGTTTATTATTATCAGTCTTAGCTAAATCAGCTTCAATTGATGATAACGAATAAACATTCCATGATGATGATTCATCAGGAAACAGAACTCTCATTGTACCTGCAGAACTATCAATAATTACAACTGCCATTAAAAATAAATTCTTTGCTAATTTAATAGCATTAGAAGATTCACTTAGATCAATACCTGTAGTGGATGTTAATGTAGATACATCGGATTGAGTAAGTATAAGTGTTCCATTAGGAATGGGAACATGACCACTTGTTATATCTTCTATAGGTTTCTTTAAAAACCCACCATGAGCTTGTCTATATTCAGATAATCTCTTAAGATTATTTATCCATCTCTTATTATGATTAATTCTCTTAGCTGCATCAGATTTTAATCCTTTTTTATTAAATAAATAATCGAAGAATGTAATTTCACCTGTTTTGTATCTTACTTTTTGTAATTTCTTAATCTTACCTGTAACGAGCTCTGGTAGATCATCTACTAAATCTTCGGTACGAATAAGATGTAATATACATTTTACTCCTATTACATATTCTACTTCACCAGTAATATTTCCCTTATTATCTCTTAATTTGAATTGAGCTTTAATTGTATATGGAGCCATAGCATTGATCTTTTTAATATCATGATCTCTCAAAATAATAGGAGCATCTACTCGCTTACTAATATTTTTAACGGTTGCAGATCTATCACATCTAGCGAATCTTCCATTTACATATTTATACATACTATAATTTTTATCTTCTCCACTCTTAATAGCATCTTTAATATCAGCTATTTTATTATCAATCTGATTATTAAGATCATTCCTTGCATCTATTGCATCACTATACTCACTACCATTTGGAACATTCTTACCAGACCTGCTATCATAATCGCCATATCTATTAATTAAATCAATTTCAGACATATCGGCTAATTTTCTATCTGATGATGTCATATTAAGTTGATTCATAGCCATATCTCTAAAATCATTATCTGATAATGTATAGAAATTATCTTTATTTTCAGATTGTATTTCTTCTGCTTCTGCATATAAAGATTCAAAACCTATTATAGGATCTTGTACAAATATAGCACTTTCCATATTAATAATTTCATTATTTCTCGGAATAGCACTAAATGTAACACTAAGATTATTTGTAATCTTTTGTTCAAGAAATACAGATTCACAAATCATTTCATCGATATTATCAATAGGCTCATAAAATTGATTTACAAATACATCAACAGCTTCTCTCAAATTGGTATGATAATTCTTTAAAAATGACATATTATGTGCCTCAGATTCATCCAATATTTGATTTTGAGATAATACTGATTGTACTAAAGATGTATATACTCTAGCAAATAATTCTGATTCAATTTGTGCAACATTTACTGGTGTTGACTGTGAAATATAACAAGAGAACATCATAATAGAATTTTTAGCTCTTGCTACAAGTGATCTATTATCTGTAAGCTTACTTATGTCAGAAGTAGTTTTATCAATTTTATTTACTGCAGTATTACCTGCCTTATTCATTAACTTCATTCTTCTATGAGTAACTTCAGAATCACTTACTTTATTAGGATGAATGTCAGGATCTGCTGCATCATTCCAAGCTTTTTTGAACTTATTTGTATCAACACCTACTGCATCACCAGCAGTATTTAATACATTATCCATAATTCCTTCAGTTAAGAGAATATCATTTTTTGTATCTCCAAACGTAAACATATTTTATCTCTCCTTTTCTAAAATAATTTTTTGAATACATATACCTGTATGATTCTTATGCTTCTGTTTCTACTAGGACGAAATAAGATAAAAAAATATATAGGGATTTTATTCCCTATAAATTATAAATCTAAATAATTACTATATTTATTATAAATATAGTAATTATTTAGTATATTGGAGGTATAATAATATGAAACAATTAAAGGATAATGGTATAAAAGAATTAATAAGATTAACAAAGAATGAATTAAAAAATAAAGCAAATATTAACCATAACCATGATAGTGTATATAGTAAAACTAATCATACTCATAGTAATTATTCATTAACTACACATAATCATGATAGTGTATATAGTAAAACTAATCATACTCATAGT